ATCTTATCCATAACTGCCTTGATCATCTCATTCTGATACTGGGCAGCCATATCCTCCTTCATCTTCAGTCCTCCGGTGAGATGACCCCAACCTCTGAAATATCCTATAAGATTTCCATACTGGTAGAAATCGCAACCGTCGGTCACATAGAGTCCTGAATACTTCTTGCACTCCTCACCGTTCAGTGCCTTTACCATATTCTGGCAGAACTCCTGCATCTGCTTGTCATTCTCCTCGGTCAGGTCGTCAACAGTGAACACCGGAACACCATCTGCTCCCCATACATAACCATAGTGGTCACTCTGGAAAGGTCCATTCCAGATGTCCTGCCAGGTAAGCACACTGTTATTGTTATCCCCTTGCTTGTTCATTTTATATATGTGTTATATACTTTGTAGAAAAGGTTCCAGGTACATCTGATACTGTCATTAATCTGTACAATATCTGATGTTTTCTCCTTCCTTTCAATATTCTTCATAAAATGTATGAACTCTTCATCACTCATCACCTCACTGTAGTTGTATTCCACATAGTAGGAGTTGATGAAGACCTTCAGGTATGTGATGTCATTCCTGACATGATCAGCACTGATGGGGGTAATGTCCCAGGATATTGAAGACTGGTTGTCCACCGTTCCCCAGGTATCATGGAAGATACCTGTGCTGATGTAATTGACGAGATCCCTGTTGTCCCCAAACTTGTCGCAGGAGATGAATCCCAACATCAGGATGATTAACATCATTAACTTTCTCATAGGTTGTAAAGTGTATTACATCTGATAACCATCAGTTCATCAAGACCAAGTGCCTCAACTAACATCTTGATCTGTGAGTTGTCATTCAGTGTATAGTAGAATTTCTTGAATTTCTCCTTGTTGGTCTTCTTATCCAGGATGGAGATGAGAGCATTGAAAATCTGGTCTTTGTCCAGTTCCTCAAATATCATGTCATAGTCTTTGTTGGCCTTGGCATATCTGAATGGATTGAAGTAAGGGTTGTATTTCTTGTAAGGTGCATACTCATACTGGAAATACTTTTTTACAGAATCCTTCAGTTCAGTGAAGAGATCACTCTCCTCCAGACATTCCTGGGCACCGTCATCCCAACCGTCACCACTGAAACAAATCTTGTTTCCCTCCGGCACACCCTGGTCTTCAACAGGAAGATTGATTCCGAAGAACTCATTGATCTCCTTGATTCTGTCAATACTTATCTCATACCTGTCATCCAAACAATTATATGCATTCTCATAATACTTGGCATCCAGGATATCATAGATGAGATTGTTGATACTGACATTTGAGTACTCATTGTTCTTTTCCCACTCACACACATAGAAATCATGCGGGTGTCCCTTCTCCTTGATGATGATCCTCCTCTCACCATTGTAGAAGATGAACCTGCATCCGAAATAGTCATCCAGGTTCTGACCTTCTTTGCCATTGGTGAAGATCTCCACAGTTCTCTTTGCGAACTCTGTGTTGTAAGGGACTGTGAAATCCTTGATAAACTGTTCTATTACTTCTTTTATGTTCATAACTAATCGTCAATATCGTCTTCGCTGTAGTGTTCATCAGGAACACCTCTCAATTCTCTCGGAACCAACTCTCTCATATTTGTTATATCAAACTATTAACTTTGCTCTTTTCCAGTTCTTTGTCCAGTGTTGGTCAGTCTGGACATGATTTTCCCTCACATACTTGGCGACATTCTTGGAGAAGTCCTTGTTGTCAAATCCTTCGACCTTTCTTATCACCACTCCTTCCTTTGTATCACCGAATGCCGATGGTTGGGACATAAACCTGGAGATCATCTCCTTCAGTTCAGACTCTGACTCCAACCTTCCTCTCCACAGGACAGGAACTGTCGGTACATTCAGAATATCCGCCATCAGAACAACATCATCCCAACTCCACCACTGATTTTCCCTGCGGCAGGCGAAGGCGAAGAAATACGCCGGAAGTCTGTCATAGTGTATGCTGTGTTCACCATAAAGGTTCTCACCATAGACAATCTCTTCCGGGGAGATCTTGTCTTTTATCACCCACAGGAGTCCATCTTTGTCCCAAAGGTTTCTTGACCAGGGTGACCTGGTGGGAACCGAGTGACTTCTGCTGAAGACATCACCATTCCAGAAGGCGGTGTTCTCACCGTCAAGCTTCTCAGTGATCACAATCTCCTTTCCTTTCCATTCATCTGCATCAAACCAGTCTGAGGACAACTTCTTGTCATCAGAAGTGGCTCCGGGTGACCAAGGCAGATGATATGTCCTTGGATATTTGGTGTTTATGTCTTCTATATTCTTCATTTCTATTTGTTTCGTTTAAAAAAATGGGTGCCGGTATTATTTCACAACAGTCCGGCACCCCAAAAACACATAACAACATGAAAACAACATTGTTTCTTCGGCATTGGGTGCCATCCGAAACTTATTTTATTCCTTAAATGTCTTCCTTATAAGTTCCTCCTCCTTTCTGAAAACCATATTTGTTATATCCTTCACAATCCGGTTTCCATATATCTGTCCATAGTTGTATTCTATGTCGAATATCTCAGATCTAATATTGTTTGCGGCCGCGATCGCCCAGTTCTTGACATTAGGCCAGTCCTTCAGGTTGTCACAGGTCATAATCCTTATCCTGATTTCAGAAATTCTCTTCTGGTTGTCTTCCAGGTACTTGTTTGCCTCCCTTTGTAACTCCTTGTTGAGTTTTGCATCACGGATCCAGAACAATATCAGACCGATTAATATGACCAGTACAAATATCATTGCTACTTTATTTGAAGTGTTGGCATTATATGCCTCAACAATAAAATTCCAAAATTCTTTCATATCATTATTGTTTTAAGTTAAGATATTTTCTCAATACTGAGGTGTTTCTTCTTCATACTGAACTCAACACTGGCAGATCTCTCTATATCCTTGACCAACTGCTCGGGTGTCTTGCCCTTATCCCAAGGCATTTCCAGAATTCTGAACTCTACAGGCACCTCCTTTGATGTCCATCCGAGATATACAGTCATCATTGTCTTTACCTCATATACTGCATTGGCCTTTGTCTCGTTATAGTTGATCTCCATAATTGTTATGTCTTTATTGTTCCTTTCTGATACAAAGATAACGGTTTTATTTTAAACCACCAAATATTTTGGGAACTTTTTTGAAAATATTTTCAATATTTTCTTTTCGCAGTCCGTCACCGCAAGAAAAATGTGTCTAAATACTCATTTTGGTATTGAGAATTTAGACACACTGACTTGATTTATGTCCGGATACTTTGTCCGATTATCAGACAACCACTCATTATTGGGAATTGATCTAAACATCTGGTGATGAGTGATTTGCAATGGGAATCGGACAAAATTGGACAATTGTAACTTGAGAATCAGGACACTGTTTCCTGGAATATGTCCAGAAACATTGCCTTCAGGATCTTCATTATGGCACATCCCGCACAGGTAACCTCCTCCGGTGTACAACCTCCACAGTAATATATGGGGGACTCTATAATCCACCTCAACATTATTTGATAACTTCCCCATCTCCATATCTACCTATCAACATCTTGTAATGAGGACAGTTTGAGAAACACCCATCTTCCGGATTACATCTTATATGACAAAAATTCTTTGTCAGTAAATATTCCGCCAGTTTCATTTACAGATAAGGTTTGAAAGTGTCTATGATATAATTTGAAACATCCTCCCCATTTCTGTACAGTTCCTTGACAAGAGTGCTGCTGACAAAGAAGTATCCTTCGATTGCAGGGAGGAAAACAGTCTCTATCCTGTTCACCTGTCTGTTCACATGGGCGATTGTGTTCTCATAGTCAAAGTCGGTACCGTTCCTGATACCTCTCAATATACCGTCTGCAAGTTTCGCTGCCGCATCCGCAGTAAGACCGTCATATTCCACAACCTTCACATTGGGATTTCCTGCATAATAACTTGAGATTGCCTCCAGTCTCTGTTCAGGACTGAACATTGGAGTCTTGCCCGAATTCTTGCCAATACCTATGACAACATTGAAACCCATATTAACTGCTCTCTGGACAATGTTGGCATGTCCTGTTGTAAAGGGATCAAAAGTCCCTGGATAAAATAATGTCATTCCCATATTACAATATCTTTATAAGTTCCACCTTGAAGATCAGGACACTATTACCAGGAATATGACCTGGAACTCCTACCTCACCATAACCCAATTCAGATGGGATGGTGAATTCAAATACATCTCCCTCCTTCATCAGTTGTACACCTTCTGTCCAACCAGGAATCACCTGATCCAGGCCAAACTCAACAGGTTCACCTCTCTGGTATGATGAATCAAACACTGTTCCATCAATGAGTTTGCCTTCATAGTGGACTCTTACTCTTGAATGTGGTCCCGGAGAGATGTATCCAGGTCCTGCCTTAAGTACCTTCATCTGGAGTCCTGACTTGGTTGTAGTAACATCATCCTTCTCGGCATTCTCTGTAAGATATGCCTTTCCTTCCTTCAGGTTATTCTCATTGATCTTCTTCTGTTCTTTTTTCTTCTCATCATGGATCTTCTTTATGTGTTCATTTATGGTATTGTTGATGTCATCAATAGACATCTTGTTTTCTACCTTACCGAACATTACTTTCAATCCCTCTGTGAATTCCTCGAAATTCAAATCCTTGATTCCGAACTGTGTTATCAGGTTCTGACCAACGCTGACACCTAATGCATAACTAAGTTTATCCATACTAAATACTTTATTATTATCACATTAAATATAACAAAAAACCTCCAGGAAATTCATCCCGGAGGTCAATTTTTTCATCTCTTTCCTGATTACTTTACCAGGTGGTAGAGACCGTCTGCTCTCTTCTGGAGATAACGACTCTCACGACGGGTAGGTCTGCACACTGATGACTCAGAAACCTGATCAAGGTATGAGCTTCCGTACTCGTTTCGTGTCAGGGGCTGACCTGAAACTACAAGTACCTCTCTGTGCAGTGTGTTCCAACTCTGCGGACCATTTGCCTCAACAAAATCAAGCAGGATTGTACGAACTGTCTTGTGCTTCATTACAATTCAATTTAAAAGGTTAAACATCGATGTTATGGATTCTGAAAATCCTTTTATTCTTCAGGTATCACCTCTTCCTTTTTCTCCTTGGCCTCTTCTGCCTTCAGTTTGGCATACAGCCTGGTGAATTCAGGTTCAGTGTAAACTTTGTCCCATACTCCAATCAGTCTTCCTGACCAGAACACCCTCCAATCGGATTTCTCCATATCAAAGTAGAGAGAATAACCGACTTTCTTGGGGGGACATTCACCACCGTGAGGAATCTTGGTGATCACTTCTGACTTCCTGGTACCCCAGGCAGTCCTGACCTCACCACTGTCCTCCGGCTGACCTTTCTTTGCCTTCTTTCTGTATTGGAAACGGACAATTCCGGAAAGGAGCATCTCATTCAAATCTTCAGGAGTGATGTCATCCCTGAACTGAGCCCTGTCTTCCAGAGCCTCCTTTTCACCGACACCCTTATCAAGCATATCATCCCAAATACTCATATTAACAGTGATTTAGTTATATACTTTATTTATGTCCGTTTCACATATTAAATATAACAAAATCCTCCGGAATTTTGGCCCGGAGGACTGTTTTTATTTCCTTAACTTACCAGGAATCAGACCCCAGTCACCATAGAGGACTCTGTGTGCCTGTCCATTCGAAAGGACATGGACAAAGACCATCTTTTTGTCTATTACATCCGGAAAGGGATCACCCGTCAGTTCCTTGAAGGGGATTCCTATGATTGTACAGTCACTGTCAATAAGGTTATGCCACTTTCCATTGACCAAATCCTTGTTCCAGGAATTGTCGAAGGGGTAGTACCTCTTTCCTATGAGATCCTTCATCCTGGGGTTCTCAACACCCTGAATCTTTGCATGCTTATTGGCCTCTGCCAGTGTGTCATAGACCGGACCGAACAGACTTGTGGGAATTGTGTACTTGATGTTGGACACCATTGACTTCACATCAACAAGTTCCCTTCTTTCCTGTATCCCACAGAAAGTCTTCACTGTTGCCATATAAGGTTCAGAGAGAATCTTGCAGGGAACACCGGCCAGATATGCATCATTTTCATCCACTTCACCATAGTTGTGTGTTGGAACCATAAACTTTCCCACATTTGACTCGGGGACATCAATCTCAATCTGAATTGTTATAATCTTCTTTGCCATAGTTACCAGATTACATCATATTTGCGACCAGGTTCTTGAGATCCCTCTTGGTGTGAATGTCATTTATGGTCATCACATTTCCCAGACGGGGGAACTTTGAGGAGAGGATATCCCATACCTGCTTTCTGTCATACTCCCAGGCGACAATCTTGAAACCATTCTTGATACACTTGGGCAGGCTTACCTGACAGGACTTCCTGGTTGTGGGGTTGTATGAGATCTGAAGGAGATCTCCCACCATCCTGGTGTTTCCAACCATCAGGAAACCAGGACATGCCTTGCCGTCATCAAAGAATGATGTGGTGCAGATGACTCCATCCTTGAGTTCCTCAAGTTTTTCCTCTGAAGTGTCCTGGAACTTGAGTGAGAATGAGACCTGACTCTTGGCATCGGCCGACACATTCTTGTTCTCATAGAAGACACCATTGCTGAATATTCCATCCCATCCGTGAGGATTGGTGTTCATCTGGACATTTCCGAGATTGTCAGCGACAACACTGTCCTTCATAAAACGGGCAGACTGGATACCTCTGATGCCATACTTTACCTTGATGTTCGCCATTGCCTGGAGACCTGCCTCCATCTCTTTTACAGCCTTTTTTGAATTATGTCTGTACATGAGTTTATTTTTTGGTTAAACGATATAAACGATCCTGAAGTCCCCACTCACCGAACTGTACCCTGTAGACCATTCCCTCATGATACACGAGAATGAAATCACATTCCACATTCTTGAACTGCGGGTCACCGGTCTTTTCCCTGAACGGTTCAGAGACTATCCTGCACTCTTTATCAACAAGATTATACCTTGCACCGGTCACCAAATCCTTGTTGAATGAGTTACTATATGGCCAGTACTTTTTACCTATGAGGTTTTTGGTTGAAGGATTGTATGTTCCCTTGGTTTTTGCAATGTTGTTTGCTTCCTCCAGGGTGTCAAATATGTTTCCCCAACCTGTCGGGATTGTATATGTCTTACCTGTCACCATTGACATGACATCAATGACCTCCTTGGTCTCTTCATAATGACCCAGGATGTTCTTTTTTCTTTTCTGATATGGTTCTGTCAGAATCTTGCAGGGGATTCCTATCACATACGCATCATCCAGGATATCCTTTCCATATCCGGAGAAGTTTGAGGTGGTGACAATGTACTTTCCCACATTGGTCTCTTTCTCCTTGATAATGTCAACACTCATGCTCTTCTTGTCATCATCAATGATGATGGTAATTATTTTCTTACCCATATCTTTTAATTTGATTGCTGATAATTTACTCCGTTATTGAAACCATCTACCCAGCCTGCCTGTGTACCTGCCTGGTACAACTTCTCAAGCATAATTTCCAACACCTTGTCAGAAACAGAATTTCTGTTGTCTAAAATCAGGTTGATTAAGTTATCTTTCATTGTCAATTTGTTTTAGATTATTATCCTATCTGAATCCATCTGGTTACATATACCAGTCTTCTGATGTTGCATCCCACATAGTTACCCACTACAATCAGGGGGTAATACCAGATGAGATCCTTTGACCAGTCCCATGCAGCAACAATGTAAACCACATCTGCAATTGAATGGTAGAATCCCAGTATGATGAACAATGGGACACCGAAAAGAATGGGAAGGAGACTCTTGCTACCTCTGTATGAGGCACAGGAGAGATCAATGATGAGTCCGCAACCAAGTGCCTTGAGGAATACCTTGAGAGGTTCTGTCGCGAGACGGTTTGCGACAATTTCCTGTGCTACCTCAACAGGTTTTCCACCCAGATACCAGACCATCAGACCTATGAGTCCACAGGCAAGGATGTTGAAAAACCAGATGGTAGTCACATTTTTGATGTTGGTGAGGACTCCTGCCTTTCCGGTATAGAGATATGCTTCCATAAGGACAACACATATCAGACCGAAGGCAAAGATGATTGCACCGGGGATTCCACCCAGGGCCAGGTAACCATATGCACCCAGACCAATGAGAATTCCTGCCATTATAGATTCTCTGACTATATTATTCATATTGATTGTGATTAACCTTCGACAACACCAACAAGCTGAGACTCCGCATAGACTCTGTACCACCTCTTATCCATATCCCAATAGACTGAATATCCTGCTTCCTTGGGATAACAAGGACCTCCTTGTGATTTCTTCTCAATGAGCTCAGGTTTGAGTGTACCTGTTGCCTGACGGATTGAACCGTCCTTCTTCTTGTACTGGAAAGTCACCTTTCCCTCCTTCATCATCTGACGAAGTTCCTCATTTGTTACTTTTCGTATTGCCATTGTTTTGATTTTTATGTTGTGATGTTGTCTTAAAGCGGATTAACAAGATTCTTAAAAGTAATAATCAATATTTTATTTTTGATGATTGCGGTATGAATCTTTAGGACTTAAAACAACATCACAACGGTTTATTTAACTCTTTTACTTTTGGATCAGTCGGGAACTGATACTTGACAATCCTTCCCGGTCTTGACTTGAGTCCCAAGAGAGATATTTCCCCGGCAAGTGATGTTCCATCCTCAAGCCTGTCCAGGATCTCCTGTTCTGACTCTGCCTCCCAGATGTCCTCTGTTGTGACGAGGACCTGTCTGATAACATTGAATCTTTTCTTCATATCTTATTCCCTTACATTACAAATATAATGGATCTTTTCGGATATTCCAAATTATTTGCAGATTATTTTTGTGGAACCGTCACTGTAATGGACTGCCACTCGTCTTCCTTCAATGGGATTGTCAGATATTGTGTACTCTCCCAGGATTGTTTTGCTTCCCTTTTTCATATTGTGATGATTTAAGTGTTACTGTCTGGCCATAGCAATCTCAACAGAATTGAATTTCTCTGGGTGATCCAGGATGAACTGGCGGCTGTAAACCCTTCCATTGATGGCAATCCAGTCTGGATTCTCCTTAGCCTTCTGCTGTGCACCATCCTCACCTCTGAACCTTACCTCCATAGGTGGAATCTCAGGAAGAACATTGACCTTTGTCTTGACCTTCTTCTGTCTGATGACCTGTTTGTGAGTCATTGACTCATCAATCCAGTATCTCATGACATTGGTCTTGCGGTCATTCTTCATTTCCTTGACCTGACGGCGGTGAAGATGGGGACAGTCATGTGCTCTGACCTCCTCGATTGTGCCTACACCCATCATAGGGGCGACCTTCTGCCACCAGGGATGATCTCCCTCCTTGTAACCATGCCAGTTCTCTCTGAAATAGTCTTCAGTGGCTCCTGTCTCGATACCCTTGGCGATTATCTGCTCCATTGTGACTGCTGTCTCTGGGGAATTTGCGCCAAGCAACTCTACCATAGCAAGGATCTTCTCATCCTCATCCATTCTCTTGAAGTTGTAGTTTGTTGTACTCATATCTTTTATGTTTTTGTTTCTTGTTTCTGATGTAAAGATACAATATATTTTCGGAACCACCAAATATTTCCTGATATTTTTAGACTTTTTAACACAAAGGGTTTATCGCGGGTCGTTATCGCAAGGTTTCATATCACTTTTCACTTTTGTTGTAGTTGTCACCTCTTCTCTCTTTCCTGATTGCTTTCAGGTACTGGTCAATGGCATCCTTACAGTGATACTGGATTTCCATCAGAGTGTATTTGTGGTTCTCATAGACCATATTCTCCACATCCTGATGGTAACCTGCCCAGTCACCGGCATGACCATAGTCCCAACCGAAGCATATACCTGTGCAGTCATCAGGGTGACACTTCAGATGGTCGGCATCTTCCAACCAGGTGACGCCACCATGCACACTGATGCAGTCCAGGTCTCCCCACTCATTCCTGTGGTTGTTGACAAACTCCTCGTCACACATGACATATGCACAGGGATGGATACCACCAGCAATGATGAAGTACTTGACTCCCTTGTATTCACCCTTGTCTGCCAGGTAGACATTATTCATACTGTTACTGTATGTTATCTCTTTCATATCAGTCTCTTTTTGATTTCATTATAGAAGTCCTCTTCGGACATATTCTTACTGTATGTCATCTGGAAATTTCCAAACCCTTCATTGTGGGTTGTGATTGATCTCCTTGTGATGTTGATTTCAATGATGGATATACCAGGTCTGAAACAGGTTCCCAGTTCATATCTGATGTCACCTGCCTCAACAGTGTCTCCCACCCTGAAGATGGTTTCACCACTGTTGTCCTGATGTTCTATCCATTCCCTTGACATTACTTGTTTCTTTTCTTTTTCAACAACCAGACCACCATTTCATATGCTGCCTTGACAGGAGTCTCATATGTTGTGGGAACCTCATCCTTCTTCAGTGGACATGTGCAGTAATATGCACCCTCACTTTTCTTGACAATTGAACTACCTGACGGCAGGATTTCCAACAGTGCCCCAACTGTCCAGCAAGGTGTACATAAATGGGTTATCTCCACATCATTGTATGGAAGAGGAACGGGTTTCTCCCTCTTGTAACCATAGTACATATCTGCACTGATCCTATTGACACCCAGGTGTAACAGGGTGTAACCTTCCTCTATACTTGTAAAGTTGTTCATTTCTTATAAAACCTTTTTCTGAATTTCATCTGTTCCTTGTTGTACCTGTCATTGGAGATTTTCTCATCAATGATTGACTGCTTCATCTGTTCTTCAAGTTTCTTGATGTCATCATTGAAGGAATCTGTAATTTCCTCCAATGTTTCATCAGAAGTCTTATGAGCGAACATCTGGAGTACCAGTGTAGGCAGGAGAATATCCCTAATTTTTTTCTTTTTGTCTGTCATTTTGTCCAGTCATTAGGTTTTATTGTCAGTGTCACCATCAATGGCTCTGACTCCCAGGTAACATTCTTGAAACTTTTGGGATTCAGTCTGAATACAAGACATCTTTTCACTGAAACCCATCTACCACTCTTGATACCAAGAAACTTATCTCTTATGGGTTTCTCAAAAGTGTTGAAGAAATACAAGTCTCCACACTTGTCTCTTGCAACAAAACCACACCCCTCAATTGACTCCTTTACCTCCAGATTCTGTACTTCCTCCGGATTGAGATCTGTAATGTCCTCTATTTCCATATTTCCTATCTGTTTTATTTTGCTCACCTCGTTTATAAGGTGAGCAAAAGTTATTTACAATTTATTATTTGAATATCTTCTTGATTCCTATTACACCTGCGGCAGCATAGACTGCTAACCATACCAATATACATATTACCATTTTAATCAGTCCGATATCAAAAGTCGGGTTGCCGGCACTTACTATATTCGGAATGAACCATATGCCCAATCCAAACCATATGGGGGTGATGATGGCAAAATATATAGCTGTCTTTAATGTTTCTTTTGATGAGTCTATCTCCGGGAGATCCTCTCTGTTGATTGCCCAGTGTATCCAGGGGATGATAAAAAATGGGAACATAGTGATTACTTTTCTACAGGGATTGATTTAAGTGACTTTTTCAAGTCTTCAAACTTCTTTATCTCAGCAAGACAGTCCTTGACTGCTTCAGTGTTGTTCTGACGCTTGTATGCCTCCGCATCCCTGTAAAGGGAACTCTGATGAGTCTGGATTGCACTCTCAAGCATTTGTATCTGAACCTGTGTCATTACTTCATCTTTTTGAGTGCACCCTTGATGATCTGACGGACTCTCTCCTGTGTGAGCTGTTCCTTCTCGGGCTTACCTTCATTCCACCTTTCTGTAACAGCGTCATAACCCATTTCTTCTCCGGTGACGAAACCGTACATCAACAGGACCAACTGCTGCTCCCTCGGAGTGAGTCTTGAGAGTCTTCGTCTGATGTCTTCTGAAAGTTCCTCGGCTCTTTCCTTTTCTACAAACCCATTGTCACAGGCAGTACGGTCTGCGAAGTCTCCATATTCGCCCTTTGGCTTTCCGGACTCATCACAATCATAAGGAAGATCAATCCTCACATTGGTGATGCTGGTGATTGACTTGATGTCATCAACCACCTCACCTGCATCCTCCAACATATCCATCAGTTCCACACTGGTGATATCCCTTTGGTTCTCCTTGTAGAACTTCTCACGGATTTTGTTGGCCAGGTCAACAAGATGGGGATTGCAGTGACGTACCACACCCATTTCATCAAGATACTTGGAAATGGCGGCCTTCATCCAGTAACGGGCATATGATGAAAATCTGAAACCGGAATTGAGGTCAAACTTGTCAATGGCGGTAAGGATACCAATGTTTGCCTCCTGGATGAGATCTTCCAAAAGGTCTGCATCACCTGTGTATGTCTTGGCAATGTTGACCGCCAGCTTGGCCATCCTGTTGAAGATTTCAGCCTGTGCTGACTTGTCACCTGTCTTGATTCTTGAGAACAGTCTTACCTCATCTTCTCTTGTCAGGGATGCGAAGTTGCGGATCTCCTTGAAATAGATGTTGATGTTCTCATTAAGGTTGGTGTAATTTATAACCATATCTTTGTTGTTTTAAATCCTCAATATATAATACAAATGCTGTACCGTCGGGTTTGTATGACAGATTGTCAGCAATGTGTTAATTTTTTGAATCTGTATCTCTTCAATCCCTTTCCATAATACTCTCTGAAATCTTTGAGTACACTCTTCTTCATTTCATCAAAGGAGTAGTAACCAAAGTATGTGTCACTGGGGTAACCCTTGAATAATGAATACTCTCTGTTGTGCTTATTGTTGTATGCCCTGCGCATCTTGCGCACCAGGATTGATTTCTTTGTCATAATTGTCAGTTTTAATATAAACCTTCTGCAATATTGTCGGCCAGTTTGACCAGATTATTCAGTTCCTTCTCACTCATCGCCTCAATTTCCTCCATTGTGAATGTTTTAGAGATTGCAAAATATGCATTGTACCAGTTCTCAGAACAACCCATACTGTTTCTTGCAGAGGTTGTCTTCACATTCTTGATGAACTCAATTATCTCTTCCTTTGTATTCATATATACCCTCTTTCTTATTGGTTTCTGTCACGAATATACAAGAAATATTTGATACCTCCAAATATTTTCGTACTTTTTAACAAAAAAATCACCAACTCCTTTTGGAATTGGTGATTCGTGCTTCGTTGTCGCAACCGTTTTAATGTAACTTGGTTATCGTGAACTCATATATTGTCACATTGGCATGTCTGTATGGTGTACCTTGTGATGAAAGGGCGCAACCTATTGTGAAGTCCATATTCAGTGTGGAAAACTCCTTGTCTGCCTGAATGGTCTGGATACTTCCCAGTGCTGATGTGACCCTGAGCTTGTAATTGTTGTATAACTTATGGGGATCATAAGTCACTGTGATGTCATACTCATTATCTCCATATGGTGTGAGGTTAGTCTGGGTGTTTCCTGAATTGGCGGGGGCATACCTGAACTGGATTACTCCACTGGAAGCATTGGTCTTGGAGATTGCCCATCTTATGTCAAAGCCAGGATAGTAGTTACCAATCTTTGTAGGTGACTTGGCAGACATTACATTATAAAGATAGTTTGTACCACTGTCATCTATGTCCTCAACAAGAGGAGGTCTCGGCTGTTCTGACTGAACAGTCTTGAATCTGATGTGGCAGATGAATCCTGAACCCTGGTCATCAAAAGGAACAAACTCTGTATTGACTCCATCACCACTAATCTCCTTACCTTCACCTTCACTTGCCTCTGTGTTGATGTCATAACCTGTTACTGTCTGGTTACCCTCCTCATCATACTCGATGTTCTGGGTGTCCACATTACCTGTGGTGTCTGTTCCCACATTGGTTGTGTCTGTCGGGTCACCTGATGCATCATAGTTTGTTGTAGAACTCTGTGATGAACCGTCAGAATTGACATTGGTCTCATTGGTTGTAGATCCTGTGGTGTCACCATTCTCATCATAGTTGACTGTTTGTGACTGTGATGATGATGAACCATCCTCATTCTCCACCAGTGTGGATGTACTTTCTGATGATGTACCGTCAGCATTGTTTGTTGTTGTGCTGGTCTCTGTCGTAACCGCACCGTCAGAATCTGCTGATGAAACATTCACTGTTGATGAGGATGATGATGTCTCATTTCCATTCTCATCATAGTTTACAGTGGATGATGTTGATGTTGAAGATCCGTCTTCATTCTCAACTGTTGTAGAGTTGGTCTCTGTTGATGTACCATCTGCATTATTGGTTGTGGTGCTGGTCTCTGTTGTGACTGCACCATCTGAATCTGCTGAAGACACTGATGTGGTTGATGAACTGCTGCTACCATCTGAATTGGTAGTTGTCTCTGTGGTTGTTGTAGAACCATCAGTGTTTGTTGTTGTCTCTGTTGATGTCTCTGATGTAGAACCGTCAGTGTTGGTTGTTGTAGATGTTGTTGTCTCTATTGTTGCACCTGTCTCCGGGTCAACTGTTGTTGTAGTCTCGGTTGTTGTGACTGCACCGGTGTCGGGATCAACATCTGTATATGCTGAACTGTTCTCATCATAGACAAGAGTGATGACCTTGGTTGCAGTATACCCATCATATGTGGCAGATACTGTAATCTGTCCTGAATCCATAATGGAGATTTGACCTGTCGGATATATCTCGGCATACTGACTTCCTGATGTGATTGACCAGGTAGGAACAACTATGGTTGAGTTGTAAAGGGCAATCAGGTTACCCGATGTTCCTGACATTGTGTCAGCACCCTCAATTGACAACTGGTTGCTGTAAGACACTGTGATGGTCTTGGACTTTCCCAGACCATTGAGTGAAGCATGAACTGTGATAGTGTTATTGTGGGCTCCGGCAAGTATGGTCACCTTACCATTACTGTTGACTGTGGCATATTCATTTCCTGATGTGATTGACCAGGTAGGATACACTCTTGTACCATTGAACTTTGCAACAAGATAGAACTGTTTACCGGTATAAGAGTCTTCTGATACAATAGTGAAAACATCAACATCCACCTCTGCTGCATTAAAGAAGTGGATATTGTCATCAAAATTATAATACTCTTGGGGGATCCAGGTACCGTTTACCTTCTTATAGACAGACCTGATTTGTTTCCATCTACCTCCTATCTTGATATACTGTGCCAAAATTAGATCTCTATATTTGTTTGTATGTAGATGTCTCCATCATTTCCTTCACTGTCGGATGGCTCACCATCACCTGTGTAGATGATGGCAGGAGTAACAATGACCCACTGTCCATTGACAACTCTCAACACCTTTCCATTGTCTGAATTAGACACTGATGGAAGGAGAGATGTTGCACCCGGTATGGTTTTACCTCCAACTGTAACAGCATCAATGGGATGATTCTGTCCGTCACCAGGGTTTATGTAAGATATGGTTTCAATATCGTCTGCCATTTGAAAAACTTATAAACACTATATAGATATTTATGTCATTTTATAAAAAATATAACAAAAAAAGACCACCCTTTCGGATGGTCTTTTTTCAAGTTTTACTTATAGTTACTTGGACATTTTGTCTGCCAGATCGGTCAGCATCTTCAGACCCATTGCATCCAGTGCTGATGAGCTACCATTTGAACCTGAACCGGTCATTACGATTGTAGGAAGATTAACCTTGGAGATTGCCTCTGCGACACCAACCTTGGTCTTGAAGTCCCACTCTGCCCTCTCCTGAGGAGTCAGACCAGCATTGACCTTTGCTCTGTTAGCTGCGGCCTCAGCCTCACCCTGGGCGATAATTCTCTTCTTATCAAACTCTGCCTTCTCTGCTGCAAGCTTGGCGGTCTCCCTCTGCTGCTTTGCCTGGGTGACGGCAACCTCATACTCCTGCTCTGCCTTTGTCACCTCTGTAGCCTTGATGGTCTCCTGTGCCCACTTTGCCTGAGCAGCCTTTGCCTTACCTTCCTCCTCTGCACGGATTGCCTCCTGTGCTGCGGCTGCAGCCTTGGCCTTTGCAGTCTGTGCCAACATATTTGACTCCTGCTGCTGTGCAATCTGGTCCTTAACCTTCTGTGAATAGTCAATTGTTGAAATAGATACCTGGTTCACCTTAATTCCATAATCCATAAAGGGTGAAGTCTCAGATCTCTTGTAACCATTTGCAGATGCTGTGTCGGGTATAAGACTGGCAATCTTGAGTTTCTCTATATTACCTGCCTGGTCCTTAACCTCTTCTATCCTAACATTTGTCTTATATACACCATGAGCGAGCTGGTCCTGAACATACTCCAAGAAGTCATTCTTTTTCTCTGCATAAGACTCAAATCCTGTCATCAAAGCACCTGTCGCATATATAACCTTACTTACTGTCTGCTTAACCAGGTCATTCATGAGTCGGTCCATACTGTCATACTCTCTCTGAATCTTTGCCAGATACTTTGTGTCTGTAGGAAGCTCAACACGGAGAGAACCATAAATCATACCATCAGAACCGTCATAGAACTTCACCGGGATGGGAGATCCAATGGGGTTGTCATTGATGTCCTTACCACCGAACCACAACTGCTCGGTCTTGTAATAAGTAGTTGTCTTACCGAACAACTGCCACTTGAAACCAGGTTCAGTCCAATAGGCCATACGACCTGAAATGGGATACTGGTTAACAACGATTGTCTTGTTCTTTACATCCTCACCTATACTGCCCAACAGACAGAGAACGATGATTGTGAACACACCGCAAATGATAGCGGTAACTTTACCTTTTGTAAGTTTAATCATAATACTTTTTGTTAAATTGATTGTTAATTACTTTTTTGATTTGTCTTTTGATTTGTTTTCCTTCTCTTTGGAATCCTTATCCTCATGGATGAGGTAATAGAAGGGGATGAACATCTGGGGAACCTTAACTGTGGTCTTCTCACCGGTGAAATCTATCACACCGAAGATTTCCAGAAAACAGAAAATGTAGTAAAGTGCTACGGCCAATACCAACAGGCCAATTACAATAGTGTAAATCATAACTTTTTGAATTTGTTAATTTTTTGTTTTGTATATCTCTTCATTATAGAATGCTTTGAGAACTTTATACATCTGATCATTATTCAGACCAGACATAATTCTTTCAAACAGTTCAGGGATAGTCATATTGTCTATCTGTGCATAGTTGAGTCCTGAACAGTTTGAGTCCTTGACTGCCTGACGGATCTTGTCACACTTTGCCTCCTCATCAGTGTCGGGTACCAACACCTCCCATGTGTCATTGAGTAATTCCGATGGGAAGTACTGTTCCAGTTCCGGATTGGAATTGCGTGAAAAGAACTTGTCACCAACCTGGATAGCAAGGTCTTCATACTGCTTTCCCTCAATTGCCTGGGCCTTGAAAATACTCAATGCCTTGCTGTATGTGAGTCCGGTCTTGATGACCTTCCATAATCTTTTCTTTTTCATAACTTTATGACTTATTGTAGTATGCCTTGAGTTCCACATCCGGTTGGAATGTGTCAATCACCATATCCTTGGGGTTGCGACCAAAGTGGATGAGTTCTCTGACAAAACTGCTACTCACATACTGGAGATCAAGTTTGGATACCAGTAGGATGGTCTCTATACCGTCAATCTTGTCATTGATGTCTGCCAGACCTCTCTCATACTCAAAGTCTACCACTGAGCGGACACCCCTCAGGATTGCCTGGCAACCATTTGCCCTGGCAGCATCAACAGTGAGTCCCTCATACTGAACAACACCAACACGGGTGTAACCAGCAAAATGTTTACGGATGGCATCAAGTCTTTCTGTTATGGTGAAGAGAGGTTCCTTCTTCTCATTGATGCCAATACCGATTACCACCTCAAAACCCATTGCCAATGCACGCTTAACAAGGTCTTCATGACCAATTGTAAAGGGATCAAAAGTCCCCGGGAAAAATACCTTCATACTATTTTCAATTTTTTGATTTGTTTTCTTTCCAGTTGTTGTATCTCTTCAACACCTCCTCATAGAACTGGTCCTGAGGTATTGAAACACCCTTGACTGCACGAACGATGTCCAGCAAGTCCTTTATCCTGGCTATGTCCTCTGTGGTGACAGCCGAGTCTTTATGACCTTCATTGTAACCATCTTCATATGCTTTTCTCACATGGTTTATGGTGTTAGGGTCATTGAACCCAACATAATCTGGGTATGCCTTCAATGCTTTTTCTTTTGCTTTATCCATATCTTTAACTTTACATATTATTTTTATACCAGATCACAAGTATCCGGGTTTGTCCTGTTTGTTGTGTCAACCAACATTATGTTCTGTTTGTAATCGGCAAGTCTGCACAGTATTCTGAAACGGTAGTCAAACTTTTTCAAGTCTTCCATTGTGTGATATTCCTCCTCAATGGAGTCACCTCTGGCAGCAATTCTCTGTTGACATACCTCCGGGTCTGCAACACATATGATAAAGAGTGTATCACATTCTGGGATTTCACTGAGACTCAACAGGAAATTCATGATGTTTTTGTTCACCTGTTGGTTATCAATATTCATACCAAAGTTTAGAAATAAATTCGGGTTATTTTCCCTCCTTTTACTCTCTTCCTCATACTCCTTGAACAACTCATCATTGAGAGTCGCTTCAGAGAACAGACCTCTGTCCTGTATTTCAATACCAGGGAATAGGAACTTCAACTTGTTAATGGTTGCAGTCTTTCCTGTTCCGTCATTACCGTCAACTACTATTCTTCTTATCATTTTACAATGTCTTCTTTTATTTCCGGACATCTACCGGAGTCTATAAAGTTATATGTTACCTGTTTTGCCAACACTGACAGTCCACAAAGATTTAGAGCATCCACAAGTCTTGGAACACTGTCAATGGTAATATGAGCAACAAATGTATTCTTTTTATAATCAAAGATAAACCCATTTCCTTCTTTCCACTCAATATTGAGCCAGGGGCAATCATTGATAAACCAAATGATTCTTTTCTCATCATTAAATCCTATCTCAAAGGATTTGTTGAGTAATTCTTTGAATGATTTAGTTGTCATATTCTTCGGTTAATAAGTTACTTGACACTTGTTGTCCGGGTCACTTGAACAATCATGATGTTTGTATATGCATGTTTTGCATTTTTCTTTTGCTGGCATAACATACACCGAACTTGTTTCAGTTTCCTTCTGTGTTAATATGTGTGCCATAGTTATTCCCAGGTTGTTTTCTTTTCAAGGTAACCCTTACCTCCACATCTTGAACATGTATGCCATTCATAATAACCACCCATTGGTCCATCCCAATGATCATATGGTTCTATCCACTTACCTCGGTATCCTTTCTTTCCATCACATTCTGGACAGGTGATCCTGGTACCATCAAGCATCTTCTCATGATCACGACACAGTTCCGCACTTGCAAACTCCTGACCATCATTGGCAATATAGACATTATAGTCTACAACCACTGTCTTCTGCCTTTTTTCTATTCTCATATGTTCTGTGATTTGTTATAATCTTGTAATATGGATCTCAACTCCTCATACCTCTTGACTGTCTCATAGTTTCTCAACACCTTCTTCTTATACCAGGAGGCCTTGTTGTGATAGTATATGGCAGTCTCAATGTCATGATCAGGATTCTTGAACTCCTGCATAACATTGAACATTTCAACAGACTTTTCTATGTCAAATGCCTGGTTATGGGTATAAATCTGTTCACCCAGGAGTCTGTTGATTTCTTCCACATAAATGGGAGTGATTTGATAGATACCATAATCCTTTGTCTTTCCGACTGCATCCGGTTTGAATTCAGACTCAGTCATTGCTATTGCCAACTGAAGGGTACTCCAGTCTGACAGGGTGTCAGGCATTGAGTAAAAGACATTGTTCTGCACCACAACAGGATATGAATCTTCATTACCAGGATGTTTCTGTTCCTTGGTTGATATGAAGTACACATTTACTGCGAGCGATATCGCAAGCATCAGGAGTGTTATCTTAAATCTAATATTAATCCTTTCCATAATGATGTGTTTAGACTTTCTTACCTGTCTCTACATTTACCCAACCATAACAGTCACAGTAGTACTTGACATCATCAAGAATGACAACATCAGACACAGAGAGGGAGTGACCTCTGAAACCCTTCGGGATGTGAAGATTGAACTTCTGAAACAGGTCTTCAAGAATACCTGCCGGGGTTTCACCATCGATCTCATTCTCATATACCTTCTTATACTGGTTAAAGTCAAACTCTGAACGTCTGTTGAGAAATTCCCAAGACTCAAAGAGTTTGTGTTCCTTGAGAACTTTGATGTTCTCATCATCAAGTTGAAAAATCGTGTAAGAGTGTTTCATAACTTTGTTACTTGATTTACACTACAAATATAAAGGTTTTTTTTGAAACTACCAAATAAAAATGAAAAAAAAGATGAAGATTTTTTGTTTCTTCATCTTTCGTAAGGTCGTGACCGCAAGGTTTAGAACAATGAAAACTTGTTTTCCGCCGGTCTGTATATGAGTCCCTCAAACACTTGGTTTCTCTCTGTGGACTTCTCTGCCACATTGTATTTGTGAGGTATCTTCTCCACCACAAAGTCTTTCCAGTATTCATCTATCATAGGGTTGTCTTTCTTTCCATCATTAAGCCAGGTTGAGTAGATGAACACCTTATCCTTTAACATTTCATTGAGTCTTATTTCATCTTCCTTTTCCCACCCTTTGAAGTACTGAACCTGGAGTCCATAATAAGGAGGATCACAATAGAAAATTGAATTGGCAGGAGAGGCCTCTAAAACCTTCTCAAACGAAGTGTTATAGAAAGTGAATGACTTGCTCAGGAAGAGGTGAGAAAGTTCCTCTATGGAGCTGGAAAGGTCTTCTATGACTTTTGTGGACAACCTGTTGTTGAGTTTACAGAATGGGACATTCCATTTTCCTGAACCATTGAATCTCATCACCCCATTGAATCCAGTCCTGGTAAGGAAGAGGAAATCCATAGGATCAAAATAATTATTGAATCTGTCTTTGATTTTATTATAGTATGTATATCCTCCTTTCAGTAGTGCATCATTGTGTTGTGAGAATACAGTTTTCACCATTTCGGGGGTGATAAATCCACATGCAATCTGTTTGTATAGATTGATGATATGGGGGTTGATGTCATTGACTATGACATTCTTTATTCTGTCCGGACAGTTGAAGGCCACCACTCCAGATCCCAGGAAGGGTTCAACCCAGGTGTCAATCTCCGGATGTGTATCCAGTTGGTCCTGGGCAATCTCCATTATTCTCGGAACCAGTTTGGTCTTCTTTCCTTGTATTTTAATTGGGGGTATAATCATATATGTAAATATAACAAAAAAGGTTATCTTCACAGACAACCTTCTTCAAATGTACTTCTATTAATCATTGTAAAAGCATTTCACGGTACTTTGGGATGGATGTGGTTTCACCTTTATAAGTAACCTTCCACTCGGCGGTGTCAGACATTCTGTATGCGACCATCACACCGTCATTGTCAAATTTCCCATAACATCTGTCATGGATTACATTTCCATCCTTATCTTTCCCAAGGTATGTTATTCTGTATGTAGTGTATGATACCTCATTATATTTCTCCGGGTAAAGCAGATTTACATACTTGAGATATTCAAGCATCTTTTCATCCTTCTCTATCTCATGTTTATAGTAGTTATAACTGAATACAACCTCATCCTCTGAAAGTGTACTCTCCACCTCACCATCAAGATTTTCCCGGTATGCCTCACAGAAACTCTTATCCCAGTTCAGTTTGGTGTTCATAACCTTAATCTGTTGCTCAACCTCATCACACAGGCGGATGGACTGATACTCTTCAAAGTTGGTGAAATCATGAGTCTCATAGTATACATTCACCATTTTTCTCAGTTCCTTTTCTTTTGGATTCCCAAGGAAGGGATATATCAACAAAAAGGCAAGAGCCATACACAAAAGTGTCGCTATGACATTGAAAATTATACGGATATTCTTCATAATCTCAAATTAGTCTTTGTTTTTGTTGTTCAACTTATGGATTTCATCCCCTATTCCATAAAGTACAAGTACAATGAGGAACAACCAAAAATTTGTCCAGTTCATAGTTGTCAGGATTAAGAAATTGACTCCATTGCTGCATTGATTTCAAGAACATGTTTGTCCTTCTCTGATTCTGAATGACACAAGATTGTGTGTGTCCTGTTCTCCCCAACGGAAATCACAATACACCAGTCATTATTGTGACTTGAACGTGTGACTTTGACTTCCTCCACATGGATGGGATTGATTATGTAAGTATCCCCATCTCTGTCATTTACATTGATAAGTTTCATAATTTTGATGTTTTAAGTTGTTACCTGAGTTCTCCAGCCTCTTCAAGCATCCTTGTGAGTCGGAGGAGATTATAACAGAGGTTGTAACCCTCTATGTTGAATTTACACTCACCCTTGTAATAAACAAGTGTACCTCTCATATCCAGACCATAATAATGTTCCTGGAAGTTCCTGAATACCTCTATGAAGAGTTGATCGTCGTTCATAATTGTTTATTGTTTTTGGTTTCTGATACAAATATAAAACAAAAAATCGATACTACCAAATATTTTTAGATTTTTTAACCATTGATAGGTGTCTCTGAAATGTAGTAGTACTCATCATCATACAATGACTCGGCATTCAGTTCCCTAATCCTGGACTCAGCCAGTTTGTTATCAGCAGTCTTCATAAAGAATGAGGACTTGCCTGTGTTCAAGTTCTTTTTATAAATATAAAACATAATGCCTTTTATTTTGTCGTTCGTAATCGTCCGTTATTCCATATAACCAAACATAGTTAAGACAGAATATGGTTTGTTTGTGTATGTACCCACAACTGGTTTAGGTGGGTATATCTCATAGTTCTTCATCAGTCCCCTTATTTCTTTTTTGGATATATTTTTATATTCTTTCAGAATGTCTGGAAGATGCTGGATGAGATCTTCCAAATTATTGGCACCAATAAGACAATATTCCATATTATATTCTTCAATGGTGGTGTCCACCTCAAAGACTTGATAGAGTTTCTTGTCGGTATCATCACCCTTGTAACCCTTCACCATTTCCTTCAGCATATCCTCCTTGGATATTTCACTGTAACTGACTATATCCACATCCTCATAACCGAAGTGGGAGTCAAATTCCTTCTCAGCATCCTTTGCATTGTCTGCACAAACATACATTACTGATGCCTGTGCGGTGTACCACCACCTGTATATAAATTTCCAATACATAGTTTATATTTTTATTCTTACTACAAATATAATATGTTTTTTTGAAATATCCAAATATTCACATAAATATTTTATAATAAACACATACAACATGAAAAACAAAAAGGTCAGATTCTTTGACACAATGTTCACCGGTGCGAATGGAAGAGTGTCATCCAAGAGAGTGTTGGGTACATTCATTCTTATTGTCTTACTCACTGTCATTGTAATCAGTGTGTTCAGGAATGTTCAGGCAGTTTGGCTTGGTGAGGCAATAATGACCATGATGATTGGTGCATTTGCCCTCCTGGGTATAGGTGTGTTTGAGAAGAGGTTTAAAGACCCAATCCCCAAAGGTGAGGACTATGCAGAAGTTGATTCTGGTGAAGAAGGATGTGATGGTATTTAAAAACAAAAGAGGATGAAATCATTCACCCTCTTTTTTATTGTCGCAACCGCTATCGCAGCAATCAGTCTGACATTTCCATAGTTGTTCCTGGTGCTGTCTTGGTGTCCTCACCATTCTCCTTGTGTTCAGGAACATCTCCAGGTTCATCCTTGTTGTCATCCTGGGTTACAATTACTTCATTGTCAATAATCTCATCATCTTCCCTGAGGACCATATTGATGTCCTTTCTTGAGACAAGATAGTCTGCAAGATGGAGGATTCTTTGTGCCGGATTAACAGGGACAGGGAGTTCACCATCCTCACTCTTGTTGGTGTTCCACTGACCCATATGTGAAATCACAGCATCAGCAATATACAATGCCCAATCATATTTGAACCCATCTATCACAGATGTGGTGATAATGAAGTTGGCAGCCAGGACAGGATGGAGGAATTTGGTTCTGTTGTTTTTCTTATACTCCTCCTGTGTTCCTGACTTCATACAGTCATGGAACAGAGCCGCAACAATCAGGAGATCCTTCTCATCATCAGAGAAACTATAACAGTCCAGTTCAAGGAGATGTACAAGCATTCTCTTTACACTGATGGAGTGTCTGACCAATCCACCCTCACCCAGGTCATTCTTTGGGTGATACTTACCTGATGAAGATGCGGGTACCTTGAAAAAATAATCGGGGACTCTGTTCAACAGTGTGTTGGCAAACCTCCTGATTTCAGGATTGTCAATACTGTCTATCTCATCTCTCATCATATAATAATAATTGGTATTGGTAGTATCCATAAATCAAATATTATTTTGGAAGTTCATCATATTTGTAACCGAATGCCTGTGCAATTACTTTCCAATCCACATAAGGTCTTCCGGTTCTCTGGTCAAAATTAGTGGGGCAACCAAGTCCGGCATCATCTATATACAGTTGTGCATAAATCTTTGGTGACTTAGTCCAACTGTCCTGATCAGGATTGTGGTTTACTCCATAGAGTTCAATTCCTCTCTCCTTAAACCACTGTACGGCATTGTCCAGGAGTTCCCCGGACCTCATTGAGATGAGAACCAGTTTGTGTCCCTGTCTTATGAATTCCTTGAGTACTGGAACAGCACCAATGTCATCTCCTATATTGGGATATGCATGCTTTACACATGTCCCATCAAAATCTATACCTATAATCATTCTTCTGTGATTTCTTCTTTTATATTAACACCAGGTCTGAACAGTTCAGGAATCAGATCTCTCACTTGTGACCCATCCTCTCTCAAGTCTGTTATCTCAACAGGTGTCCATACATTCCTTATGTATTCAATGTGTAGTCCATTGGAAAGGTCTTTCTCCATAGGAGTCTCCACTTTCCTGATGAGTCTTCCATACTTCTTACCATTGACAAACTCATACCAGTCAATGTTCTGCTCATCCTTGAGTTTGGCAATCATATCATCTGCTGTCAGACCCACCAACTGTTTGTGTGGAAGATATGTCTGGGCTGTCTGTGCCTTTGAGTTCTTGATACAGTCAGTCTGTCTGTAGAGGAACCAGGCATAGGCGTCATTTGCATTTGGAACAGTCCATACCTTACAGTCAAATGTACAGAGTGGAATAGTCTTCTTAAGTTCAATCTTGTTGCTGCCACCACTCACTTCCTTACCAATGTTATGGATGGCATATAACTGGTTGAACTTGGCAGTTGCCAGTGCAGCAATGAGTGACTGCATCTTACAGAGTCTGAAACTAAAGTATGCATCGGTTACTGGTGTGTCAAAGTCTGTGATGAGAAGTGAAATCTCATCAGACTGTGTGTATGCAAACTTAACTCCCTGTACCTGTTCACACAGATACTTTGCAGTCTCATTCATCATATTGATGAACTCATCATCAAATGGTTTGTCAAACTTATTCTTGATCATCTTGCTGAAACAGTGACCATCCACCATCACCAGGACATAAGAGTTTGACATCAGTTTATAATCAGTAAGCGAACGGTAATATTCGCACTTTTCTTTTAGGTTTTTGAAATACATAATCTTAATTTTATTGTCCTACATCTTTGGTGTTACCTGTGTAGATGTCTCCAAGAATTTTCTTACTTCTTTCACAGTTGTCATCACAACACATACCAGGGAGGTCACTTACAGTACCTTTCCTGACTGCATCCCAGACATATTTTGGAATGTCATCTCCTGACTTGAGGATGATTCCACATTTGTCACAAAGGATGGCACCTCTACCTCCATTGAACTTGAATATCATTATCAAAGAATGTATTTGCAAATGGCGGCAAGATCCTCATAGTCCTTTTGGCGACCATATGCCTTCTTTGCCTGAATAATATGAGACACTGTTGCCACCATAACACCAGTCTCTGTATCCTTGATGGTTGACCAGTCAAAGTTGGGAGTGTGTCTCCATATGTTAGTACTGATACCCTTTAACTTCAGGAAGACCATATTCTTGTCATCAGGATACTTGCTATCCTTACCCATATCTGCCTTTTCAATTGCTTCAAGCAGTTTCATGCAATGCCAAGACTTGTCATCCATTTTGATGATGAAATCAATGTCATGAGTCCATCTGTTCGGGGGAAGTACTCCAACAATATCCAGAGCTATACTTCCGGTTACCATAATGTTTTCAGGTTTGAACCCAAGGGTAGTGAGAGCTTCCACACTTTTCTTCAATGTATTCCTATTCTCCGGTTTCATAATTTTAATATTTGTAGTAATAAATTGTGTATGTCTTTGTAGTGTCCTTTCCGGATATTGTCATGGTACTGTCAACATCATACTTTATAACATTTTCAATCTCATGTTTCTCAATTTCATTTGAATTATAGTTCACAAGATTAAGAAAAAAGAAAACAAGATTTAAAATTGACAAGAATCCAAAAAATGTGGCACCCACCGGTTTCTTTTCAAGAATGTAAATACCACATGAAATTGCACATAGAAGTGCAGCTACTAATGATAAAATAATTCCAAACATAGTGTTATTTTTTAAAGTTAATCTTTTGAATTAAAATGTTTTCTTGCTTCCAGGAGGAGGTCATTGACCATTTGGGGATCAATCTCATCCTTGATGGTAGATTTCTCAATGGCAGCATCCATCTCATCCTTCAGGTCAAGCATCTTCTTCTGGAGTTCAGAATAACCATACTTACGGTTTCTAACATCCAGGAGAAACTCCCTGTCAATACCAGCGCGATCCAGGATCACACCCTTTCCTTCTGCAATCTCCTTTGCCATTGCCATCAACCTGAAGCAGTGCATCATATTCTTGCAGTCATATTTCATATCTGCATTGCCTGACTTCTCTCCCTCCATATTGGATTCATACCTTGCTGGATTTCTGTGTTCCTTCCAGTCCTCATACTCCCTATACTCCTTACAATGTGATATATATGCATTGGCATTGTAAGACATATAACAGATGGGTTTCTCACCCTTGACAACAGAAGAGAACCTTACTGTGTTGGAATCCTCATTGGGTGAGATGATTCCACAGTAACCACCATGAGGTTCAGAGTGATGATCCCAGATATATTCAAGTTCATCCTCAAGGTTTCCATCCTCATGGAGGATATATTCATTTCCAAGATACATGTCCATAGTCTTGATAAACTTATCCTTGTAGTAATTCTCCTTATTGGTGAAATACTCCTTGGTGATACCGGCAAGTCTGATGTGCTGACCCCAGTCATAATACACACCGAACATATCAGGCATATTGGGAATATTGACCAGACCACAGTTTCTCTGATCAAGTCCTCTTTCATCCAACCAGTCCTGCATAGGCTGACTACCCTGGTTCTTCAAGGTATAACAGAAGTCCATAGGAGTCTTCCTTACCATCTGGGCAATATCCCAGTGGATCTTCTTGTTCTGACCCTGAGCCTTCTTTATCTGACTTGAAGCATAACCTCCAAATGGTGCAAAACACTTCTTGGTGATAAACTCATCACGGTGTGAACGGATCTCCTTGATGACAGGATGTTCATAGATGACCTTATCACCAGGAACAAAGAGTGCCTCCAGGACAGTTGGGTTTGAAGACAGGGCAAGTTCCAGGAATCTTCCCAACTCCCAGATGCACTTGTCATTACTCTTATCCTTTATCTCATTCTGATAGTCAAGACCAAGACCCAATATGGTGCTGTTAGGCATAATGTAGATACCTCCCTGGTCTTCATCTGATGTCTCCACATTGGTTGAATACAGATGAGAACCACGAATGTACTCATACAAGATTTCTCCCCTGAAGTTTCCTTCCGGGTCATAAATCTTGTGGTCTTTGATTGTAATATTCTCTAATGTTAGTTTCATAATAAGATTAAATGTCTCTTCTCTTACAAATATAATGATTTTTCTTGATTAATCAAAAATTATTTTTCCATCCTATTGACTTTGGTACATATACTCCGTCATCGTCATATGCTGCTATTGTAATTCGCGGCGGCTCAGGGATATATTCCAAACCAGAATCAGGTTTAAGGTAATCGATATTGGCATCTACCCTTTCAACAGTGTAACCACCTACATTTACCCACTTGGTTCCATCATAGACTATACCTGAACCTGCTGGAAAGGTTACACCTTCAATGGTTACCTCATCCTTTACATAGTACAGTTGTCCTTTTTCCGCCGGCATTGTGGGAAACACTGTTCTGTCCACAGGTCCTATATACACTATAACACTTTTTTCAAGTGTCCCCAGTGGATCGGCAATGAGATCCTCCTTCTTTATCTTTTCACCGGTTCCCCGGTCAAGCATATCACCCCAGATACTCATAATTAAAATACATATATTATTTTTCCTTTTTTAAGTAGTTTAAGGATGCTTTCCAAATTATCAAGACTATTAAAATCTCTTGTTATTTGTCCATATTCATCTTTGTGTTCCAAGGCTGCAAGGGTAATGGAATATCTTTGTACTCCTCCATCTTCTTCAACCTCAATAAAGAAATTTTTGATTGGTGGGTCACCATCTGGACAAACCTTATGGGAAGATAGGACATCTCTAATCATCCTTTTCAGATTCTCCAAATATTCATTCTCCTTCTTAATCTTTATACCACAACCTTGGTCAAGTATTTTTCCCCAGACTCCCATAAGATTTATTTGTACAGTTTGGATAAAAGGTCTCTTGAATATTCATCATTGATATTCTGTTTCTTCCACATTTTATCCCAGCTGAAATTGTTCATCTCCTTTATTGCATCTTCATCAATATCAATATCAGTAGAGTCAAAATTCTTCCACCAGGGTACAAATACAGGTTTATATACACCCGCACTTTTCATTTTGGAGAGGTAATCATCTTCTTTCTTTTCTCTTATACCTCTACCTCTGTCAAGCATGTCACCCCAGACACTCATAATGGTAATCTACATGATTTGGTAAAATCATTTATTGTAACTCCAAGTTCCTTGAGTTTCTTTTCCACATCTGATAGTTTACTTTCTATATCTGATGTTTTCTTTGAGAAATCTCTTAATTGGTCTAAATAATCTACAGTAAATGATTTGGGATTAATAGTAATATCAGGATAAAAAAGTTCATCAAAGTTAGGAAAGGGGATGATATCCTCCTTCTTTATTTTCTCCCCGGTTCCCCGGTCAAGCATGTCACCCCAGATACTCATAGTCCAAATATTTTATTTAAGTTTTCACACATTTCTCTATAGTCTTCCAAATCCTTTCTTGTGGGATTTTTCTTACCAAACACTGAGGGATAAAGACTTCTGATATGTGGAAGGTCTTCTCCTCTCTCCATATCTCCCTGACCTTTGTCAAGCATATCACCCCAGATACTCATCTTAAATTGAATAAATCTCCCTGACCTCTGTCACCAGCTCTAACTATTCTTAGTTCATTGTTCCGCCAAGGAATGTCCTTTGGTGTGAACTTTTCCATTTCATCTTTACATCCCATACAGAATCCGTGAAACCTATTCCAGGGGACTAATAAGCGACCACACTTGGTACATCTACCTTCATCACCTGTGAGAAATGGAAGATCCATATGAGTGAAGATTTTATCCTTCTCATTCTTGTGGATTCTTTTCCCAAAGAAACTCTGAAACCTTACACTATTGTGCCACTGGGCAGGAGTTATCAATTCATCATCATCCCACCAGAGTGATATGTCAAGTCCATCCAATTCTCCATCACCACCAAAGTCTCTATTCTCGGTGAGATCAATGTTTCTCGGAAGCATACTTAGTTCTTAAATACACTGAAGACCTTCTTAAAGAATCCGGGTTTCTTTTCACCCTCTACCTTGTAATTGGCAACAGGAAGCGGATCATTGGGTGTAAGGGTTATGTAACTGTTACCCTTCTTCTCCTCAATCTTGTATGTCTTGAGGATTGAAACAAGTTCATCACTATCCTTGGGTATCTCTGTGGTTACAACAGGTGAGACATTCTTCTTTGACTTGTACTGCTCAACCATCTTGTCAAGGGTGAGGTCACAATACTCATCCACCCAGTCACCCAGGAAGTAGAAGCGGTCAGATACATTGGTGTTGTCTTTGAACACACCGAACAGGATGGGATCCTTATCCCTTCTCTCCTTCTCAATCTTTCTCTCTTCCTTACCGGTATAGTCTGTGAAGATTACATAGAACTCATTGAAGAGACTCTTGGTCTTTTCAATGGTCTCCACCAGTTCATCCGGAACCTCTCTCATATATCTGGAGAGTTCCACAATCTTGACGGTCTTACCTGCCACATTCTCAATGTAGTCCTCAATGGTGTCCTTATAGATGAATGTGTTGATTCCCATCTCAATGAGTTTCTCCTCCTTCACCAGTGTGTCTGCAAGGAAGCAAAGCTTCTTGAGAGACTCCACCTGACCTATCTTTTGGTACTTTTCAGCCAGTTTTATGAACACATCATATGACTCCTTGAGTGCCTCGGTTGTGATGATGTTCTTTGCTCCCTTCAAGAAATCAAAGTACTGACTTGGAGAGATTGTCTTCTCCTCTTCATTCTCCTTCTTTTTTGCCATAGTTGTTTATTTTGATTATTTCAGTTTTCTTACTGTATATGTTATCCATTTGTTCTCAAACTCCTGGTCAATCTTCATCTCCGGATGTTGATCTATATAGAGATAGTAGTCCTGATCAGTATCAATACCATCCTTGTTGATGTATGTCCCATTCTTGTAGTACTTCTCATAGTCCATACTCATAAAACCAAAATGGACAAAGTAGTTGTTGTCTTTGTCATCAACATACTTCTGGAGATATTTCACCAGGGACTCCTCATTGTCACAGTAACCATAGTCATGGAAATCCCTCATAGTACAAATCTTTTTGAACTCCTTGAAGACTTCCATATCAACATAGTTCTCATCACATTGATACAATGGGATGGTACTGTTCTCTGCATAAACAGCGTTACAGTACTTCTTTACCCAGTCAATGGACTCCTGGTCACCCTTCCAGTTCTTGGTGATGGCATCTGTGTCTAATGTGAGTACAGGGATCATTGTCAATCCGGATTAGATGTGAAATATGGTTTCAGTACCTTTGCAATTTCATCGGTCACATCCTCCTTTTCAAGTATGGGACCATATGAACTATTGGAGTACATGGTGTAGAATCTGCCATTCTCAAAGAAGAGACCCAGGTTTTGTTTGGTCTGTATGATTGTGGCAGTACCTTCACCCTTTAATTTGTTTTTATTACCCATATTATTTTACTTTTGAAATTATCTCATCATATGTGCGATAGAAACTTCCGCGCGGAAGACCGCTCGGACCTAATTCAACAGTCAGGAGATTGACTGCATATTCTGTCTTGTGTTGAACCACACAGTCTTCCTCTTTGTCAGTTCCAATGATTCTTACTACATCACCGACTGATATCTCATTATTGAATTCTTCTTTTGTCATATCTTACCTTTATATAAATATACCAAATTAAGTCATTTATTCAGGACCAGATCAGTCAGTCAGGATATTACATCAATGGATGTGTATTCTCCACCATCAAAGTAATACCTGTCATCTGCGAAGTGGATGGCACCAAGTGCCGACTTGAGCATTTCCTTATCCTTCCTGCCTAACTTCTTTCCTTCCATTGGATGTTCATTTATTCTTTCCAAACACTCCAATTCCGAGTGTGATGGACATCGCCAGGAGTTCCACCAGGGCAATACCGAACAGGATGAATGCACCCTTGTGGTTGTTTATTGCCATATTGAATACACCAAATGAGGTGAATATCAATGCACTGTTACTCAAATTGAATACTGTCAATAATTTTTCTCTATCCATATTACTTATTATTAGTGTGTTCATTTACCCAGTATAAAATCTCCAATAAGGCATAGTCATATCCCCTTTCATAACAGTCTCTCTTGTCATATGCCTTGTCAAAGGGTCTGCCTCTGTCATCATCTCTTACATATTCAGCAGGGACTTTCTGTTCAGCAACCAGATGACTTTTACCTTTCAGTTCCTCCAGATACTGTTTCAGTTCCTCCATTGTGGGTTGTGCCACATTGGAAGGAAGATATTTTACTCCATCTATAATTACTTCCATATCATTGGATGTTATTGGGTTCAATATATTCTATATCTCTTGCTTTAAGCAATTCCTCAAATGTGTATGTGTAAGGGAAATCATGTACCCAGTAACTTATGAACTGGGATCCTCTACACGAGATGACATACTGCTCATATTTACTGTCCTTATACATCAGTTTTGCAGTACATACATCAGTTACCATCATTGGTTCATGGTCTTCCTGTTTCTCTCCAGGTCTGAGCATATTCCAGTCATAAGTGTAGAAACATACCACCTCAACACCTTTGTTGAGTAACTCTATGAGGTGTTTATAGTCTTTACTTGTCTTGTATGCTACCATAGTTGTATTTTTTAACCCAGGAAACCAATCTCCCAGTTGGTCAGGTATCCTTCTCTTGTGTAGTGACTGACCTTACCTTCCGGATGTTCTTTAGAGAACATAAGTACCTCTATATTGTTGGGTATGACATTGTATTCCATCAATAGGTTTCCAATAGCATTCAATGCCTCATCACTGCAAGTACAGATAGTGTATTTGTTTCCTGTTCCAAGATATTCCAGGAAGATGTCAGAAGCATATTCCCTTCTTTCTTTTCCAGAACGGGCATGAACCTTACCATTGTTGTCCACATAAGAGTCAATCAGAATGTCACCTTCATCTGTATTCTTTGCAAGTATGGATGAATCATTTGAACACTTTATTAAGAAATTGATGTTGCCGTAATTGATGTTCTCTTCCAGTTCATGCAATTCCTGGCGGAGTTTTCCCAATTCAGATTCCTTTTCTTTTATCAGTTTTTCAAGTTCTCCGATCCGAGTGTTCGGTTTACATCTTTCACAGAAAACGAAATTAGCATCTGTGTAAGCACCATCCATACAGTTACCCAAACTGTTTACATAATGGGATCTATGAACCTCCTTGATGATATATACATTGTGACCTATACCATCATACTTGATTACATCACCCTCTTTGAACTTTCTCATAGTTATTTCTTTATGTTACATAGTCAACCTCTCATTCCTGAAAACTTGTCATAAGATAATGTGATGACATCAAAAGTTTCAATCTGGGTTACCTCCCCAAATTCAGCAAAGTCCTTGAATGAAATCTGTACATCACTATTCTCACTGTATGTCAATGGCTTCCACCTCTGAAACCAGAAGTCCTTTGCATAGACATAATATCTGCCATCTTCCTTTCGTATCAGTCTTGCCTTTCCTTTCATCTTTTACACCTCCTTATGATTTCTTCAGTGATGATATAATCATTATCCTTGGTCAGTTTGTCCAGTTTCTCCATATCAAACTCATCCTTGTGGAACTTGTATTGGATCCAGGTGGGTTCAAACTCCCTGTAATCAAGCCAGGTCTTGTGATTCTTGGTACCAAGTACCCTGTCAACCATAGCATCAATTCTCTCACCGGCCTGCTTGCTCTTTACGAAACCGGATATGTCCGGGTAACCTGGACCTCTTGAACTCCAGTACTCACCCTCACCCTCAGGTCTTACATCAGGTACAATGGGCATGCACTTTTTATCCTTGGAAAACTCCACAGCAACTCTTGTACCCTTTCCTATACCAAGACTGATACCATACCAGGGTACAGCATATTTGAGACCATCTGTCTCTATGACAAATGGAACATTCCTGGGGTCAATATGGTTTAACTCACAGTTGTGTTTGAAATTCTCAACACCATCTATTAATGTCTGGAATGACATTGTTTTCTGGTCAAGAAACTGGACCATCAAATCCTTTTCGGGGTCTCCTTTATAAGCCATAATTATTTTGTTTTATTTGTTTCCGGTTTTGTTTCTAAAGTGGGAAATGACCATTTACCACAAATCTCAGACAACATCAGATAGTGTCCAAGCCATTGATCCTTGACAGACTTACCGACATTGGGGTCATTCTTGTGTTCATTATACAAATCAAGATATGCAGCCTTCAATGCTTCAAAGTCTTCCCTCTTGAATGTTACATAGTTCTTTGTGATGCGAACTACATTGATTTTAGGTAATTTTGATGCTGCCATAACTTTTTTATATCTTGTAATCAAATCTCCACAGCGGGTAACCATTGGAGACATTCTCTGTCTGGAGTACTCTACACAGTATCAGGTCATTGTTTTCTGTATAGAGTTTCAGGAACTTCTCAATGTCATTGAACTCTCTGCCATAGAAAGTCTGACCTTCATTACCCCACACCTTCATACAACAGGAGTCATACTTCTTGGGGTTCATCTGCCAAAGGCGATCGGAATAGACAGACTGGTTTGACTTTACACCATTGTCCATAATGACCATCATATCATCTATTGTATCTCCAAACATATGATTATTTCTTAATTTCCTTTCCACTCCATGCGGAAACCTTGTATGTTCTCAATGTCTTGTATTCAAATTTTTCAACCTCAATGGGAAGATTTCCTGTGTATATCTTTTTACGGTAGGTGATGTATGGACCATTAGAAGCAATTATCTGTAACCCCTTTGGACTACAGGAATAAGATGGAACAGAATACTCTTGTATGTCTTCCATCAATATTGATTCTGTATGGGATACTCCATCCAGTTTGTATGTGATTGTACTCTTATAGTCACATCTGCCTAATGGCCCGCAAGAGACCAGACACAACATAAGACAAAGTAAAAATAAAATCTTCTTCATATCCTTAGTGTTTAATTGTTTACCATACAAGACCGAGAATCTCAGTCCAGACATATCTTGCGAACTCATGTCCCTCATCACTTGCACATATTGCCTCACCATCTTCATCCAGTTCAAGTGTGATGTTGTGCTTTATATCATACCAATCCATCAGGTCATATGCCATTGAATCAGTGATACCATACTTATCCCAACCCGGGTGTTCATTCTTGAACTGCTCAAAGTCAGATGTGTAATCCTTCTTGTTGGGGTTCTCATACATTTCCCCTGTCCATTCAAATTCTTCTTCAGGTGAAGTATGTATATGACTCAGGTTGCCCTTGGATGTGATGGGTCGGAAAGTATATATGAAATTGACCTTGACCTCACCATCAGGAGTTTTGAAGATGTCAGGTTGAACCTTGGAAAGCATAGCTTTCTTCTCAACCTTGTCACCGGTTGTCCAATATGAATCATGTACCGGACCAACCTTCTTGCACTTGGATCCAATCCACTTGATTATCTCACCAACCTTGTGAGGACACAGGGTTTCAATCTCTTCCATAATCTTCTGGGCAGCCTGTCTGGCAGCCTCTTCCTCATCCTTACGGGTGAGATACTGGGTACCTAATTCAATCAGTTTCATATCTGTTTGTTTATATCTATTACAAAGATAATATATTTTTTTGAAATAACAAAAAAAAAATGGCGAAATTTATTCGCCACTTCTTGTAAGTATCTTAATTGCTTTGTTGATGTCCTCTTCTGTCAGACCTGTCTTTTCATCTATTTTGATGAAGTTGTCTTTTTGTCCAAGCAGGAAATCAGTGTCATCATCAAAGATAACATACTCATAATCAACATCATTATCACTAAAGTGTTCCCTGTAGTATGGTTCACCCGTATCGCAATCGTAACCAAACTTGGTACCCATACCACCATACATCTCTGTCAACCACTTCTCAATTTCATTACCCCTACATATCCAGTCCTGGGAAAAATGTTGGGTGTAACCTATGATTGGAAGGGTCAACCCACATTGTCTCAATGTCTTTTCAGTTCTGCCATTGTCGTGTCCCCAGGAAGAGGATATGACAATTTCAGCACCTATTTCAGAAAGGGTGTTGAGGAGTTTACACTTTTCCGGATCAATTCCTGATGACTTGGGATGATCACACAAGAATTGGATGGATGCCAATACACCATCTATATCCAGGAAAACTATTTTCTTAAAATCATTCATCTATGTCAAACCAAAATTTAGTAAATCTATTACTTTTAAGACGTAAATCACCTGTCACTCTGAATCCAATATAGAATGCAATCATACCCGCCACTGTTATAATTCCTATAATGGGGATTGCTGACAACAGTGTAATCAGTACAATATGTCCTCTTGTCGGGAACTTGATGTTCTCTGTGAATACACAACAACATCTCATCCAGATAAGGAGGATGAGGGAGACAATTACCGGTCCAAAATTAAAGATATAATTAAAGATGTTGTTCATAACTCATTTTCATTTAATATTTCCAAATCTGCCGGTTCCCAATTGAGTGATGTCAGTCTGTGAGTGAAGAAACAATCTCTTCCATGTTCATCCTTTATGAACTCAAAGATGTCACCGGATTTTCGCTTTCGTATCTTCGCAACCAGGTGGAGTTCAACTTCTGTCCCATAGTATGCCCACCATGTGAAGTCAATAGGGACACCATATGGGATGAGTTCCCCATTCATATCACAGATGTTACTGTATTCTTTCTTCTTTCTTTTCATTCTTGGTTATGTTAAGTAGTTGCTGATATTCCTCACATTCTCTTCTATATTCTGACTCCCACCTTGCCAGCATACCATAAAATCTTTCAGGGAGGTTAAGGTTTCTGTCTTCAAGAACTTTCATCAGAAATTTCATCCTCTCGATCTTTCTCTTGCGTCTTACCTGCCACCTTTCTGATTCAGATATCACCTTATAAATGAAACTTGTATTCATATTACTTTATATTAAGCATATTACCCAGTTCAAGGTCATATTTGGGGTTATTGAATCTCAACCAGATTATGGCATGTGGTGTGAATGTCATCTCACTCAGATACACATCACCATTGATACTGAAGAAATCTACCCTGACATACTTAAAGTCCTGGGAGAGTTTTGTGGCATACTCTATCATCTTTTCAAACCCTTTGGGTTTATCAATCTGGACATTGTAGTTTGCAGGATGATATATCAGGGACATATCAGTCAATGGATTGAAATCCATATCATAATAGTTGGTTGTCTCATTGTGTTTGAACAGGTTTGTGATTGCACACATAACTTTGGGAACACCATTGAAACAGCTGAACTTGTAATCCCTGAGTTCATTGGTCTTGAGATCTTCCTTGTATTCCTCAATCAGAATCTTGTGTTGTATGTCATGGTAATGGAACTCATAATGATTATATAGTGCATAATCAATACTCATCCATTTCCTGAGTTTGTCCTTTGCTTTTTCAAAGTCAAATGAACTCTTGTCTTTGACAACAATGTTCATTGAACTTCCATGATTACACTTTATGACAAACTTATCTGGGAGTTCATCCAGGTTTATGTCATCAACACTGTCATACACCTTTAATATTGGTATGTTGATGTCAAAACCAAGTTTTTCTTTTGCATACTCCCTGACTAACAGTTTATCTGCACATCTGGACTTTCTGATGTCCTGGTCATAGAAATTCAACCAGAACAGTTTGTCCTGTATTGTGGTCGGATTTTCAAGATTGACATCAAGTTTCCAACGATGTGCATAATTAAGTGCCTGGTTAAGATAGTCTAATGGATTTATACTGTATCCTTCCATATCACTCAAGTTTCTTACATTCCTCTTCTGTATAAAGTGAGTGGAGAGTGTCCAACCACCATTTGGTCTTCACCTTGACTGATGGTCTCCTCTGTCCTTTCAGGAGTGTTGTTCTTTTGAAGACAACACCCTCATGTACTTTGGAATTCCAACAATCCGGGTCTGTCCAGTCATTGTTCTGAACCTTTTCTATAATGTCTGCATTGAGTGGTCCGGAATATATGAGATCAGGAAGTTCAATTCCGCAATTTCTGAAACACATCTCATATGATTTGGGTTCCATATAACCTCTCTTCTTCAGGAACACATCAATGAGTGCCAGGTGCATCTTGTCACCTTCCTTGTGTTTGCCAGCGAATGAGTTCCACCCATACCACTCAAAGAAGAATGTGACTTCTTCAACACCATTGAACACATCTCCCTTACCTGAATACTCCTTGATGATATTTCCAAGTATCTCCTTGTAACCGGAGTTGTTGAAGAATCTAACCGTGTCCCCAAACTGTTCAGAGTTCTCATCAACAGTGACAGTCCTGGATCCATAAGGTCCCCAGGTTTTCTTTCTACAATTATATGTGACACAGAAGTTCTGACCGTCAAGTTTGTTGTACCCGGCGACCATCTCTCCTTTCAGTGTTCCATCATCCTGGAGTCTGGGAATACTGTCATAGTGTTTCATTTCCTTATTATTCTAATAAATTTAGTCTTATCTACTGATGTATAACCAAGTCCGGATTTTCTGTTACCAATCTGAATTTGGAGGTTTATCGCTTTTTCATTCCACTTATCAACAATTTCTGCATCACTGAGTCCTTCCCATTCATTGTCATAATGTATGTTATAGAAAATACCCCTTGATGAATTTTTTGATGATATGATTTCATCATCACTCATTTCAAGAACTTTTCTGGGTTCTTTGTAGAACAGGTAATCCTTGTTTGGTTTTGCCGGGAAAATAAAAATACCTATCATATCATTCTTTTATATCTTTCTTTTTAGTATGTTATTATAATGATTGGTAATTTCATCTGATATTTCTTTACACATATCCATTATTTTATCTTCAATAGGAAATGCAAAGATACTACCATATTCATTATCAAGTATTTCTCTCATTGCACTACATGTTTTCCAAATGATTTCAATTCCCCATGAATACGCTGAATCCAATTGTACTTTTGTCTCACAAGAGTCCATAACATTTTTGATGTAGTTCATTTTATCAATGGATTTGTATTTCTTGTAAAACAAATCAAAGAATACATTTCTTTTTTTAGTGTTCATAATTATCTCATATTTTTCATTTCAAACCATTCCTGTGAAAGCATTACAGGATATTTATCATGCTCACAAAATCCATACAGACCACATGAAAAGAACCGGTGACACTCAATCACTACAGTTTTACCTTCACTTGTGACTGCTACATCAAGCGTATATGCTCTGGGTGAATTCTTATATGCTTTCACCATATTGGAAACTGTTTCTTCATCCGGACATACGAAAAAGTCACCCCTGTAGTTTTTTGCATCCACAATTACATCATTGAATACAAATACTCTCCATTCAGAAATAATGTTATCAATTGGAGTGGAAACCTGGTAACCCTTACACCATTCATATTCAGGAAATCCCCACCATCCATTGTTGGGATCCTTTATTGTATCCAAAGACTTTCTGTACACAAGACAATCAAACCCATTCATATCCTCCGGTTTGGTTATGTTGGCAATGGTTCTGCCGGCAAATGGGAACAACTGTTCTGGAACATTGATAGGTATGAGTGCTTTCTCTGCCTGGGGGTAAAACTTCCTCAAATACTCTGATACAAACTCAACAGAACCAACAGGGACATACTGGTCCGGGTTCTTTATATCATCAAAGTTCAGACCTTCATGTTTCTTGAGTTTGAAATCCCTTCCAATCCAATCAAAGTATTCCTTACATATGGTCAACTCAAAAATGAAGTCATATGTAATCTGTTTATTTACTGTCTGTATCAGAAATTTCATAATCTGTGTCTTTTTCTATTTCTATAAGTTTTTCCGGATGCATTGTAAAGAATGAGGCAATGGTTGTGTCAAAGTTGTCAACCTCTACCTCCTGCCAATAGAGATGTGTGTAAGGGTCATGTTTCCTTACGACTGCGATGGCCTCATTGAGTTTCTCCTTTGTGGAGAAGATGCCATATAATTGATAACTTCTTCCTGCAAGTATGTACATCATAATGTTAGGAACTTAAAATACACTTACATTCTTTTTGATAATCAATTTCTTGGATGCATATCCAGAAAGTCCTCGATGTTCACCAGTATAGTAGTAAGTACCCTTTGGGATTACACACTCATATACATAACAATGACGTATACCAGAGTAATGATCTGCCATCTCATCTGCTATTTCATTTGTTGTAAAACTATGGAAGTATCCATCCTTTATCTCATTAGGATACATTGGTTTAGCCTTTCTGGCAGTGTATGTCACATTTGTTCTCCATTCAAAATGAGTCCAGGGAGATATCAGGCGTCCATTACGTTTAAAAAAGAACTTGTAGCAGACAATATCCTCTTTGGCCTTCTTGGGTTTAATAGATGTTGATAAAAGGCACATAGTTATTTCTTCAAAAGGTTCTGTAACTTAATCTTGTGTTCCTCTGCCTGGGGAGTACCTGTGAAGTTGTAGAAGTTGAAGATCTGGATCTTCTCATCATCAGTGACCGGTTCATAAGGGTAACTGTAATACACAATTGCCACAAAGCGGTCAAGGTTTCTGTTGAAATAGGTCTTCAAGTCATCATCAAAATCCTTGTAGTAATATTTCTCACCACCAACCTCAACAGGAAACTCATTGTGCATAAACTTATGGACAGTAGTGAGCCTCTGCTTGCCATCAATGACATATACAATCTTGTCACCAAGACCATCATTACTCAAAGAGTGCATGATTACAACAAATGGAGATACAACCTTGTCATAAAGGACAGACTGGATGAAAGCATTCTGCTGTGGATATGTCCATACATAAGGACGCTGAAGGTTTGTCTTGTATTTCTCAAGATAAACATCCATATCATACTTTCTTCCCCTGTGTGTGAGGTCATCACTCACAAGGGCATCACCTATTCTGTAATCCAACATCACCGGTTGGGTGTGTCTTCCAAGACTTTCCCTCAATGTGTAGAGTTCAGAATTGGACTTCATTTCATCTACTGTCAGCATATCTTATCTTTATCTAATGTCAACATAATCAATGAAAAGGAAATCAAAATTAGTTCCCATTTTCAGGTTTTTCTTGTTGTGGTTGAAAGCATAGAGCCAAGGCCATACCTTGTTTCCATTCACCAGTTTTGATGATGAATACTTGTCATGCAGGGTGGGTTCTTTGGTCTTGAAGTCATATATGACCTTTCTCCACCTGTATCTTGCCGGGAAACCACCAAAGAATATTACCTTCTTATACTTCTCTGCCAGTCTCTGACACTCTGCCTTGAACCTCTCATCATTCTCCTTCTGGTCTTTCTGGTTTTCATCATCTTCCAGTAAAACCCTACAATAGATGGTATCGAGGGCAGCCAGGGCATTTAAATCCTTGAGGTCATTCTCCCAATCACACTTGAATATAGCAAGTCCATGTGCGACCTTAAATGACTTGGATCTCTTGTCATAACGGAGTCTGAGATCAAACACTCTCACCCCATAATCAAAATACTGTTCAAGTATGGTGACTCTTTGACACCTTGCCACCCATGAAAAAGGTTTAAGCCACAACTGCTTTATTGGATTGAAAGACCAACTGTTGTGACTACCTATCTTGATAATATCATCTTTATTCATAAATCCTTTCTATTTCTATTACAAAGATAATAAAAAAATCTGAACCAACAAATTTTTTCGCATTTTTTAATCCTTATCAATGTATGGACAGTTTGGCGGAAGTCCTGCTTTTGCTGTCTTATCCAAGACATCTTTTATCAGTACTTGAGCCACCACTTTGTCCAAACCATGACAAAACACATTGGCATACTTTCTGTCCTTCTTGCTCACCAGGCAGAATGGACAATCCATACAATCTTCAAATGTAGCTTTCATTCTTCGTCATCGTCATTTTCGCAGTCATCAAACATTTCCACAACACATATACATATGACTGCCAGCATACCTACAATTAAAATACCTGCACTTAAACACATAGTCATCATCTTGGGGGTCCATACATAAGTGGTATGTTATCAAAGTTCTGTGGCCAGGGATTCTTCTTTGGTTTGACCTGTTGGATACTTGTATCCAATGATTCCCTGTCCGGCATCATTTCCAACACTGTCCTGAACTCATTGAGTTCAGTTTCTGACAGGTTGTACCTTATTCTGGCAAGCTTAACCAGCATCTCTATAAATTCTTCTCTGTTCATAATCAATCCATATGAAACGGTACCTTACTTATTGTCTCATTATCCAGTGTGAGATCCAGAAAATAATCTCCATGACGATTAACTTCCCATCTCAAACCAAGATGACTCTTGAGATAATTTTTAATCTCATCATTCATAATCAATTCTCTTTTAAGTAGTTAATTGCAAACTCAACAGCGTCCTGTTCAGATTTGTTGTTGTAAAACTTTATATGTCTCCAGTAATAGAGTAACTCTTCCAACTCCTGAATGGCATCCTCCTTACTCATAATTAATTCTTCTCAAGTTGTTTTGATTGAGCTAATATTTTGTATGCATCAATATCAACCGCAGCTGCTTCATACCCCTGTGCTTCCTTCAGTGGTTGGTTTGTCTTCTCATCAACCAAAAGATATGCCACCAGTTTATCATCCTTCCATACTTCCATTACAGTGATCTTGACACCCGGAAGGTATGTATTGGCACTCTGCATTTGTTTATCATGTGCATATTTTGTGAGTGATTCATTTATACCGAACTGATATCCCAATTCATTTGGTTCACTCAATTTTGGTTTTTCAAGAAATCCCATTTACTTATCCTTTAATATAATTGCCTTAATCTTTTCACCAAACTTGAAGTCCTTCATACCATCCAGGATTGTTATGAGTCTTCTTTTACCACCAACAGAGATATATCCATCAAGTGCATCCTTCATCATCTCATCCCTATACTCCTGTCTTCCGAGTCTGACACCCTCTTCCACTGTTTCAATGAGAACAGGTTCAGGTCTTTCTGTGTGGAATGTGGAAGCAATATAATGTTCAATCTTATCCTTTGTTGTATCTGTCACAGGGTATGCAAGATGTTCTGTCCTATCCTTTTTCTTCTGTGCAAGGAGACCTCCATAGTAACCATTCACCACATCAGTGATGTTGGGACCTTCACCTTCCATATAAGCATCCAGGTCATAAGCAAACCTCAATGCTTCTATTTTCTCCTCATCAGTCACTTCCATATTCGGATCATACAAACCCATCTGTCCTGTGAAGAAATCAAAGTCTTTCTTCATCTGCCACTTGGCACCATCCTTGAAGGCATCTCTCCTTCCGGATACTGTGATACCTTCATCAACTTCCTCTGGATGACCAACATAGTTGTCTGCTGCCTCATTGATTTCATTGAGTGCAGTATAATTATGACCTTCATTGTCATACTTTGCAATCAGGTTACCTATTCTGTAGAGTACATCCCTGTATCCCATCACCCTTGCTTTCTGGAATGTCTCACTGTATGAATCTTTTGCCTTGATGGATTCATATCTACTGATGAGACCCTCCACCTCTTTCCTTGCTTCAAGGAGGGCTTCCTTGTAACCCATATAGTTCTTTATTTCCTTCTCTTTTGACATATTCTTAAGAATTAGTTATCATTTGCTTTCTCCAAGTTATCAATGAACCAATGGCAAATCCTGTCCATATTATATACAGGAATATCAAATACCATGCCTGGTCCGGTAACATATAGTACTGGACAATGTAAGCAATGTCATTGATTAACCACATAATCCAACATTCTATCTTGTGTCGTGACATCAGTATCAGGGCTCCAAATGTAGTAACTGTGGTAAATGCATCAATCACAGGTAAGGGGTCATTGGTACCCTTTAACAACACACCAAGCAGGAGTGTTGCCAACAATACTATCGCAACAGTCCAATATCTATTTTCATTACTCATCTTTGATATGTGGTCAAAATCAGAACCTTTGTTCCACATTATGAAGTATGAATAAAGACATATTGCTGCATATATTGAGTTCTGAAAAACATCTGCCCATAGATTGTTGGCAGCAGAGAATATGATTAGAAACACCATCATCACTGCATATACAAGCCAGTTGATTCTCTTGTTAAGCCAGGCCAGAACTCCCTGTGCCAGACCAAGTATTGCACAAATAAACTCAATCATAATACTCCTTTGAAATAGTTAACACATGCTTTAACTGCATCATCATACGTATCAAATCCCATACAGTATTTGACATTGGGGTTATTATTCATACAGGCAAATGTTATTACATACCAAAGGTTTGAAGGATATTTGGTATCCACCTCTTCCTTTGGCAAATCTTTCTTCTCAAAGAATATGTACACATTCTTCTTTAACATTGTTGCCTGGATTATCTCTGTGACTGTTCCAGGTGCATCATCATTACTCAACACAAACACACAGTCAGTTGAACCACTTATACTTTCTGATTCAACCTTGACAACAGTCTCTGAATCAATCTGGTCATAGAAGTAGAATGGACCATTATATAATACACTATCATTGATTTCCACATATCCCCATTCAGGTCTGTTAATCCATATATCCTTCTTGTCTCCAAGTAGGAGTGACCGGTAATCCTTTGCCAGTAAATCAGGATTACAGTCCTTGTATCTGAACCTGAACTGACCACCAAAGTAAAATGCTTTCATACAATAAAATCTTTTTTAATTTTACAAATCTTAAATGCATGCTGAAGTTGGTGTACATACTCAATATCACAATTGTGTATCCTGTTTACACCATTATCGTGTGTTGATTCTGTGTGGATTGAGACCAGGAATTTCACACCCATATGAGGAGGATTGTAAGGAGTAATCTCTATAACACATCCTTCTCTTCTTCCATCTTCAATCAAAATATATTTTATGGTATTGTTGTCTACACCTTTGATTGGTTGGAAATCATTCTTTAAAAGGAAGTCATCACTTATGTCAAGAGGATCCACACTTGTGTTATAGACAAGGAATGTTGATGTACCATTTGTGAGTTTGAACACAATTTTCTCACCCTCCTCTGTCTCCTCCGGGATGATTCCCAGTACCTTACAGGGTTGGTTCATAGTATTGGAGAATACCCAGTCTCCACGTTTTACATCATTTGGATCCATGTCATTTCTTTTTATTGATTATACCATCACAAATCTCCAGAACCTTTCTCACCTTCTCTGTGTCAAACCAGTCATTGGTTCTTACACCTGCTTCCATATCAATCCAATATGGAGTCTTGCAGTTCTCTTCAAGATATGTTAGTTTCTCTGCCACATTGTCGGCATTGATACCTCCAGCATAACCAACCTTTGACCTGACATTGAGGAGTTCAATGTCAGTGTTGATTCCATTTCCACCGGATGCATCCAGGAGTATGGACACATGTCTGTTTCCCTTGCTCTTCATAAACAGGTCACAGTTATTGACTCCCTTCTGTTGAAGTATGACTTCATCAAAGTAATCTGACAAATCACCCTTGTATTCAAACTTCTCTGGGTTGGTCTCACTTCCTGATATGTTGAGTTGACATCTCTTGAAGATGTAACCATATCCATTTACCCAATCCAGGAATGGATTCAGGTTTCCTCTGACTGCTTCCCTTGCAATCCTTCCACACATATGTGCAGATAGGTTGAGGTTACTGTCAAGTGCTTCTATGAATGAGGGGTTGAAATACCTGTTACCATTGGTCTTCCAATTTTTTGATACAAGTACTCCCCATTCCACATAGGGATACTGCTTCTGGATTTCTGACAGTTCATTCAAGTCAGTCTTCCAATCAATACCTGTGAAAGTGATGTGCTGGAGTCTACCCTCCTTCTTGAACACTTTATCTTCCACACCCCTGAAGCAGGCATTGAACATATTGTAACCCATTGCCAGGGAAGTACCACCCTCTTTGGAGTAATAGACTTCAACCCCTCTACCAAAGTCTCTGTATAAATAGATATGACCAACCTCAAATCCATAGACCTGAGGATGGTTATCACCGATATATTCCGCTTTCTTTGTCATTACTTTATCTGAATTATTTTTCTTGCATGTTTCCTGTACTCCTTTGGGACATCTTCAATAGTGTATCCACCATAACATACTGAACCATAGTGTTGGAACACAATAGCATCACCGGGGTGAATGAGGAAAAACCACCAGGGGAGGTCTTTCTCATATATCTCCCATTCATGCATCTGCTTCTTTTCCCCCATTGTCTGAATCTTTAAAGTTCATAGTCTTGAGAATCTTTATCAGTCTTGCCAACTCAAAGTTCCTGTATGCTGTCATAGCATATGTGTGAGGATTGTTGTGATTGTAACCAAATCTCTCAATATAGTTTTTACAAGCCCTCTTGGTGATGAATGCTCCAGTATAGGGAGTCACCCTCGGTACCTTTTCAACATAAACAACACCATAGACAAAATTCCATCCAAGTTCTTCTGTCATAAAATCATAGACATCCTCTGCGCAGGTCTTGTCAACCTCCTTCCATGCTTCACGGGTATCTTCATCATATGGACCATAGTTGTCCTCATCCTTGAATGCATTCTCAACCTCTTCAATTGCCTCTTCAAGTGTCCAGTCACCATCATCATAATGAATATATGGGTCTCCACCATATTCACCATCACCACCTCTGCACTCTTCAACAGTCTCTTCCACACCCCAGAATACAGGGTCAGCATTTCCATCATTCTCCTGAGTGTTCAGTTCATGCTGTAACTCCTTCAGGAATTCATAATCCTCTTGTGAAATTTCAATATTCATATCTTAATGCCAATTTATTTCTGATTGATCTGCACCATTACATGCATTCCAGATTGGATTATCTCCTTTACAATATTTTTCAAGGGCACAGTTGTCACAGACATCACTGGCGATATACCAGCTTCCATACATCCAATCTCTTCCACTGTAATCCTTTCTGGGGTAATACCACTCGCCCATAAACTTCATAGCAATCACCTTTCCTTCTTTATTGTATCTCTTGGTGACCTTCCATGTGTGGGTATCATTCCATTCAACCTTCAGTTTCCCCTTTGTTATGTTCATGGTTTATATATTTGATACCCAGTCAGAAATAATTACTATAAACATTGGTATTATAAATATAGGCCATAAAAAACCTATGACCATAGTTAAATCACCAACTACTGGTTGTTCAAAATATCTTTTGTATAATCCTGCGGTAATACCACCAATAATAAAATATCCCAGAACAATTAAAACTATAAAATACCACGCCATATTATTCTCTTTTACTTAATGCCTCAATAGCAACACAACCGGATACAGTGTCAACCATACAACAATCTGTACCTCCAATTACAAACACTTCACTGGTGATAGTAGCCTCCTTCTTTTCAGATCCACCAATGATAGGATGGTAATAAACCTTCTTACCAATTACAATGTCTTCTTTTCTCATATCTCATCTTCATAAAGTTCATCTTCATATTCCTCATAGTGGTGACCATACTCCCGGGCATATCTTTCCAATGCCTTTTGTTCGGTCTCCGCCTTTATGACCACGCCATTTATAAAGAAATTAGTCATAGTTTTCTAATTTTCTTATTTCCTCTTCAACATCAGGACCCCTGAATGTTCTCATTATGTCAATACAATCCCGTTTGACATTTTCTGCCATCATTGCCAGGTTTCTCAATGAATAGAAGTCACGTTCTGCAAGATACCTGCCATGAGCACCCTTGAACCTGGGAATAAGGTCATATAGATTCTGTTCAGCATCCTTTGCCTTTGCTGCCCATCTTTCTTCTGTGCTGGTCATATCACTTTTTCTTTAAGTAGTGGTTTTCCATTGTCCATAATTCAGAAAACTCCAACAAGTCTTTGAAGTTTTTCTCCACATCCTCAAGATAACCACTGACATCCCTACCATCCTTATTCAACTGGATAAGGTTCTTGTAAGGTGTGAGAAGGTTTCTTAAACGTGCGCCAAGTGTTTCTTCACCGTCATGGAGAATTTCAATCTCATCATCATAGTATTCTTCAAAGATTTTACCATTACCGTCCAATCTTGAATATACAGTGGAGTATAAACACTCGACATCTATGATTTCTCCTGTTTTAATTACTTTTACTTTCATAACTTTAATTTACATTGATCCAGGATCCTTGGTGTGGTTTTTTATACGACGTTCAGAATCAAGTACTATATCATATATACACCAGATACAAACTACTGATACACATATAATGAAAATACAACACCCCGCCACAGGATAAAAAGTTGTAAAAAAGCAAAATCCTATGATTGCTCCAATCACCAGAATAAACAGTCCTATTGACTTCAACAGAACTCTAAAATCAATTCTTTTCATTTTCTTTTGTTTTTTGGGAATGCAATTTCACAATAGATAGTTGCGCACAACCAGAATATAAATCTCACCGGTGTGTAAACTGGCCAGAACACAATACAGAAGCCAGCTTCCTCATTGTCTTCAACAATGTCAAATCTTACTGCAAGAGCTGTAAGGGTGCTACCAAAAATAAAGTAGCCAATGATAATTGCTACAATCCAATACCAAGCCATAATTATATTTTTTAAAATTACTTACTACCTTCACCTTTCCAAAGGCAAGCTATCAATCCAATCAACAGTAATAATACTATCCACATATTCTTAAACATTATTTCTCCATTACAAAGATAATGATTTTTTCTTGTTATTCCAAATCATTTTGGAAATTTGGATTAGTGTATCTGTAGTTGTAAATCTTCTTGGGGAAATTCTCTCGCCTCAATATAGATGTCAGCATTATCATATCTGCCCTGGATGTTTTCCTGTCTGTCATAACAGGATTCACCACATGATATACCTTCTTGCCATCCCAGTAAAGAAGTCCCCAACCCTCGGGAAGTTCATCAGGTTTGATGACACCTTCCGGACATAGATACCATCTCCTTTGTCCAGCCTGGAACCCACCATTCTCTGCTTCCTTACTTCTCCACCATTTCTTCTGATCTGCCAGAAAATCGGAATGAGATGTCTTTACTTCAATGACTGCACTGGTATGACTTCCACATGAGTAACCCCATACATCAGTGTTCTCTGCACCATATACACAGAGTTCCACCGCAACGTAATCGTAAGTCTCACAGTTCCGGCAGAACTTCAAGTGACAGTCTTTATTTGGGCACTTCTTGTAGTCATTCTTTTTCCTATGTAACCACTTGGCACCTTCCAGACAAAGTTGGTAATGTAGGGATTTGGAATCACTCATTGTCTTTAACAATTATAAGTTTCACCTTGTCACCGACTTCTGCTCCTATCTTTTCAAGAGCATCATCCTGTTGTTCCTGGGTATAATCTAACAGTGGACCATCATGCCAGAACACTTTACAATGAATGGCATCTTTCATTATCTCCTCCTCCTTATCCTTTTTACCATTCTCATAGTTCCTGTTACACAGTTCCTGTACTTCATCACCAGTCATATGACAGGGTCGGTATTTCTGTTCCAAGTCCGGACCAGGTTCAAACTGGGGTTTCTGGTTATATTTGTGGTCATGCCATCCTTCCAGATACCAGGACTTCTGGATTATCTTGGTCTTGTGAGGAGTCATCCATCTGTAATCTCCTATCATCTTTGATTCCATCCATTGGGCACCAGCTATAAAAGAATCAATCATATCAGCATTTAATATATACTCTGTATCTGGTGATGGTTCTTTCATTCTTGGGGTTTCATCTTCTTCAAGACCTTCAAGGTAATTGGCATACCTCTCCATCTCATTCTCATAGGCTCTGTTGTGTTCATATTTCTCTGCTGCCCTTTCCAGGTCATCTCCTTCATATGCCCCCTTTGATAATATCTTGTCACGCAAGTATCTGCCAAATCCATCAAGGATATCTCCTAAATCATCCCCAATATCATCATCACCAATATAATCCTGAACTAACTGTTCTATATCCTTATCATCAATCATAATCTCACTCCTTTATAATTACAAGTTTAACTTTATCACCAAAATCTGCATCAACCTCTATATTACCAGGGTTGATAACTTTCTTTCCATCACTGATGAAAACAGTACATTCTTTTGCATCCTTCATCAACTCCATCTTCATAATCTCCTTACCTGACTCTATATCAACACCTCTTCCCTCTATGTCATGGATTCTCTGCCATTCTGCACCGGCCTTGTATGCCTGTTCCATATCACCTCTCATACAGTACAGGTATGGTGTCTCATCACATGCATCATAATAATCCTCATATTTTCTTGCAGCCTCATCCAGAGGTTTGCTGTATATACTTGTCATTTTGGATTCCACATCTGCTTCTGTGTGACCAAGTTCAATACCATATTCTATAAGAAGTTTGGCAAAGGCAGCCAAACCTTCATATGTACCCTTGTGCCAACTCTGACCATACTCATAGGTATGGACACCTGGAAGTTCCCTGATGAGTCTGTCTATGTACTCATCCATATTACCTTTCTTTTCCATTATATCTTTTTTATATTCTATTATTCAAACCCATCCATAAGGGGATTGTTGAATCCCAGATATGGATAACCATAATTACTCTTTTTGGATTTATCTCTTTTATATGTTAGTATAGCATATATGGATCCACCTATAAACGCAAGTGTTCCTACAATTAGGTAAATCAAAAATATAACACAAAGTATTTTCATTTTAGTTCATCCTGTTTTTTATATAGTTCAATACGGAGTTTCTGTGCTCCGTCGGGATCTCCATAATCATCAATCAGGGTTCCCATAATACCGAGTTCATACCACATCCATTTAAATACATTCAATAGTTTCATACTAATTTCTTCTTTTGTTATTTGACATCTTGTCACTAATCCAAAACCCCAAAAGAAATCCTGCACCAAAAATAAATAAAGTGATTAATGTACTGTTATCCATATCTCAATCAGTATATATTTCTTTGATTATAAAACTGTCACCCTCTTTAAGACCTGGTGTCTTTGAATGTTCAGCAACAAAGTATTTTCCCACAACCCATTCCTTATCTTTGAGAACAGATTTATCACAGTATCCATTATAACACATCTTGGAATAATAAATCCTGAGGACCTTACAGTGTATTGGGATTAATGTAAATTTAGTCATATTAATTCCAGTCAGTTACACTTAAATAAACTTTATATTCACCTTCTTTATATATATAAAACACTCTTTTGACTTCAAGGTTGTCACTGCCAATTTCAATGACTGATCCAATTTGAGGTACACAAGGTAGAACCAATTCCTTACCTTCATGCATACTGTAATTCTTTGTTCCGACAAGAGGACTTATTATCACTTTTATACTGTTATTCATATCATTTCTTATTTGTCATTGTCTTACCCAGGATTCCATTCTTCTCATTGTACATCTGTTTCTTGAAATACTCTATCTGTGTTGGCAGAAGATTTGCCATCCACTCTTCAAAATATCTCTGATATTTGGGGTGGTTATCCCTTCTCCAGTGATACCTCAACCACTCTTCTAATTCCTTTGTCATCATATCTCAATCAAAATGTTCAAGATCAACATCTCTTAACTTCCTCATAAGTTTCTTCCTGTGAATGAAATATTCTATACCAATATAGATAGTATAACCTATACCAAATATAATTATAAATGCAAGAAGAGTAGCAATTCCAACAAATAATGCTAAACATATTAATTCCCACATACTCATACCTCTTTTACAAATATGAACATCAATGAATGCTTTCCATCAATGATGTTGAACAGTTTAGACTTGACCTTGTATTGATGACCCTTTAACCAGACAACATCTCCCTTGTCTGGAACAATTGGTAACTCATCAGAGGTCTTTTCCTCAATCCACTGAAATGTCTTGTAATGTTTAAATCCTATGTACATAATGTTTATCTGTTAGAAACTGGAATCAATTCCATTGTTGTATATTTTGTTACATCATCTATCTTGTAGTTGATACACTGTGCTTCATACTGCAACAGTTCATATCTCTCACCCTGGAAGGTGTCCCTGTGTTCTGGATTATACCAGAAGTGGTGATGGTGGTCTGAAAAGGAACTTCTTGTAGGTTGTTCCCTGTGTTGTCTCAACTGTATCTTCTGACCTATCCTGTACTGCTGGGTATATTCAGACAGAGTCCCCATAACCCTGAACTCCTCTTTTGAAACTATGTCTATTACAGTTGCTTCATAAAGACCATACTTTATCTTACCTGTACATTTTAATATGGCAACAGCAGATCTCTTGGAATCATAGTTATCATATGATCTTGACTTGGTTTTGTCCTCAAGTTCATAGAACTCATGTAACCATACATACTGCTTTTCGGTCTCTGTCAATTCTTTCATTTCTTTCTGCGGTATTCAGGTCTTGTAGTATATCTGTCAAGGTCTATTTCAGCAACCTCATACCTTTTTCTGTACCCAGCACTATGTACATCTTCTAAAAGATTTTCTTCTGCTTTTTCTCTTGTGCTGAAAAAATAGTCCAACAAATAACTGTCTGTTTCACAACCATTGCATCCATCCCATTCAGACTGGATGCATTTAATTCCATATATTTTCATAACTCAATAATTTTTCATTATAAAAATAACAAAAGTGGAGAGTATATCTCCACTTTTCATGATATTTTTCACATATTTTATAACTTCCAGTGTTTCCTACACACTGCCTTATATGTCACATCTCCCGTCTCTATTGCGACAGTTCTTCCATCTGTATCCCTCACACCATTTATATATCTGATATGACAGGTTGCATTACAGTTACATCCTTCTATCTCACAGGGAGTCTGGATTTCATTGAGGTTATCTGCCAGGGCCAACAGGTATCTGCTCCCTTCAAAGAGATTACCAGTCACATCAGTCTTGAGTCCAAAACAGAACACATCAACATCCTTTTTGTCACATACATCACAGAGTGTCAGGACATCTTCCCTGGATAGGAACTGTACCTCATCCACAAAGAGAACACCATAGTCAAGTTTCTCCAACTCTTCTTTCAGATTCTTGTAGTAATAGGTCGGTTCCTCGTTCTTCGTAATTCGTGACTTTGTGATACCCCAACCAGTGAACACACCTTCCCTCACATCTATACAGGGTTTGACAATGATGGGTTTCTTCTTTCTCCTCTTATATTGGTCAAACATTGTGAGCATCTGGGTTGTTTTGCCGGCACCCATACAGGCATAAGTGAATGTCAGTTTACCCATTGTTCTCCACCTTTACTTTGAAATAATATCTGTGACCATACTCATCAGAATCAACACTGACAAGTTCAAATCCTCTGCGGCCGAATTCGTTGAGTTTCGCTTCACTCAATTCTGTAGAAGTCTTAATGACCTTGTATCTAAATGTATCCATATGTTTAAAAGATTATATCATTCCTGATTGGTGTAAGGACATTGATATACTTAATATCCCTGTCATCATCTACATTCTGTACTACCCAATAGAAGTCTGCCATTGGATCGTTATCTTCAATGGCAATTATTCTATACTGGACATAAACCGGTTCACCATTATATAGGTACCTGAGTTTCTCCTTATCCTGCCAAATCTTTCCAATGAATTTACGGAAATCCTCCTTGATGTCAAAGAAGGCAGGAGTCCATTTTGGAAATTCCGGGGATCTTGATCTCTTTATTCTTTCAAGTTCATCCCAGTCTTCCATAGTCTTGAGGACATAAACATCCCCTTCACCATACAAACCTTTTGCTTTATATTTCTCCATATCAAATCTCCTTTATGGGTACAAACACATCATAACCTTCATCATCTTCATAATGGTTGATTGTGTCATCAAATGTGGTACCGAACTTATGTCTTTTATAATGAAATTCCTCCCCATCCCATGTTGCCCTGTTGGTGTTCCGGCAATATCCATCATAAATTACACCTGTGATGAGTTCTGATTTGGGTATGGGTATGAAGTGTTCTCTTACATACTGGTGGAAATCCTCCACACTCATACTCCTCCTTTCCTCAAATGTGAAGACATCATCGGTCACATACATACAGATATAGTGGAACAGTTCATTATCAGTCATAACCTTAAGTATTATAAAGTAAATATAACAAAAAAGTGATGAACTTTTGTTCATCACTTTTATGCTGAAAGTCTTTTACTCATCAGGAATTTCCTTAATTCAAGATTCCGTTTTCCACCCATCATAATGAGCCATACCGGATTTTCGGATTCAGATGAATTCTCATCAAGTTCATCTTCATAAGAAGGATATGACTTCGAATCCCAGACCTTGTCTTCAACCAGGAATGATATTGAAGTCATCACATCACCAAGATCTTCTTCATAGAAAGCCATATAAGGTACACCTAAATCGATGAGGGTGTCCCTACATTCTTTCAATTCAGGATATGTTCCACCATCAAGTATGATAATGGTCTTATCCACATTAACCCACTGTATATATTCAGTGGATTTGTAGAATTTCTTTGCGTATTCGACGATTGAGTGTGCTGATTGAACACCTTTTTGAATTGGGTTTAGTTGCCTCAGCACCAAGCTGTACATTCTATATTTTCCCATACGTTATTTATGTAAATTGAAAAATAATTTATCCGCCGATTGCGACAAGATAGTCATTTTCCCAGTCAAAACACTTCAGGATATGCACAAAGTTGAATATGCAGTACTTGTAACCAAACCCATTGGTAATCCACCACTTATTGTCACTGGTATCTACATTGGTGTATCTTTTAGTACCGTCTTCATTCTCCAGATAGTCTGCCCACATCCTTGCGTCAAACCTTGATTCACGACATACATGTTTGATGGCTTCATCCCAGGTAGGTTTCTCCCAGGACAAATCTCCATGTATCTTTTCACCTATTATTTTATTGTCATAATCAATGGTGTTTCCCCATTCATATTCAAAGGTGCGCTGCCTGATTTTTTCTATGATATTCCTGAGCTGGTCTTTGGATATTGTGTAGAAAGATACATCCTCTTCACACTTCAGTTTGTTTGTGAAGATTCTGCTGCATAGGTTTTCCCTAACCTCCATACCAGTGTCAAGTATATTTGCAAGGGTGTCATACTTGATTTTCTCCTTTTCAAGTGTGGCATATATCTTGTCATAATTGACCTCAAACTCCTCATCTGTGATGTCCCTTATTGAATCAACATCCTTCTTTGGACATCTGTATAAACTAATCTTATAACTCATAATTAAACAACATGTGATGTAATAATATTTGCTGATTTCTGTGCCCTGGTAACAGCCACATACCTGAGCTGCTTTTTTACATTCTTGTCAAGACAGCGGTTGATGTCATCATCATTGATGAGAACATGCCTGAAGGTACTTCCCTGACTCTTGTGGATTGTATGGGCATAACCATAGTCAATCACCTTGGCCTGGATCAGAGTTCCATACTTGTCATATACATTGTCATTGACAAACAGGAAGTCATCAATGGCATTTATCTTATCAAGACAGGTCAGTTTGTCATTTTTGTTTTCCGCTTCCCTGTAGAGATTCCACTGATGGACTTTCTCATATGCAAGGGCAACCACTATCTCCCTGTTGTGAGAGTTGTTCTTGACATCAATCAAAGGAACATCAATAGGAATACCCAGTGAGTCTTCAATCTCAAGGTCAATGATTTCAAGGTTGTAGTCATCCAATCTTGATTCATTGGTGTATGTTATCATTCTGCTTACATCCTCTTTATGGACAATGACATCATACATTTCAGGAACACTCTTGACTGTATATGCCTCCGAATTGACCACAACATATACAGCACCTGATAGACCCATACCCTGATACCCCCAGTTACTGTATGCCATCAATGGTTCCCCAGGTTGTGGATTCAGACCGTCATAACCAAGTTTCTTGCGGATCATCCTGTTCAGTTTCTCCACATTGGCATTGGTGTATGTAAGTACCCTGAAGTAATTGGGATCATCTTTCAGACCTTCAATATGATTGTCAATTACATCAAGAATTGCTTTTGTATCCTTACTTGAGATATATCTGACACCATCTCCCTCTTCATTGATGTGAGTTTCATATGTGAATCCATCACCTGTTCTTACAGAAGTGGATTCATTCAGGATGGAGTCATCATCAGTTCTCATCACTTTGGTGAGTTCCACTATCCTGTGATCTGTATTTCTGAACACAATGGAGATGTCATCCTCATTGACAGGAGACAACTGTGCTGAATCACCTATGAAGATTATCTTGCACTTTCTTTCTCTTGCCTTGAGAATCACATCAATATAGTTCTGGATGGAAAGCATAGATGCCTCATCAATAATGATGATTGAGTTTGGTTTCACTTTGTCATCAGATAGTTTCCTTGCTTTCTTGGACACATCATATGTTTCACCCTCCATATCGGTTTCAATCATGATTCCAAAGAGTGAATTGACAGTAAATACCTTCTTTCCTACTTTCTCCTTGAGTACACCTGCTGCCTTGTGTGTAGTGGCTGCAAAATGAACAGTATGACTCATCCAGTACCTCTTGTTGACAATTTCCATCAGGGTGGTCTTACCTGTTCCAGCCCATCCGGATATGGTCATAGCAAATTCAGTAGGACTTGTTATGAAGTCATTTATCTGCTTGATGACATCCTTCTGCTGGTCATTCAGCAAGAAGTCAAGCCAGACTGTATATCCATGATCCAGGATATTCTCATATTTGCCTTTCTTAATCATTTACTTCAACCACTCTACCATTCTTGGCATCTTTGACAATTGTTTTCAACATCTCTATGACTCTGCCGGCATGTGTCTTAAATGCCCAGGTACCATAACAGTTTTTGATTGATGTGTTGAAGATGAACAATGTACTACCCCGGTATAACTTACCGACCTTCAGCCACCTTACATCCATAACCTCTTCCTTTGTTTCAATCTTTGATGTGTCTATGTCTGCATCTGTCCAGCACATATACCACAAGTCAACAGTCTGATTGGTACTCTTGGGGTCACTATAGACATACATAAAATGGATGTTTTCCTGATTGAGGATGATTCCGGTCTCTTCCCTCACTTCCCTCTGACAGGCCTCTTCAAGAGTCTCATCCCAGTCTATAAATCCACAGGGACAACACCATTCACCAGGATGGGTTACTGCATTACCTCTCTGTTCCACAATAGTGTAGATGTCTCCGGTTTCATTGTCTATCTTGAATACAATAGGTATTACCACAGTACTGCGGGAGATCCACTGATCCTTTCCATTCTCATCCTTGATACATTTGTTTGGTCTGCTCATAATAAATACATTTTTTGACAACATAAAAATAACAAAAGAGTCAGGTTTTCCTGACTCTTTCTTCAATTATTTTTTGATGAGTAACTGTAGGATATTCGGACTTATGTAATTGTACAAAGCTGCTTGACCATGCACATACATCTCTTTTGTCTGAATATACACCTCATCAGCACCCGCTTCCTTCAGTTTGAGATTGAGTTCCTGTAGGTCATCCAGTGTAACCTTCTTCATAGGATTGAGTATTTCATAGAATTTTCCAGCTTCAGGATTGTCTTTCATATAATCTTCATGACCTTTCTCATATACCTGATTACCTATCTCAACCCAGAATGAGTAATATTCCTCATTACCATCAATGGATTTTTGTACAGGTGTGGCATCATAACCAGACAGATTATTCTGGTCATGGAACTTTTCATTCATCCACCAGAGGATGATACTGTAATACTCTCTCCATTTAGGAGTCCTGTATGTTTTTGTTTCCTCCTCCATAAGATGCTACTGAATCAGGTTTAAAAAATGCCTTCAGTTCTTCCATAGACTTACACTGGAACAGGTCAAGTATGAAATTCTCTTCCTTTTTCTTGTCTGTATTCTCATCATAGTCATCCAGCATGCCATGCTCATATCTCTTCAACCAATACCTCTCTGCAAAGTTCATACCTACATATCCATCAAATGGGTTACCATAGAGTCTCTGCATGACAATCAGGAAGAAATGTGTGTACATATTCTGGTTGGAGTATTCACCATTCTCCTTGTATAGTTTAATTACATATGGTACAACATCCTTACCTTTCTCAACAACACTGTCAATGTTCTTGTGACTGGTTGAAATACAACTCAAGAAGATTGTGGAATTGACATAGGCAGCTGCCTCTTGCCTGACAAACTTCTCAAGTTCAGGCATATCATCTGTGATTTCAGACTTATACATACTTCTTTGGATCTACCTTGTTGATGAACTTGTATATGAGCTGACCACAACCATCAATGTCATCCTTATTGACCATCTCATGTGTTCCGCTGTGCATATATCTGCAAGGGATACTCAACAGGGTTGTGGCACAGTTGTCTGACATCATCTGGATGTTGTTGGTGTTTGTACCTCCTGCCTTGCCGGCAATGAGTTGCAACTTGATGTCATAATCCTTTGCAATCTGTCTCAAGTCTTCATTGAGAGGTCTGTATTTGTCAGGACCATAGTTCAGGACAGCACCATCACCCATCTTTGCAATCCGGCCTTCATCCTCACCAATCTCCTTGGTGCAGTCATGACATACATCAATATCTATGGAGATATGTGGCTGAACCTTTCTTACTACAGGACCAACACCCCTGGCACCAGTTTCCTCTGATGTGATGCATGCACCATATACCCTGATGTTCATCTCCTTGAGTTCATTCTCATCAAGTTTCTTCAGGACATCATAAACGATTCCGCAAGCAACACCATCATCAAGACCTGAACCTACAATGTAGTTGCCATCAGGACCAAAGTCCATATTCAGACCACTGTTGTTGAATACAACCAGGTCACCTATATGTACACCGAGTTTCTCAACCTGTTCCCTGGATGTACATCCCAAATCAAGATAGAGATCCTTATGTTCTGGACATTTCTTTCTGTCATCCGGTTTTTCTATATGTATTGCTTTATAACTACAGAAGCAGGGGATAAGTTTCTTCACACCATCATTGTTTGTGATGACAAAGAGGTCTGAATCAATTACTGTCCTTGGAGAGAATCCACCCTGGGTTGCATACTTGAGGAAACCATTCTTTGTGATTTCAGTCACAATGAGACAGTTCTGATCAGAGTGACCGGAGATGAGGATTTTCAGTGCATCCTCCTTTTCACTACCCACACTCACACATGCATTCCACATCTTATCAATAAACTCTTTCTTGACTCCTTTGAGTCCACAGGCATTACTGACAAACACTTCAGCACCTTCCTGTTCAAACCCTGAAGGTCTGTAAGTCTTCAAAAAATCTTCTAAAAAATTCTTATTCATACATAAATACATTATAAGTTCAATTATAAATATAACAAAAATATGGTACCAAACTTTAATAGTTACAACTTTCTTAAGGAATCTATTTCAATAAAGGAACTTGAAAATGGAAACATCAGGAATCTGAGTTATTCACAGATGAAGAATGGTTTCCTTTCAAAGGATTATGAGTTCCTGGGAAACATATCTTTCAAAGTAAAAACTTTTAATAATTTTGCATATAAGGAAATCAAGGCTGTTGTTCCTGATGAAATATGTGATAAATTATATGAATGTGGAGGTAGAGATTATATTTCTCATAAACCAAGTAAGGCATATTTGGACACACATACATTCGGTACAGAAGGTAAAGTGGACAGACTCCTTGAAGTATTGTCAGAACCCAATATTGAGAAAGTTAAATCATGCTTCACAAACAAGGGTGACCTCTATTATGTTCTTTGGAATGAGGAAAACAAATACTTCTATTTCACAACAATAGATTCAAAATCATATTACAGCAGTAACAATGATGCAATAGGTTTTCTGGAAATGTTCATCAAAATCAGGACATCAGGTCTTGAGGAAGTTACAAAGGAAGTGGATGAACTTTATGACAAATATCTTGAAAAGCAGAGGGAAGAGGAGGAAAAGAGAAGAATAGAAAAAGAAGAGGAGGAAGCCAGGACTGCCGCAGAGAAGGCAAAGAAAGAAGCATATGATGCAAGGGTTGAGGCACTCAAGGCAGATGTTGAGGCAAATCCTGACAACTATGAGGAGATTGCTGCCCAGGATGTTCCAAAGGAAATTGCAGATGCACTGAAATCTGATGATTATATGGATGCACCTTATGTCAAATATGATGAGTTCATCTCAATGAGTCCTTATGATGTCAAGACTGTTATGAGATATGTCAATGATGACAACTTCTCAAAAGGATATAAATATGAAGTTGAAATTAATTGTTCAAGACCAGGTACATACTGGGGTGATTAAAATAAAAATGAGAGGCAACAACCTCTCATTTTTTTATTTACCTACTGTAAATCTCTCATATGTCTGGTTCAGTTGGTTGTGAACCTTATAGAACACACACTGTTTAGGAATATTCTTGAGTTTCCATGCACCTATATAAGTCATTGTTGACCTCAATCCTCCAAGGAGTTCCTCAATCACATCACAAACAGATCCTGTATAAGGCATCAGAGTTACACGACCTTCACTCGCACGGTAACTGGGTTTACCATTACCAAACTTTTCCTGGGCCAGAGTTGAACTCATACCATAGAACTGTTTGAACTGTTTCTTATCAAGATGGGGATCAAACACATAACCAGGATTATATAATATTTTGTCATACTCACCATTGAAGACATACTTCTCAACAGTCTCACCATCTGCCTCATCAGTTCCTGCAAACAGACTTCCTATCATAATGAAATCCGCACCGGCACCAAATGCCTTACCCAAATCTCCAGGACAGGTGATACCACCATCAGAACAAACCATACCTCCGACCTGGTGAGCTGCATCTGCACACTCTACGACAGCGGAGAACTGTGGTCTTCCGCAACCTGTCTGTCTTCTTGTGAGACACTGGGCACCATTACCGATACCTACTGCAACACAGTCTGCACCTGACAGAATCAGGTCTTCTGTGATATCACCAGTAACCACATTACCAACCATAATGAACATATCTGGAAACTCCTTCCTGAGTTCAATGACTCTTTCCTTTACCTGGGGAATATATCCATTGGGAACATCAAACTTCACACCAATCTGTTCACCGGTTGCCTTGTTTATTTCCCTCAGTTTCTCAATACCATTATCTCTCAATCCTATTGCAAGGAGACATCTTCTCATACTTCCGTCACCTTTGTGGATGAGTTTCTTGTAGAAATCAATCAGTTTGTCAGTATCATGATATTTGTGAAGGCAAGCAAACATACCATTCTCCAACAGTTTCTCACTCACTTTAAAGTTACCTATGGTTCCCATATTGGCCTGCATAATACCAGTACCTGTGATTTTATATGGACACCATTTGAATTTGTACTCCCTGGTAATATCTACCTTACTTCTCGAATCAATACTTGACCTCCTGGGTTTAATGAGAACATCACTGAAGTCAAGTTGTACATTGTCTATAATCTGCATAATTCAATTAAATAATCCAGATTAAATATAACAAAAAAGGTTCAAATTATCTTGAACCCTTTAGATATGCGAAATAATATTTGTTGTTTTTCTCCACCACTATGTCATCTTCCAGTGCAAGTTTGTTGAAGATGGATATAATTTCCTTGTTGTTTGTCCTACACCAGTGGGAACTGTATATGTTCCCGAACTCATGTATGAATGCCTTGTAGATTCCATATCCCAGACCTTGGTCCCGGAGTCTTTCATCAATGAATATATGAGGTTGATACAATGTCTCTCCTGACACATAATGAGGTTCTATGATGAAGTTCACATCATCAACAGACATCTCCTTACCATCAACAATGACAGGAAGTCTGACCTGCCAGTCATTGATTTGGATCTCCTCACCAAATGTAATCTCACTGTTTGTAAATCTTTTCATACTATATTTACGAAAAATCCCGGACTTTCATCCGGGATTTTGTTTAGTAGAGTTTCGCACCACAGTTGGAACAGAACTTATCCTTTGGACTTACCTTCTTTCCGCACTGACTGCAATATCTTCTTCTGGTATCCTCAACCCTTATCTGCTTCCTTGAATTTGGAAGGATAAGGATGTTCTCTGTCTGGAATGGATAGTAATCAAAATTAATGTCACAGGTTGTAAATTCCTGGTCTGATCTTCCACCTTTTTCTACCCTACCTGTCTCCATTGTAAGGTCATGATCAACTTTCTTGTTTGCACTCTTGTCAATCTCCTTTTTGAGACTTCTTGAACGAGAACTTGAATCCAAGCAAGCAGAACTTGCTGTAAGAACTGTATCAGGTGTTGCTGCTGAACCTGTGATGGTTGAAGCACTGTAATAACAGGTTATATTGTCATTGTTGTATAATTTGGTACCACTACTCCAACCATTATAACCATCATAAACTGTTGAGACACCTCGACAGAAACTGAAAGTGTTTTCCCTTTCATGGTAGAACTCAATCTTTACCTTACCATTGTTACTGGTTGCATACTTCATCTCACCTGTGTTTTCAACCTGGTATGTAGAGAATAAGAACTTACTGTTCTCATTTACAAACCTGTCAAGCCAGAAACTCTGACCTGGTTTCAACACAAGCATATTACCTATGGACTTGTTGTTCACAGAAATCTTAATACCCAGATGTGTCTGATAAGGATTTTTGAGATAGATTTGGAATTCAGTACCATCATTGAGGTACACTGTTCTGTCAGATTCAGAAGTCTTGTATTCCTTGATTAGATTTTTTTGGATGGCAATCTTTGCCAATGAGTCTTTAACGATAAAATTAGACATACTTTATTAAATTATTTTGTATTTAACTGTCTCTAATCCATTCGTGTCTTTTATTAACACTCAAAAGGTTCCGGAATCCTCTGGACCAAAAACATTGTATATTCATAGTATTTATGTGCGGAGGGTAGAGGATTCGAACCTCTGGAACCCATAAAGGGTTCAACTGCTTAGCAGGCAGCCCCTTTCGTCCACTCAGGCAACCCTCCGAAAAACAGACTTTCAAGTGACCGTATGCTTCTCCGTCTGTTATGGATCCCACGCATAGTTTCGTACGTTTCCCGGCTGAACTATGAACCGTTGCAGTATGTACTCCTGGAATATACTGCACTTATACCACTTTTATTTATGGGTCATATATGAAGTTAATCAAGACACCCATAAACTCACCAGAGAGCATATTGTATTATTCTTTTGGGAATAATTTCTTATAAAGTGAATAGATACCAAATCCCTGGATGATGAAGTTGATACCAGCAACCCAACCATAGAAGGAATCAACACATCCTTCTGCTACACCATTCCAAACACCTGATGCTGTGATGATGGCAATGAATCCTGCAAGAAACAAGGCAACCACCTTACCAAAGTATTTCAAATCATTCATACTCATATAACTTATTTTGTATATTAAATATAACAAAGTTTTTATAAAATATTTATGTACAAAAGAGAGGATGTTTTATCCTCTCTTTTATAGTACATGATGATATTTTATGTATTCATAATAAGCGTAACTTCGTGTACTACCTTCCATGCTTCCAAAACTAACACTTACTTTATTTTGGAAATGTAACATGAAATAATCTGGATATGTCCAAACATCTGTTCCAGTACCACTTGGATTTGTTGGCCACTCAGGTATTTTACTTGGTTCAACAGATTCAAAATCATCTCTGGTTATCAAGTGGTCATTGACATAAAATCCATCTTTGTCAAATTTTATAGTAACTTCATAATTAGTATCCTCATCAAAATAAAATATATCTGAATCAACAATTCCCATTGTTCTACGATTATAAGTGGTATTACCAATCTTAATTCTATTACTGCTTAATGCAGAAAATCTTATTCGTAAATCGTTAACATCATTGGGATAATAAATATGAAGATTATATTTTTCTCCACTACCACTTGGGGTCCAGTTGGCTATATCTTCTCCAATAGAGATGATGTTCTGCTTTGCTCTATTTAAATTGCGTAAATCTATTTTGGCTTCAATGTAATCTCCTCTACTAAAATCAAGGCCCTTTACGCTATTTGAAAATTTTACGCCATTATGTGGTTCTGCACCTCTATACAGTTCCCCATGATTGTTGAAGCCTTCTCGAAAAAACGGTCAACATATGATGCTACATCATGATCCCAAATCTGCCAACCATCAGGAAGATCCCAGTCATCAACTGTTACAGTAAACTCAATAGCTTCAGCAGTTATATAATACCTGTAAACATAATGCTTACCAGAATACCAGTTAGATACATAATTTCTAGGAGTATTATTTGTCATATCACTACCGGTATTAATTTCTTTTACTACCTGACGACCAGTGAACTCCACTTTTTCACCATTAGTATTCTTAATGGTTATATTATAAGTTATGCGAACCTTATTAGGTACAGCCTGAGGAACCATTATTGCCTTTGATATTGTTGTGTATTTTGATGATGTAAGACCACAATTATTAGCAAAGTTTAAAGTATTGTTTGTTGTACCACCTGTAAAAGTTGTATCAGGTTTTGTGGTTGCAGTTATTTTAGATATATCAAATGATATTGAACCACCAGTGTAAATAGCATATGCAGTACCATCACTATTCAAGAAAGCAATCTCTGTAACAGTTATAGTATCAATGTTATTTGTTGCTCCAGCATGTTTACCCTGGAACTCAACCAATGTCAATGCATGCTTAAATGTCAATGGAACATAATACTTATTTGGTGTAGTATTGTTATAAGTTCCAACTGTCTGATGATACTGATTATCAGCTATTGCATAAAGAACATCCTTTGTAGAAGTACTATCTGTTGTTGATGCATTAAGTGTAATAGTAACAGTGTTTCCTGAACGAGAATAATCAGTTGTACTATATGGATAAATTGCCAAGAAGTCAATACTATCCTTTGTGACATTATTGTTATCTGACTTTGGCCAATAATACTTTTCACCACCAGTAGCCCTGGCTGTATCCTTGTTTACTGCATAGTGACCATTGTCAATCAACAAATGATTGGTTCCTGCTGCATAGTATGAATAAACACCAAACTCTGATCCATCTGGTAAAGTATCACCATTAATGACTGCTCTTGTCATCAAACCCTTGCCTGCATGGGCACCGAAAACAATCTCCACATTCTCATTACGAGAATTATATGTATCAGGTACAATATCTATTTTTGCACATGATACGATTACCATTAATATGGTTAATAATGTGAATAAAATCTTTTTCATTTCAATTAAGTTTTTTATTATTATTTATGTATTATTTATGTATTATATTTCTATTTCTTGAACCTCTTCCTCTTGCCAGGGTTCAACATCAACATTAATTCCACCACTGTCCTGATCCTTCCTTCTCAATGTTGAACTGTTAATCCTTATTGTTATTATTCCTCCTTGTGGTTGTTTTTTAAGTTGGTCTGTAATATTGACAATTCCATTAAAACTTCCTGATTTCTCAGTCTCAATATTTATCAAACAGTTGTATATATAATTATCAGGAGTCTCCCATGAACTTTGTTCATCATCACTACCCAAGTTCAATATAGTGAATTTTGACGCAAAAATCAAACTATCCTCTACCACCTGTGGGGGTTTGATGTCAGTTGACCTGATTTCTTTCTTTCCGGTATATACAGGAGTGTTGGTGAAAAGATTCTTTGAGGAACTCACACCGGTTATTCTGTATTCCGGAATACCTTTCACATCAATATCCAAACTGTCATCCTTTACAATAATAAACTGTATAAGGTAGATGTATGATACCGGTTTTAATTCAGTATTGATGTCATACACATATATTAACTTGTCATGATCATATACCTCTTTATATTGAGACAAATCATCTGACAAAAATACATTCTTTTGATAAACACAAAATATCTCACCAGGTTGGTTTGTCAAATCATAATATACATCTTCAACAACAGACTTTGTACCAGGAGTGGTTGTACTTATTAAAAACTTGTTGTCTATATAAAAATCCTCGGTGTTTTCTGTTTTATTGAAAATCAAAAAGTCATATGTATTACCTAATTCAATATCTATCAGTTGACGTTTTCCTGTGTTTAATGTCTTCCTTTCTATTATCTTTTTGTTGTTGAATATCACAAGGTCAACATTATCCACCTTTGAATAACCTATTGGTCCATACAAAGTGGTGTCCCAGTCATATCTTAATGTACTTTGAATGTTTGTATTCCAATATGCTTCTATTGATACCTGAGTCTGTACATTAACGGTGACTGCTGCATCACCCTGAAGATATAGAGGTTTCTTATCACAAGCAGAAAAAACTAACAACAGTGAAACAATAAAAACTAATACTTTCTTAACCATATCAAGTCGTATGTTATATTGAAACCTATTGCAGTAGGTCCGAAATAATTAAGTTCAAGTCTCCTGGGAGTAAATTCACTGGCCTTCTTATGCCAGTTGTAGTAATACTTTCCATCCCAGGGATTAGAGGCATGATATGTGTCAAATCTTGAATACAGATAACCCAACCTGACATAAGGTTCAAACTTCAGTTTGGGATGTTTCTTACTCCTGAACACATATCCATAACCTATACTGATTCCATTACCCTCACCCTGGTATCCATTATCTGCATCAAAACAGATGTCATATGTGAAAGTGTTTCCATATATTCCAAAGTAATGACCATAGTACTCATTGTTCAAGTACTTCCTTATTCCAACAGTACCATTGAGGATCTGGTAATACCAATATACATCATCATTGTGATACCAGGGGAATGTGTAGTCAAATTCAAGTGAGAGTCCCCAGAGATGTGTGTAGAGTTCAGCTTGAATACTGGGGGTGATGAGAACATCAGAAAGGAGATTTGTCTTTACTGCAAGAAGAGGTATCCTTTCCGGTTCCTGTTTGATATATACAGTATCAGTGCCACAGCACTGGTAGATTGTATCCATCTCCTTTATATATATGGTGTCAAACAGGGTTATGGTTTCAGGTGCTTTTTTGAGTTGGATTTCAATATAAGTTGCCCTCAACCTTTTCCAGTTCTTCTCATCATAACCTGTCTTTTCCAGGAATAGGTCATAGTCATTGATGACATTGACCTTCTGTCTTGGAATACTGTCCATAAAATATGAGTGTACCTTTTCGGCCCTGGTGACAGCAAGGTAGTCATTCCATTCCTTGTTTCCTTCTGGGGATGCAGATCCCACCAACAGGATACTCTCAATATTATCCTTGTTGCTGTTGATATAAGGTACAATTGTGTTTATGAAATTGTCATATTTCTCATTCTGTACAAACTCATCTGTGTTGAATAAAAACTCAACAGTAGATGATACGACATTCTGCGATTGCAGTGATGTCATACCAAGGAATAAAAATACAATGAATATAAATATTCTTTTCATTGAATAAAAAAGGGACACTCACAGTATCCCAGCAAATAATTGTCCTTTTTTGGTGGAGGATATGGGATTCAAACCCATGACCTCCTGAGTGCAAATCAGGTGCTCTAGTCAGCTGAGCTAATCCCCCAAAGATTCCAGCCTGTTAGTTCTGTTATTTATTCAAACTTCTTGGAGTTCTTGTCAAGATTCAAGCTTCTCCTCTTGGTCTGAATAAGTGCCTTCACTATGGCAGGCAGATAATTGTAGAGTAAGATGACCATCCTGGCTTCTTCCTTCTTTTCCTTTACCTGGTCAACGGAAAGTCCTGAAAGGTCACCGAAATACTTGAACACTGCAATCACATCATTTGCAGTGAGGTCTTCCTTGTGGTGAATTGTACCCAGGAAGTTGACATTGGAAAGGATGATACCTTTCTCAACATCATATACAGGATGTGAATATATCTTCACAAGTCTGTCATACATCAGCAAGTATACCTTCGCCATATTCTGTGACTTACGGAAATACTTGTGGGGAAGTATGAACTCATGTGTGAGGATTCTGGAGATATAATCCAGATTCTTCATATTGTCCACATCCTTACATAGTCTTGAGAACTCAGAGATGAATTTGTGAGTGTCTGCTATAACAGTATCAACAAACTCTTTGTCCTCAACCTCATTCAAAAGATTTTCAAAGATCTCAATACATTTGGAACCCTGTGTGTTCCTTCTAATGGTAATCATCAAATCCTTGATCTGCTGATCCCTCTCTTCTGGTTTCATTAATTTTGACATAAATTTGACTTTTTATTTTATATGGATTTTAACTAACAGGCCAAAATCCTTTTTCTTGAGCCCCAGGCCGGAATCGAACCAGCAACCTACGCATTGGACTACATAAGGGAATCGAACCCTCACTCCTATGAGCCTTTTGATGTAGTCATAGTTTTTAAAATGGAATTTCGCCATCTATACAAGTGCGTTGCTCTACCATTGAGCCACTGGGGCAAATTATCAATTGTACTTCCTTCTACCTTTTCTACCATTTTTATTATGGTTCTTAAAGGTTTCAGTCAGTGAGTGATGATTTGGACAAAGGAGTTGTAAATTTTCCTCTTTATTATTTACGTAATTGCCATCTATATGATGAATTTCCAAAGGAACATTACCAGTAAATGGATTTACTTCACTCCATCCACAAATTTGACAACTACATTTGTACTTATTAAAAAGGTATCTCCTTATGTGACGAGAAATTCCATATTCTCCTGTCAATCCAGATTCTTCACCCTTTTTCCATTTTTCAATGAACTCTTTATATTCATACTCTCCCTGACATTTGTTTGAGCAGAACTTTCCTTTTGAAGACCTGTAAATGTTATATTCACATCCACAGTTTAAACAGATACCCTTATTACCTTTTCCTTTATTGAAAGTTTCACTTTCATTTATCTTTCTTTTCTGGACTAATTCAATACCAAGTTTTTTTGCAACTTTCTTGATGTTATTACCTGAACAATTGAACATTCTACCAATCTGTTCATATGGTAATTTCTGAACCTGTATCAAATCTACCAGGGTATCTTTTCTATCTTCCCAGTTTGTCATAGTTGAACTTTTATAATCCTTATAAAGTATTTATGAAAGTTCAAGTTCAATAATTTTGAGCCGATGGAGAATACCGAGATCTCGACCTGAGGTTTACAAAACCCCTGCTCTGCCACTGAGCTACATCGGCATTAAGAGCCATAGATTAATTCGAAGTCCTCTATGTTGTTACTTGATGTTTTAGAACACATAAACTACAATATGGTAGGCCCCTATGTGTAATCTTTACTAGTATCTTACACCCGTAGCTTCTTCAAGTATCTCTTTGTGGGTGATGAGGGATTCGAACCCCCGACCTTCTCGGTGTAAACGAGATGCTCTGAACCAGCTGCGCTAAACACCCTTAAAGACTGTTTTGTTAATTTTCTTTGTTTTTGTTCTGAGAAGTGCCCAGAAAAACTCACCGGTCGCCACCGTTTATCCCCGTACAGTCAAACATGCTCTAAAACATCACTCCTCCTGGGTCGAACAGTTCTCAATAAGACTCTCACTGTAACTATCTTTTTGTCATCTTGGAGTGCCCTCCATGATGAAGCATCATCCTTGGTGAGGTCTCTGAAGGTTAGCTGGTAAAAAAAATTACCCATTAAAGTTTCCCTCTACACCTGTGTTGTTCCTTTTAAAGTTCTGCAACACCACAACAATCTTTGTCACCTCGAAGGGGAATTGAACCCCCATTCACCCTTCAGCATCGCGAATACATCCAGGCCTGTGCTTATTCTCGTTCCCGTGCCTTCGGTGGATCGCGACTCCATTACTCCTCACTGCCGGAAAACTTCTATTACACACCTCCCTACCCAATAGGGCGACTTTACCATTTGTCCACCAGGTGTTGTCGGGGTAACAGGACTCGAACCTGCGCGCCTTGCGGCCCAGTTCCCAAAACTGGTCGGAAACCAACTACCGGTTACACCCCGAAGGTTTTTATGGTCTGCCCTGACCTCTGTATGGTTTCACATAGTGTTTTGATGTCTTGTTCTTTGAAGACTTACACTTGGAAATGATTCCAGGGCGTTTCTTATGCTTGACTTCTCTTCTTGAGAATGATGTGTTTTTAACTGTTGCCATGTTTGTTGTTTTTTGTTGTATATGGACCTTTACCTGGGCTCGAACCAGGACAACTGGGCTTGAATTTCCACAGAAGACTTATCAGTATTGACTTTTATACTGTTCTTCAGATTCATTGTACACTGACTCTGATAACTTGCATAGGTTGAAATACCGAATTCCACTTGCTTCATAAAGGTCTTTGTTGCGGGTCTGGCAGTCGAAGCCAGTATCTACAGGTTATGAGCCTGTAATGATCTTTGAACAAACTTGTGGGATGTTCTTATCCGTTTCACTCCCCCGCGATATGTTTCGTAGTCTGAACAAGACTTGAACTTGTGACCTCCACAGTATCAGTGTGGTACTCTCACCATCTGAGCTATCAGACCTCTACCCAGGTTTATTCATGAATTATTGACTGGATAGTAAACAACCTTCCGGTTGATTAGTAGCGCCCAGGGGAATCGAACCCCTCTTCCGAGAATGAAAATCTCGTGTCCTAACCGATAGACGAGGGCGCCAACTGTTATATATTTATAAAAAATAATTTTCGTAATCAGTGATTGTCCAGGTGTGTGGCCACCTTCACTGATTTTTGTGAATCCCTACCATTTTAGCCACATTGGTGTTCCATTATTTCCCCGGTTCTGTAATGGACAAAATTACAAAGTCACAGTAACTCCACCGGTTCCCTATTGCTATTGACTTACTTTTCATTTTCCCCGGGTTTCAACACCATATCCGGAAACTACTCTTCAGCCAGCTCATGCACAACTCCCATGTACCATACTGATATACTGCTTAACAGTCTTACTGGTGGGTTCAGTAATAATTGACAGGCGAGTGCAATAACCTGTCAACTTGGAAGTTTCACTCCTCCGGATACAAGATAAACTTGACACGGCTCGGCAACACATTCTCTTCAAGGATGCGGGTGGTTAAGTTTGATAACCCCACCATAAAAAATGAAAACAAATGGAATTCCGTAGTCACCATTCTCAAGTGGTCTTGTGAGGACATTCCCCCTCACCAGGATGCTAGACGAAACCACCTGTCCAGTATTCGGTATCTTTCCTCCTTCCCCATTTTAAAGGAGTCTGCTATAGATACCACCCACCTAGGATTTTCATCAAAGTGCCCAGGGTGAGACTCGAACTCACATGACCGGATGGTCGGCTGCTTTTGAGACAGCTGGGTCTACCATTCCCCCACCTGGGCATAAAGAACACAACAGATTTCCGTAGTCACTGTTGTCAGAGGATCGGAGAGAGCGCTTTTCTCCTCCTATTAAGGGTCGGGAATCCTCTTTAACATTATTTGTACCCTTCTCTCACACCCCCTCAATCTAGAATCCTTATGTGAGACTTATAGGTACCCCATCTTGTTGTTCCTATATGTGCATCAATATTTCAATGAACTTACAGTACAAAGATAACAAAAAAATTTGAAACTACCAAATATTTTTGAATATTTTTTGTACCCCCAACGGGATTCGAACCCGTATCTCCACCTTGAGAGGGTGGCCACCTAAACCTATTAGTATGATAGGGGCATTTGTTGTGGGCAAGGTAGGACTCGAACCTACGACCACCACTGTATCAGAGTGGTACTCTAACCAACTGAGTTACTTGCCCGGGTTGGGTAATTTAAGAAACTTTGATTACTGGTGCACCCTCATCAAAGAAGAACCGGAGACTTACCCTGCCTTATTCCGATTGGCCCACCCTTTTTATTGTGCGGCAGATGGGACTCGAACCCATACCCGGTTGCCCGGACCACCCCCTCAAAGTGGCGCGTCTACCATTCCGCCACTGCCGCAAATGTCCAGATTAACTGGTTCTGGACTGACCTCGATGGATTGTATTTCTACAACTCTTTAAAGTCCCGAAAGACTGTGGTAGGGATGAAGGGACTCGAACCCATACGTCCTTCCGGACACCAGATCCTAAGTCTGGCCTGGCTGCCAGTTTCAGCACATCCCCTTATTTATGTTGAGTTATCTTACTGATGTAGATACATTCAGGGTGTTCACCGAAGACATCATGTGTCACATTACATATCCAAACATCCTCAAAGTCTGTCCCGAACACTGTGTACCAGGCACCATCCTCATCATGTTCCTTTCTTCTCAATGTTATGAATGCATCAGACATATCATCATCAGACAATGTTAATGTGAGTTCCTTCGCACCGTTCGCAAACATCTCCAACATAATATCAGAACCCATCACCATCTCATTTTCATCCAGTGTGTGGTTTGGAATGTCTGCATACCATTTGTCATCCTGTTTGAAAAACTTAACTGTCTTTTTCATAACCTTAAAGTTTTTGTGGGAGCGGGAGGACTCGAACCTCCGAAGCCCGAAGGCGAGGGTGTTACAGACCCTTGCAATTGCCACTATGCGACACTCCCAGAATATTACTTTCTCAATGACTTGAAATATTCTATTGTCTTAATCAACCCATCATCAACATCAACCTTTGGTGACCAGTCTAATTCCTTCTTTGCCAGTGTTATATCCGGTTTCCTCTTCTTTGGATCATCAAAAGGCAGAGGACAGAATACTATCTTGCTCTTTGAACCTGTCAGGTCTATCACCTTGTTTGCCAGTTCCAGTACTGTATATTCCTGAGGGTTTCCTATATTGACCGGACCTGTGAATGAATCATCAGTATTCATCATCTTTGTCATACCATTTATCAGGTCATCAATGTACTGGAAAGACCTGGTCTGACTTCCGTCACCATATATCGTGATATCCTCATCATTGAGTGCCTGGTTGATGAAGTTTGAAATCACCCTTCCATCATTGACTGCCATATTGGGACCATAGGTGTTGAATATCCTTATCACCTTTATCCTTATCCCATGCATACGGTTGTAGTCAAAGAACAATGATTCGGCACATCTTTTTCCTTCATCATAACAGGACCTGAAACCGTGACAGTTCACATTTCCCCAGTAATCTTCTGTCTGTGGATGGACAGTCGGGTCACCATAGACCTCACTTGTAGATGCCTGGAGTATTTTTGCCTTTGTCCTCCTTGCCAATCCCAGCATATGATATGCACCCAGGACAGATGTCTTTGTTGTCTGGATGGGGTCATTCTGGTAATGTATCGGAGAAGCGGGACATGCAAGGTTGTATATCTCATCAACTTCCGCCAGGTAAGGCTGACATACATCATGTCTAACAAGTTCAAAATTCTTCTGACCTATCAGTTCATATATATTGTCCTTTCTTCCTGTATAGAAGTTGTCCAGACATATGACATCATTACCTTCATTCACAAGTTTCTTACAAAGGTTTGAACCTATGAATCCAGCACCACCGGTCACCAATATCCTTTTACTCATATTATGAACATCAAATAAAATACACCCAATAAAATTATAGTTCCACCAATTGCCAATATGATGTTCATATTAGTCCTGAGATTAGTGTCATCCCTGTGTCTTCTGTAAATTCTCGGTTTCATTTATTCATCTTTTTAAAATACTCATCATCAATCATATCAATGTAAGAAAGAGGAGATTCACCAGGACTTAATGTATATACCTTATCAAATCCATTTTCCTCTGTTATGAGAGACTCATCAGGAGTTACACTTCCCTTGTATTTCTCTCCATAACTTCCGGTCATCTTTCTTGTGACTGGATCCAGGTCTCCCCAGTTTGTTCTTACACCTTGGTTCACCGGTTCAACAAAGTAGGTCTTACCTGTCTTCAATGACTTTACAATAAACCTTCCTGTCTCATCAGTGTCTGTCAGGAACTTCTTTTTAAAATCTTTGTCCATAACTTTTGTAATTTGGGGTGAAGGGTGGGGATCGAACCCACGTAAACATGCTCCACAGGCATGCGCCTATACCACTCGGCCACCATCACCATATAAAAGTATACAGATAGGACGTTTGTAAGGACTTTCACCTTTAGTTATCACTCTATTTCAGATTTCGCTGAACACTCAGTATTACTACCGGGATCCCTGTTGCAGACTTGTTAAACAGTAATTATTCTTTTACACCTACTGCCTTGTGGTAACCTATCATTCTCGGGATTAACGTTTTATGTATACTTTGAGCAGTGTAGGAGAATCGAACTCCCATCTCAGCCTTGGCAAGGCTATATAATAACCATTATACGAACACTGCATTTGAGCCGAAGAAGAGATTTGAACTCTTGACCTCATCCTTACCAAAGATGTACTCTACCACTGAGCTACCCCGGCAAGATGTTATACATTAAATATAACAAAATTTTAGTATCCCTGGAAGGACTCGAACCCTCTCCAACAGATCCGTAGTCTGGTATGCTGTCCATTACACCACAGGGACATTTAACTCTGGTAGGAAACAGAGCAGTACCTCTTTTCCACTTCCGTACTGGCGGTATGCTCCAGAGTTTAGAGTCGGAGACAGGATTCGAACCTGCGTAGGCGGTTTTGCAGACCGCTGCCTAGCCCCTCGGCCACCCCGACATTTTGCTGGGATAGCAGGATTCGAACCCACACCTTTTGATCCAGAGTCAAACGTACTACCCTTATACTATATCCCAATTTCAGTAAGGCTAAATTGTAAGTTCATTACTCTTCTCACCACCCATTTACTGGAAACTCTCTACTTGAGTTACAAGTTATTTCCACACTCTTACTTTGCTGGACTACCGGGATTCGAACCCAGACTGTCAGATCCAAAATCTGATGTGCTAACCATTACACAATAGTCCAATTCCTCAAGCAGGCCGGGAAGGATTCGAACCCTCGAAGATGTTACCATCTTGGCGGTTTTGGAGACCGCTGCCTTCGACCACTCGGCCACCGACCTATATAATATTTATTGTACCGATGATTGGAATCGAACCAATGACCTGTGGAATATGAGTCCACTGCTCTGGACCAACTGAGCTACATCGGTATTTAGAGCAGGATAGGAGAATCGAACTCCCACATTCAGCTTGGAGGGCTGACATTCTACCATTAAACTAATCCTGCATTTGGTGGGAAGGGTGGGACTCGAACCCACAGTGTTTCATAGTGTCGGTTTTACAGACCGATGAGCTCAACCATTTGCTCAACCTTCCCAAATTATATTTCTATTTTCTTACCTCTACATCCCTTTCTTGGTTTATATCCACTTCTTCCCAATGTCCATCCATCATTTAAATATTCATCTAATTTTCTTTTATCTAAATATTTAACTATCCCATTTTTATTAATCCATATGTGTGAATTATTAGAATTTTGAGGTGTTAAAGTCTTTCTTATTTTACTTTTTGATTCTTGTGTGTGATGTCTATTTGTCCAACTTGTTTCATAAATGTTAGAATCATATTCATCACTATTAATTAAAAAATAATCATTATCATTTTTATATTTTACAACCAATTTATTTTTTAAAGGAGAATAAATTTTCACATTACCTTTTATTATTTTGTCATCATCTTTTGGTATTAATGTTTTTATATTATTTTTATCAATAACAACAATTAAACCAGAAGTGTTAATGGATTTACCACCAAGTTGAATATTATAACATTTCTTTGACTTTATTAAATCAATTGTAACAATCTCACTTTCATATTTAAATGCATCTTCAGATGTGTCAAAGAACTTTAATATTTCTTTAGTGAAGTTTTCAATACCATATTTTTTATATGCTTCTTGTAATTTTAAACCACTACCCATATAACCATCATCTAAATTATTTGTGTTATGAACACCATAATAAAAATGACCATTTATATTGTTGGTTATCTTATAAAAATAATGATACTTTAAATTTCCTAATTTCATATTATATGAATTATTTAATTTGCTATGGTAAGAGGATTCGAACCTCTGTCCCTACCGCTGTTAGCCTCGGACTTCCTGGACCACTAGAAGATACCATAGAAAAGTTTTGTCACACAGAGTATAGTCTCGAATATGTCGCCCACTTTCGGAGTAGAGTTTAAACTTTTAAAGCATCATACCAACCAATGCTTCGACACTCTGGACACTCTGTGGTTTTGTGATGAATATTCTACCCGGACTGCTTATTCCAGCAAGCCTCCTCGTCTAACACTGCCTCACCCGGTAGCCCGAATTTCCATGTTTATCCATCTCCAGTGTCTCCTCCGACTATGCCACATTACGGAAGCCTTCTGGAACCTCAAATATTCATTTGTGGACACATGTGGGATTCGAACCCCTCCATCACAGTGCAGATGTGATATGCTCGCCGTTACACTACATGGTCCATAATGACCTTTTAGAATAACCCCAGAGGTCTAACTGTGCCAACCTACGTTTTGGAGGATTCAGTATGCATTGTTAAGAGGCAGATCCCATCTTCGTTCCCGTGTACTTTGGGCTTAAAACATCTTCATAAGATATAGTAGGATAAAGATGCAAAGGACTACTAACAGTTATTAACATCTAAGGTTCAAACTGTCATAAAGAACCCTTTATTAAAATATAACAAACTTTGTGCCATCGGAGGAATCGAACCATCCATATCTGACTTCTACTCATATACATTGTCTCGAGCTGTACACTTTCGGTTGGCCAGACCCGCCTGTACGGGGCGGCTACAGTCACCTATATACTGTGATAAGCCGGCATTTGTGGAGCACTGTGGATTCGAACTTAAAAGGGAAACTCCCATTCATCAATTGCATGATGCAATCTCTGGTAAAAACCCTCACACAGAGTACACTTTATGAATTCATGACTTCATAGAATGCTGGCTTCCAGCCGATTTATCTCCTCTGTGCCCCAGTTGTTTTGTACTCCCACTGGGACTCGAACCCAGGATCCCCTGTTTAAGAGACAGGTGCTTTGAACCAACTCAGCTACGGGAGCATTTATGTATATGATGAGATTCGAACTCACATAGTCCACATCCTTTTCATCTCTACTGAACATATGTATGCAATATCCAAATGATTACTAATTCTTGTAGTAGCACATCCTATCTGCTTCACATATACATTTGATGGTCCCCAGGGTATCGAACCCCACTGTTCAGTCCTGCTGAATCAGGCAGCTTCCATGACATCTACTATGATGCCGGGACCAATATTGTGTGGAAAGAGAGACTCGAACTCTCACCCCATTTCTGGGATCGGCTTCTTAGACCGACGCGGCTACCAGTTACGCCACTCCCACAGGTCAAGATTCCACTTTACTTGCTGATGAACCTCCTGACTCCCACGCCAGGCAGAGTATATGTCTCCTTGAGTTCCATCCCATCATTTGACTAGTACTGATGACACTTTCCCCATCTCAACTTTAGACGATTTCAACAACACTTCCTCACTGATCAGGTGTCTGGTGTCATTTACTTTCATCAATGCAAGAACCTTTTCCCAAATCTTGGTGGGTCCGGGAGGACTCGAACCTCCTTCTCTGGATTTTCAGTCCAGCGCATAGACCATCTCTGCCACAGACCCAAATGTGTACAATATGTCAAAGAACTTTCTTTTGTTGGGAGGCCGGGATTTGAACCCGGATTTCCACTGTATCAGAGTGGTATCCTTACTCTATTAGATGATCCCCCAATGTGTGCGGATGAAGGGACTCGAACCCATATGGCCTTTCGGCCGCTTAGCTCTGAACCAAGTGTGGCTACCATTACACCACATCCGCATTTGTACCGGGTATGGGACTCGAACCCATATTGCACTGATTGAAAATCAGGGTACCTATTCCAATTAGTAGAACCCGGCATATCTAATAATTCAATGATTGGTCTGTTCTTAAGCACTTTAAACTACCTGTTTGGCTACCAGGGAGGGGCTCGCTACCTAAATACATCCTACTTTATGCAATTTTTCGGACATATCCTCATCTTCCCAACCCACATCCTATGATCATCTCGGATGTGTTTATGAATTTAACTCTATCAATTCACCCTTCTCCATTGCTCTGCGAATCCATCGCATCAGGATTATTGCTCTCTCATAGTATGGCATAAATGAAGCACTCTCTCCACAGTCCACCTTGTCTGACAGGTCTATGTCCAATACATATCTTTTTCCTGTCTCTGATGTGATGATGTATTCTGCGACACCACCACTCCTCATGCATTCCAACTTTGCACTTCCCTTCACAATCTGTTTGAGTGTCTCCATAATCTTATTTTGTTTTGTATATTTGTTGGGTAGACGAGACTCGAACTCGCATATGTCTGCATCCCAAATGCAGCCGGTGAACCAATTACCGTACTACCCAGTGTTAATAAAAAAAATCTCACATAAATCTTTTTTTGGATTTGTGTGAGATGTCTCTATTGATATTTGTTGGATTTCCTGTACCTTCTTTCCTATCCTGGTTTAATCCTTATTTATCCTGGTGACATACCCACACACCTTTAGGTCCGAGTTGCTTCTGTTCCCAAAAACGATAACAACCTGGCTTGCCCGCAATAAACATAATATGTGTATGCAATGTCATCATAATTTTTAATCTTTATAAGTTATTTATGTAAATTCAATTTTCATTTTTATTTGCTACCCAGACTGGATTCGAACCAGTACTGCAAACAGCCCATGCATAGGCCTGTGACACCTTTACCTCCAGGGTATAGCCGGCAAGTTTTTGTATGTGAGATTACCACTCACAAGAGGGGTGTTTCCACCAGTCTCTGCCACTTTGTTTTTCTAAACAAAGAAACGAAACAAGAACCAATGGTTTCTTCAATCAAAATGAAATTTGTTTAAAATTGCGGTATGGTTCTTTACATAATATTTATGTGCGGTGCGTACGGGACTCGAACCCGTGAACTCCACCGTGACAGGGTGGCATGATAACCAACTTCACCAACGCACCATTTGAAGAGATAAAACTAACCCGACCTCGCAGATTACAAACTCACTCTTCCCATTCCCTGTGAACCAAAAGGGAATTTGTTTCAGTAATATCCCTGGCCTCGAATTAACCTCCTGAGTGGTTCTATATATTCAGGAGAATTTGTACCTCTATAATATCACTTTGTTATCCAGGGAAGTCTCGCTCTTCCATACCGGACTGGTTACCGACTCTGAATAATTCATTGATTTGGGCTGAGTGTTGACCCCAATCGCCGCCTCTACTCTCTTCCTTTTCAGGACAAGTCCCAGTCGCCTGAGATTTACACACACCAACATTGCTATTGGTGAAGCGGATACAGGTGGATTTATGGTGTTTCCACCAAGACTACCATAGTCACTACACTGTATTACATAGCTGCTTTCAAGCCAAAGACCTCTGCCGAGTTGAGTGGATGCCTCCACTTGCATTGTCCATACTGGCGATACTCTTACTTCACTTTGCGGGATCCATAAGGCTTCATCTTACAGAAGCATAACTGTATTGTCCTACAGTGTGGGTAACACTTTTGCTTGCTTAATAATCTAATTATTCTGTCTTTGGTCAACATCCAATTTGAATCATTGAGCATTTACCGATTGAAAGATGAGGTTACCCTTGTTATCATGCCTCCTTTTGAGAGGTTTAGATACATCACCTTTCTACTTTCACACACCTCTGTGTTACTCATTCTACTAATTCTAATATCCAACCATTTCTGGAATCTCAGCACCACCTGTTAGGAAGACTTGGTGTAGTCTCTTGGATATCAATAAACTTTGGTCATTCAGACAATCAGACCGGTAATCTTTTTGTCCGGAAGCAAAATGGTTCTTGTCAGTGTTACCACTCAAGGAGACTTGGTAAGAGCCTCCGCATACCCCTTTCACAGTGTACTGCCATTCCAGGATATGCTGACCATCTTGGTTTTCTTACAGGGAGGATTTGAACCCTCCGCCAGGGATACTATGCAATATCTTACTGACTTTCCCAGCTTATGTATTCACTGGTTATCTTTCTCCCTCAACCCGAAGGCTTCTTGGGAAGGATGAGAAACCCACCCTTGTTTTATTTAAAACTATCAAAGAACTTTCAACACTACAAAGATAACAAAAAAATTTGAAACTACCAAATATTTTTGAAACTTTTTTATTTTTTTTTGTGCCAATAGTAAGAATCGAACTTACATAACAAGAGTATTCTACTTTGAACTAACCCGGTACGTTGAAGATGTTACCTTCATTCTCTCTTGCGACCTCCCATGAGGTTACAGATGTCCAATATACTGTCCTATACTGGCAAGTTTAGTAGCGGGGAAGGGATTCGAACCCCTGACCTCTGGGTTATGAGCCCAGTTAGCTGACCACTGCTAGCACCCCACGATATTTGCTATGATAGTGGGACTCGAACCCACATTGACTAAATTAGTCCAACTTTTATGAAGAATACCCTTCCTCTTCTTCCATCTGATATTATCTCGTGGCGCAAGTATACCTATTCCTTGTCACATCATAGTATTGGGTGACTTTAACTTCCAGGGCTAACCCTTTCCCTGTGGATATTTAACTTCAGGTTGTACCATTCAACCTATATTGTTTCTATTAGGGCCACTCACCAAGTGGAGTACCGAGATTCAGACCATCAAATGCAGGGTTACTGTTAGTAACTTCACCTGTAACTGCATCAACCCAAATCTGCTCATGGAGATTACCAAATATCCACTGTGGATTGCAATCCTTAGGACCGATAGGCTTTCTCAATACAACCTGACGTGAATGAGGTCTTGGGAGATTAACTTCCTGGATCTTCTGGTAAGCTTCCTTGAATGTTACCTTAATTACTTCCTGTTCAAGAGGATAATCCTCAACCCAGAAACCATGAACACCATCTTCATTTACAGTACCATCTGAAAAATGCTGATACTTGTAAACATAGGTATCAAAACTTGTTGAATCATACTCCTCAATTACCTGGAAAACATTAACTACCATATCGATAGTACCATCATTCTCTTCATCAAGCCAGTCCTTGAGTTGAACACCAGTCTCATACCATCTGTAGTCACCACCATGTGCAAGGTACATTGCCTGACGGTCAGTAGAGATTACATTCTCAACAACCAACTCAGCAACTGCCGGTGTGGTCTCTTCAGTAGGAGTAGTCTGGTTTCTTGTGCAAGAGTTACATGAACTCAAACCGAAAATGAGCACAAGGCTCATAAGAAACGCCAAAAATTTCTTCATACTTTTTTAATTAATTTAAATGTTTATTTGGTTTGAAGTTGTGTGTTTGAAACAAAACAAGGTTCATTTGGAAAATGTGAACAGCATCTTTTTTGTAATTGTTGCGGTTAGAACCTTTAACTTAAAACAAACACATAACAAAACCTTAATAAATATAACAAACTTTTGGAATTTGTTATACTGGCGGAGGAGGCCGGATTCGAACCGACGGGGCGCTCAACACGCCCGGAGGTTTTCAAGACCTCTGCAATAAACCACTCTGCCACTCCTCCATATTATATTTATTATTTGGTACATAGAGAGGACTCGAACCTCTGTGGGTTGATCAAACCCGAACCTAACATAAGCGTGCACCACGACCAGGACTTCCTATGTACTTTGCGGGCCAAGTAGGGCTCGAACCTACAACCTGCGGATTAGACCTGATAGTTGGATTTGAACCAACGTCTGCAAGTTTTTAACTTACTCCGGTTTTCTAAACCTACGTCTTTGACCACTCGACCATACCAGGTTGGTTTGTTCCGGTAAACCACTCCTTATACAGTCCGCTGCTCTACCATTGAGCTATTGACCCATTTGGTTTTCACAGATTAACCATAACTGTAAGGGCGGGTGGGAACTTATTGTAATCAGGATCCTATTCTTTACTTTAATTCAAGACAGTATCTGCAAGTACTGATACAGACTTATCAAGAACTGCATACAATCCACCCATATAATATTTTAAAGAACTTTCAAAAGATCCATCTTTTTGGACAAGATGGATAGAACCTTCTGTGACACCAGCCTGGCCAGTGTACTTACTAATCAGGGAAACCACGATTAAGCGGCAGCCATCATAGCCTTTGGAGCAGCTGTTTGTGCAACAGGGCCAAAGTTTACAGAGAAATTGTTGTTTTTGCCAGTTATTGGCGATAGACCTCTCCTCTTCCCATACTTAAAAGCAGTCAAAACCAATATACCCCCATATAAAAAATATAAATTTGTGGAGGTAGCGGGACTCGAACCCGTGTCCTACAGTTTTTCCTGAAAGTATCAACAAGACCTATATATCATTAACACATTTAGTGTTTTATAAATCTTCCTTTAACCCAACCATCATTAAGATATGTTTCTAAATTCTCTTTTTTAATTTTCTTGTTTTCATTATTTTTAGTAATCCAACAAGTTCCATATTGAGAATTTTTTTCACCTTGTTGATGATGTATTAGTGATAGTGATGTTTTAATTTTTGTTTTTGTTTCCTCTGAAAGTTTTTTACCTGACCAGAATGGTCTTAATTCTCCAGAAATATATCTTTTATCATCACAACTTACAACATAATGGTTATTATTTTTGTCATATACTGTTATTTTTCCACTCATAGGATACTTAAATGAATCATAATCATTAAGTTTATCAACATCAGCCATAACATATTCACCATCAACAATTACTAATGTTGTACCCACTGCATTACCTCTTAATCCTCTCTTATGTGCATCTTCTGTGGTTACTTGTATAATATTACCATTTTCATCAATGAAGCATGCTTTTCCTGGAGTTTTTAAAGTTCCTCCACCAGGTACACAATTATAACAATTGTCATCACCAATCAATATTTCATTAACAACTGATTCTTCATATTCCTCACATTCTTTTCTGGTATTGAAAAATTTTAAAATTTCCTTTTCAAAACATTCTATACCATATTTCTTATAAGCAATATGTAATCTTTTTCCAGACCCCATATATCCATCATCAAGATTATATGTTGAATGAACACCATAATAATAATGTCCATTGAGTCTATTTGTTATTTTATAGAAATAATGATACTTGGGTTTATCCATTTGTTCGACAATCATATATTATATTTATGTTGAACAAATTTTAAAAATTTCAAAGAACTTTCTCTTTTCTGGTTACAAATATAACAAAAATATCTGAAACATCCAAATATTTATGTAATGATTTATAACAATCTGTTCGCAACCATTATGATGATCAGGATTATATCAGCAAATCCTACCAGTGTACCAAAGAGAGAAATGAATCCGTGTATCACACCAAGTGGGGTTGCACCACTGGTAAAGTAATACTTCACTCTCTCTTCCTTGTCATTCCTGATGTAGTTTGCAAACCCTCTTGCAACAAGCTTCAAGAAGATGAAAGCAATTGTCAATACTATTATCCAAGTTTTCATAATTCTTTATATTAACCAAGTTTAGACTTCACAATTTTTGAAACAACTGAACCATCCACCTTTCCGGCATATGTCTTGGTGATGAAACCCATTACCTTTCCCATATCCTTCATTGATGTTGCACCCAGGTCCTGGATGGTCTTCACAACAACCTCCTCTATCTCTGATTCAGTCATCTTCTTTGGGAGATAACTCTCAAAGACTGAAATCTCATCCTCATTCTTCTTTACTATGTCATCACGGTTTGCGGCCTTCGCTGTGTCAATGTTCTTTCTGTTCCTCTTGACCATCTCTTCAAGGATACCCTGAATATCATCATCTGTGATTTCAGTATTTCTCTTGATGAACTTCTCACTGGTCTTGAAGACACCTATCTCACTCTTGACAATCCTGAGTGTATCACGTACAAACTCATTCTTGTTCTTCATTGCCTCAACCATATCCTCCTGGATCTTGTTCTCTAACTTACTCATAATTTTTATTTTTTGTCATAATCCGTCTTATTCTCCCTGTTCTTTCCTATGTGATAACCGTCACAATAGAGACACTTGTAAACACTGAAATGTGTACCATGTTTCTGACTCATCTTGTCTGCCGCTTTCTTTGCGGATTCAAAATGGTTGTAGGTTATCTTCGGTTGACCTGTATGCTGGTTGATGTGTGAGTTGATACTGAATCCACCCCAGGCATTTCCTGTAATGAAGAAATTCCTGAACCAGGTCTTCCTCTTCAACTGGTCCTTAATCCAGATCTTGAAGTTCTTCCACTTAATTCTTGGTTTCTGTTCCATTCCTTAATTATTATAACTTAGTCTCCTGTGCCGGATTCGAACCGAGCGTCGCCCCCGGGTGGGGGAATGCTAACCACTACACCAACAAGCATTTTACGAACCTTCAAATCCCAACTGAACACTGCAAAATCCAATTGTTCATATTCAGAACGCCAACCTTCACCATTTGCAGTCTGGCTTTGGTTTTGTTGTCCACAGTAATTTCTTCTAACATATCATCCTATGTTAAGGGAGGTGGACTATCATCCCTTAAGTGATCCGGCTGGGACTCGAACCCAGAACCCACAGCTTAGAAGGCTGTTGCTCTATCCATTGAGCTACCAGACCATATTGGTCTCATATTTAGGGTTATAGTGTTCTGTCTTTATGCCCGCGTTCATACTCGGTGGGACGACCATACCCACCTTTCTTACTGGCGACCCAGGTTTGGTTACCCGGTGGCAATCTTACTCACAACTTAATGTCGAGCAGTGATCCTTAATTCCCGCTGGAAAACTACCTCTATTCCTAAACGTTTTATTAAATAGCACAATCCGGACATCTCTTCCTCTGGGGTTTCCCTTCAGATTAAACCCTGGTTACCCAGACCAGTTCCGCCGCTCAGGTGGGTGACATAACTCCGGAGTGTCGATCCCAGAAGGCACGTAGTCTTTGGCGTGTCCAGTTGTCTTTACCCATATAGATCTTTGTATGGGTGCTATTTATCTTTGTACCTCCAACGGGAATCGAACCCATATCAAAAGTTTAGGAAACTTCCGTTCTATCCGTTGAACTATGGAGGCATATGTTTTGTGGCCCAGGTGGGGATTGAACCCACGATCCCCTGTTTAAAGGACAGGTGCTTTACCACTCAGCTACAAGGCCATAATCATTTGAGACCTCATAACTGAATGAGGTCAGACTATACCTGTTTCTGTTTAAGCATCTGTGTCATAAATTCTTTCTTTAATATTTGTGGGCCTTCCAGGGCTTGAACCTGGGACCTCCTGATTATGAGTCAGTTGCTCTGACCAACTGAGCTAAAGGCCCTATTTGCCAGTCTTCCACTCGGGTCACCTGGCCGATGACGCACCAATTCTATGATGTCAAAGACACCCCGGCAGCTAGTATGCCGAACCCACGCTGCATCATTGTGTTCGTGGTGTGTACCCCAAGTGGGACTCGAACCCACACGACCCTTACGGGTCATCAGATCTTAAATCTGACGTGCCTACCATTCCACCATTGGGGTATCTTTTGCTGGGATGACAGGACTCGAACCTGCAACCTTCTGGTTAACGGCCAGTTGCTCTAACCATTATAGCTACATCCCAATGTTATTTGTCTCAATCCCTCATTGAAATCTTGCAAGAATAGAGAAGTGTTCTACGTCCATAGTAATGTTACTTAAACTTCGCATCCTAACCTGTTTGGACTACCCTCTATATTTCAATACACTATCTTAAACAAACAGTGTCCTGGATTGACATAGATAGTGATTTTTCATCTTTACAGGGCTTAGCACCTTATCTTCAGTCTTCACCAGATAGGGATTGTTAATTCTGCTATCAGCGTTATTACCGGGACATAGTGGAAATCCACATTTAATCCTTTTGAGGTTTGCTGACGGGAACTCTAAACACAAGCAGAAATAACCATCATTGAGACAAATATTTCAAAGAACTAATTTGTAACATCAAGGGGACTCGAACCTCTGACCTCCCAATTACAGTCTGTGGGTGCTCTAACCAACTGAGCTATGATATTCCTTTTGGTGAGAGTATTGCAAGCACCTCTCCTCAACCACTTCAGGACTATGTACAATTGCCTTTGTGGATTTTAAGTCTGGACTAACCCATCAGTACATATAGTATAATCATCAATAACCCTTGCAAGGTTATCCGGTCCCACCCAGAACTTTTTTGTGACTCCGACGGGGCTCGAACCCGTGACCCCGGCATTAAAAGTGCCGTGCTCTACCAACTGAGCTACGGAGCCTAACCTAATAATTAATTCAAAACCAGAGTATCAGTATAGCCACATTGCTACATATTCCACACACTGTCAGTTGGTGCTAGTTAAGTATTGGCCTACAACCCTCGATACTGATACTTAACTGGTATTGAACTTTCAACACTACAAAGATAACAACTTTTTTTGAATTATCCAAATTATTTCAAATAAAAAACCACATCTTTTTTCAAAGGTGTGGTTGAGAGATATATTGGATGATTTTATAGTTTGACACTTCAACACACACCTGATGGATCCCATTTATTTAAATCGGATCTCCTATCTGATATGTTATTATTGAGTGTCATCATACTATATTTATGTAAAGTATTTATGAAAATTATTTTTCAATATTAAATATAACAAAAAAATCACCAAATTCTCTTCTCATCCTTTATATTATACTTACCATCTATGAAGGTTATATCAAAGTCATTCATATATATGATTTTCTCACTAACTTCTTCTCTTAACCTCTTGATAAAGTATGTAACCATTGCCTGGAGTTCATAGGTGTTGCTGTCCTGTTCGCGGTAGAGGAACTGTCTCAACACAGGGTATGCCTCCGCTATTTCAGACTTGGTGTAGTATTCCCTTCCATCCATCAGACCTATTGACTGACCAATCTGGAAAGCCATCACCTTCTTGATATCCTCTGGAGTCATCTTGGGATTGAGTCTTGAAAAGTCAAGTCCTCCAATCGGAACATCCTCAAGAGTATTGAGTCTTTCATCCCAGTCTCCAAAGTTGAGGGCATGCTTTATGTTTTCCCTGTATGGGGACTTTGACAAATGACTGAGAATTATCCTCACTGCTCTTATATACTTGATTATGTTGTCTCTCTTGACATACTCTAATCCTTGGGGTAATGGGTTTTCCTGGGGATGAAGATAATATGTCCTAATCAATGAATTGTTCACTTCATCAGGTGAACCCTTATACACCTTGTCAATGTAAGACTCCACTCTCTCCATAGTAAAGTTCTGCTTTACTGTAAAGAGGTTGGCATTCTCACCCTCTTTCTTTTCACACCATTCCTTACACTCCTGGATTGTAGAAGGCATTTCATCCACCCAGTAATATACATCAACATCCAGGCTATCCTGGGATCCGTGTACATATCTTCCTAAAACTTTCATTATTTGTTTACTATTACAGATTCAACATAAGGTTCTTTCCTGTACATACATTTTGCATAACAGGTCTTACAGTTCCTGGGACAGTTGGTGAAATTTGGCCAACCAGAAAATGAGTCAGTTGATTCATTTGTTATCTCCTCAGGATTATAATAAAACTGTTTTCCACACTGCGGACATATTACATCTGCCATTGTCTCATTGTACTGACCTGTTACCCATTTGAACTCATTTCCTGTTGCGGTAAATTCGCAGCAGTTGTGGTGAATGAACTTGTACAGGTGTGTACTTGGTCTCAAATCTTTAATTATTTCCATCTTTTAAACACTTTTCTAAATCATAATTACAAATCAGAAATGCACCTTCACCGAAGAATCCCTGATGTGGACATTCTTCATCCTGGTGTATGCATATCGCACATTTGTGTCCTGTGGGTTTTCCATCCCAGCCAAACCCGTCAAATGTTGGTTTATTCTTTCCCATCTTCCTTATCTCTTAACCAGGGCCAGACACTTACTGCCAACCATCCTTTGAAATCATCAGTAATCTCACTGACAAACAATGAATCGGTCTTTTGCATGAAAGGTCTTATCTTGTCATATATCTGTTCAGCAGTATCATCTGTCTTGACAAACCAACCATCCTCTACAAAATGATTCCACCTGTTTGGGTAGTTGGTCTTTATTGCATCATAGAATGGCATATAATCCACATTGGAATAATCCCTGAGTTGATATACTATAATATATGTCTTCATTCTTCCTTATTGTATAGTTTGTGTAACATCACCAGGATTTTACCGTTTATATCATTATATACCTCTGATTTGTATTGGAGTGCCTGCCATTCCATCTTGAATTTGTGTTCATTGGCATATCCCATTTCAGAATACACTGCATCTCTCTTGTTCTTGATATATTCTTCAAGCTCTTCAAGTGCTTCTATTGCTGTCATAATAAATTAAATTGAATCAGATTCACCACCAAGTTCATCATAACATTGTTTGAGCATAATATAAAGGTCTTTTGCCTCAATTTTGGTGAGATCCTTTACAGGTATCTCCACATACTCATCATCAACACAGATTGCTGACTTGTTCACCACCTTCAACATCTTTGCCGAATGGGTTTCCATGTTTCCGCTGCCGACAATTACATTAATGGGAACAGTGTATGGCCAATCCATAATATCCACATAGACAGGTTTCTCATTTCCATGAAGGATATTGTGTAATGAGATTATATATTCCTTTATCTTCTTGTTGATCTCAACTCTTGTCATAGTTGTTTTGTTTTCTTTATAAGGTATTTATATCAACCTCTATATATTTAAATCTTCTGTCACCCAGGGTCATCGCAAATTCAATCGCAGCATCAGCAGTGGGGCAGAATGAACCACCCAATGATCCCTCTTTCCACTTTTCCATTTCTGTGATACTTACCATAACCGGCAGTTTCCCATGAGGATAAGATACTTTCCAGGTGTATGCTGTATGACCACCCAAGGCCATTGTGAAGAAAGGTTCAAGTGTTATTATGATACCCTTCTCTGATGCAAACCACTCGAATACTTCAGAATAGGTTGGAAGAAATAAAGTACAACCATATTCTTTGAGTTCCTTTGATAAATTAACCGGAAGATGTTCTGAATATTTAAGCATAATCTTTAACTATTTTGTTTATAAATTCCTGATTGAAATCAAGTGGATTGTATTTCTCAAAATCCTCAAGTTCATCCTTGTATTGACTGAGATCCTTTTCAACTCTTTCAATGTTCTCTTTGAGTCTTTTTATCCTGTTTGTTCTCTCTTCATTCTGCTTCTTGTAGAAGTCCTCAAAGTCAATGATATGTTCCCTGTGACAATATGGACTTTCACTGTCCATTGCATAAAGACACTTTTCAAGACAGACAACACTGTTTTTCCAGCGTCCCTCAAGAGGTTCATTATGTAAAACTCTTATGGTCTTTGCAAAGATTGATTTCTTTGGTCCTTTGTATAAAAGGTCATAGGCACCATAAGGTTCACGGTATTTGGTTTCTTCAATGTATGGTTCACTGACAATGATATTGGGGCAGTTGTCTGTTCCATCATCACTCCATACAGGTGTTCCTATCGGAAAGAGTTCCTTACATCTTTCAAGGTTCTTTTGAAGTTGTTCCTCTCTTTCTTTCTCTCTCTTTATCCTCTTTTCCTCCTCATATTTTTCCATCCTATCCTTGAGTTGGATTTCAGGAAAGAGTTCACAGGCCATCTTTTTTCGTTCAAGGTTGCCTGACATATACCATTCAAGTGCCTTTTCAAATATTTCGTCCATATTACTTTTCCTTTTTGTTATACATACCTTCAGTTGCTTCAAGAGCCAAACCCATAGGAATTAACCCCCTGTAGTCAAATTGATATTTATTGCACCAATCTGCTGCAAAATGTGGGATTGCTTTACCTCTCATGGAGGAATCTCCATTTGCAGCTTTCATTATAACTTCAATATAAATCTTTTCATCTTTAATATGCTCTTGCTTCAAGTCTTCTTTCTCTTCCTCTGTCATAGATGACAAAGGGCGGAGATATGGTTTAACCTGCTCAATATGGCAAAAATTACCATATGTTGGATTTTCATTAAAGTAACAAATATCATCTACTATTCCTCTAACAGTAGAAATGGCTCCAAAACCATTAGGATACCAAACTTTAACTCCATAAGGCACCCTTGCAGAAAGGTCTTTTAGCACCAACTTTTTTATTTCTTCTGTCATAATTATTCAGTTTTATACATATTCTCAAGAGCCTCAAGAGCAATATCTTTCTTTATCATACCTCTGAAATCTATATGATGTGACAGATAGTAATCAGTCAACCAGATAATCTTACCACCAAATCCTATCAGTTGTCCCTCTATTGAATGTATATATTCATTTATTTCCTTCTTTTCTTCATCAGTCATTGAAGACATAGGGCGAAGATAGGGTTTGAACTCTTCACCATCAGAATACTCAAGGAAATGGGCAAACTCATCAATGTCATTGATTTTTATGTCACTGTTATCTGATTCCCTATGGATAACAAAACCATAAGGTAACCTTGCACAGAGGTCTTTTAATAAAAGTTCTTTATCTTCTTGTTTCATAATCAATATTCATCATCATATTCATTATCCCAGTCAATGTCTTCATCATCATAATCAAAATCCTCATCACAGTTGAAGTCATCCTCCTGGTCACAACAGAAATAATCCTTCTCATCAGGATACCAACCCTTCCTACACTTCCTTTTCATTCCTCTGAAGTGTTTACAGTCTTCACAGCAATCAGGAACATGTTCCTTCTCACTCTCACAACGACTCTTTACAAGATAATATAAACCTTGAAACAACAATGGGTTAAACATTTTTCCAATACTTTTTACTAATGTTCTTATACATCAGATTATCATAATAACCACTATTCCTCTTTTTATGGAATCCCATCTTTCTCCAGAATGACAATGCTTCATCATCCCTTTCCTCAACACACTGGAGTTTTATGTATTCCGGTTTATGTTTTTCAATAAGGAGTTTGAACATCTCTGTACCAAGACCTTTGTTACAATAACCTTCCCTTATCTCAAACAAATCAATCCACATCTCTCCTGGATTACAGCAGGAGATGAAGATGATTCCAACATCCTTTCCATTCTCAGTTGCCCGATAGATATGAGTGTCCTCTTCCCAACAGTGTCTGTAATTGAGTTCAATCAATGGGTAGTTGTCACTCCTTTTACCTCTCCAGAACCAATCATAGAATGAGTACCTGGATCCAAACTCAATCAGTTTCATCATTTGAATTTATAAAATCATTCCTCTACATAATCATATTCTTTTCTTTTGCTTTCAGCAACTTCCAAGCATTTCTTGAGGAATTCAATATGAGGTTCATAACTGATGTCTTGACGGTAATAACTAGTATTTCCCCAAGTCATCTCCATCAGTCTCAATGCATCATAAAGTAAAGCAATCTCAATTACTTCCTTCATGAATTTTTCCTGCATATGTTCATCATTATTTCCAAATGAACAAAGAAGATAACTAAATATACCAGTATGTTCTCCTTGATGAAATAAACCATATTCAGCAAATTTAAGAAATGAATAGTGTCTATTTTCATAAGCTCTAAGGCGTTTATCAATTCTGCTAAGAGATTCATCAGACATTGTTTTTATGTCTTCAATAAAACGGCATTCATAATATGATCTGTTATACTTTTCAGGAATTTCAGCACCGATATATTTGGCAAACTCTTCAATAGTATTACAAACCTTGTTATAATCACCAACATCCTCTGTCCTATATATGTAACACTCTTCCTTTAACTTCGGTAAAGTAGGATGAGTCCACTCTATAATATCATAATTGTTATTATTCTTACCAAGATTATTTTCAATATAACCTATATCATTAAGAAATTCATGGGGTATTCTCCAGAAATATCTGTTCTTATAAGCAAGATTGCTTCTATTTATCATATCATCAAAGATATCCTCATGCTCCATGATGTAAGTAAGTTCAACATTTTTATATAAAAAACTTAACTTCTTATCAGTAAGAATATCTTTTATCTTCTTATAAGTATCTTCTTCTTGATTTTTACAACCACAAGTTACACGCTCGGCAATATCAACAATCTCTTCAATTCCCATATCAAAGTAGTTCTCAAGTACTTCAATACCAGGAGTCATATCTACATTCTGTATTCCTCCATAGTCATTATATTCACCTCTGATAGGTACAGATATAGGAGTGAATGAATTACCAGGAGAAAAATTGTCAATATCCATCATATGCTCTGCAGGTCCAATTGGTTTTACCCCAAGGACTACAACTATTCTATCACCATACTTAACAGGTAACTGTGAAAAGTTACATTTATGATTAAAACAACCCATATATTATTTAAATTAATTTATACTTCTTTGGAATATGTTTCATAACATATTTCCATCATAATCCAAATCAAAGATATCACTACTGTCAAGTTCTTCACCACCAAAGTAATGACACTTTTTTATCTGTCCACTTTCAAGGGCGATCCTGGCTGCCTCTTTCCTATCCACCCATCTGCCATATGATGTGTAAAAACCATCAGTATCATGATCTATTTCCTTACCCCAGATGTGGATGATTTCAGCATGGTGTCTTCCAATCCTGCACTGGTAGATGTCATCTCTTTCCGGAATGGTTGTTTTTCTTACACCACCATCATTACAGATGAATTCAGGTTTGACCTTATATGCGGCCGCGATAATCCTTTCCATTATACAACCTCACATTTATGGACCTTATTGTGACAGTCAATATATTCAATCTTGGCACCAACAACACCATACCAGTTGTGTTCTATTTCCGGATTGAAAAGATTACTCTGATATTTCTGATAGATATCAGAAAACCATTTATATTCCTTGTTTGTCATTCCTGCCCGATCTTTCCACCAGAATGAATCACATCCGTCATTCAGGACTATATGATCTACATTATAACCATCCTTGTTTTTTCTTTCCCACAGTGAATTGACAAACTTGACAATACTTTCTGCCTCATATTGGGTTATGTAATCAGACAATTCCTGTAATTCCATAAAATCCATATCCTCAATCTCTTCATCAGAAAGGGAGTCATACTTGATTGCCTTTTCATCATCAATTTCCATCCAGGAATGAGTGAAAGTGTCATCACAATGTTCACCATATCCAAGGGTTACTACCAACCTGTAATATGGTTTTACATTTTCATTGTTCTCTTCAAGAGGTAATATCTTAATCATTGTCTTCTAAATTTTATGCATCCGCAAATTTCCTTCCATCAGGGAGGGTAACATCAAGTCTCTTATACTCACTGTGGAAATCAGTCATCAGTCTTGACAGATACCTTCTACACTCCCACTTGCACATTGGCAGGTCATGGAGCAGATAGTTTCCACAGGTCTCTGGTGTTGTTGCCGGTACTTCATCCTGTTCAAGGATCCATTTGAGACACTCAATCACCAGTTCTCTCATATCCTCAACAGTATACGAACCTGGAACACCTGACATAATGACATACATTCCCGTCAGACAACCCATAGGTCCTACATAGACCACATCTCCCTTGATGTCAACATTGTTCCTAAACCAGGTTGCCATCAGATGTTCAAGACTGTGTATGGCAGCCGGTGCCATTGCCGGTTCCTTATTGGGTTCAGTAATCCTTATGTCAAAGGTTGTGAACCACTGGTCTTCCCTGGATATATAGATACCAGGTTTGAGGTTTGTGTGATCAATTGTGAAACTTTGTACTACTTCCATAAATTCTTTCTGATTAGTTCTTCTATTTTCTTGAGTGCCCCTGTGGCATGTAATTTTGTCCATAGGTCAGAATGACAAGGTGTCAGACCAATCTCATCCAAGGCCTCCAACATATCCAAGGCCTCCAACTTGTTAGGCCAGAACTGATGTACATCATCATAAGTACAATCAAATCCAATATGATATTCTGTGACGTCATTCTTACCAAGTCTTCTACCATATGACATATCATAAATGGTGAAGAAATATCTGCCATTGTCAAGGTTACACTTCCAGGTGTATGTACATTTTGGTCCCCTCTTGTAAACAGGTTTGAACCCAAGTTTCCTGGCAATCTCTTCCTTTGATGTCTTTATCACCCAGTCATGGTAACTCACTTCCAGACCTTCCGGCCATTCCTTAAATTCTGTAATAGTGTGTTCCATTATTTCTTGATTGAAATCTTTAAAATCTCTTCATTGAACTTCATCATTTTCTCATCAGTTTCACCAAAGAAACCAAGTTGAAAATCATCCTTGAGAATGAGACAGGATTTGCTCTTTCTCAAAAATCTGAATATCTTATATATCTCCTTAATCTTCATATCAGTTACTTCCAAATCTGTGTGAACAAAATCCAAAATCATCAAAAGGTATCCACCCAAGTTTTTCCAACTCTTCCTTATCTTCCTTACTTACATCATCTTTTCCAGCTCCATTGAATATGATGATGTCATGATCACAACAGAATGGATACCGCTTGTGATAGTCATCACAATACTTCTCAAAGATCTTTAATGATTTGATAAAATCTTCCATAATTTATACTCTATTTACTGATGCATATTCACAAAGATACAATGTTTTTCCATCATCTCCATATCTCCAGAAATGTGGTTGTAGTTCATAAGGTGACCACCAGTGTTTCTTAACCGCTATCATATAGTATGGTTCTGAACCATTATCTGGGGTTATTTTATAAATCTTTTCTCTCATTGTATGAGTCTATAATATCAAATTTGTTCTGCAACACCTTGTTGAACATACCTCTCTCCTCTTTGGAGATGATTTTGAAACCATTCATTTCAGGAAGTCTTTTTCCATCTGGCGTTTCAAAATAGGATGTACATTTCAGGGTTGCTGTATTAGGTAATACATTCATCTTGCAGATGAAGATGTGAATATTCTTTTCCCTGTTATGAGGATATGTTCCTGCATCAATCAAATCAGATTCAGATACAACAAGACCTGTCTCCTCTCTGAGTTCCCTAATTGCAGCTGCGATGTCTGTTTCACCTTCGTCAACACAACCCTTGGGAAAATCATATCCTGTATTTTCAGGCTTACTTGTGCCATGACAACCCAGAATGTTTCCCATTCTGTCAATCATAACTATTGCTGCTGTTGTTTTCTTCATATCAAATATATCTTTTTATTTCAATTCCAAGTTTCTTTGCCTTCTCCATCTTTGAACTGGTGGAATTGAGGTCATCAGTAAAGAGAATCTTACACTCATTCCACTTTGTTGTCTCTATGAATTCAGGATGAGTCTTGAGGAAGTCCAGTTTGGTGTTATATCCACACTCCTTGGGACTACCTGTAAGGATGACAGGAATACCGTCAGTCTTTGTCTCTTCCAGGAGTTTGATACCCAACATTTTCACCATATAGGAAACATTGAACTGGTACTTACTGTCCTCACTCAAATCAATGATTGCTGTGGGAATACCCTTTGAATCAACAGTCAGTCCAGAGAACTTCTTTGCCAACCACAGTGCATTCTTTTCACCACAGTTCTCAAATCCCATTGACTGTATAAGGTCAGGAAGAGTCAGAGTCTTCTTTCTCTCCTCTATGGAGTTGATGATGTTCTGTGAAGACTTACTGTCATCCAACTGTGGTGCCCATCTTTCCGGGAACAACATAAAGTCAACAATGTTGTCTGTCGGGAAGAGATCAAAGAGTTTCTCTGCCACCTTCTCACCTATGCCATCTGGTTTGAGTACATTGACAGAGTTGATGAACTTGATGAATGTCTTCTGTTCCTGACTCAATGTCTTCATCAGGTGAACACCATCAATATAAGAGTCTTCAGGAAGTTTCACAGGTTCACCTCCGGTCACCACCTTGTAGCAGTAAGGTATGATGTCACCTGCCAGTGAGATCTTCAAATGGGATCCTATACCTATATTGTTCTTAATGATATTTCCATAGTTTGACAGACTCACCCTGTCATTCTTCTTACCACCAATGATGATTTCCTTCAGAATACCTGTGGGGTAATACTCACCAGTCTTACCTACATTCCATTCAACATCAATAAGTTCTGCATCCACAATTTCAGGAAGGAACTTGATAGCAACACAATCTTCCTGTCTTGTTCTCTCTCCATCCTGGAGTCTGAACTTGGTGCCTGGTTTTATCACAAAACCATCAAGTGCAAACTCACTGTCTCTTCTGACCTTCTCGAAGATATCATATAGGTTTTTAATGTCTATACTTGCATCAGTGATGATGAAATCAGGTCTGTTACCCAGAGTGTACTTGGAGAGTTCATCATACTTTGTGTAACCGAGTTCAATGATGGTACCGTTCTCATACACCTCACGGAAGTCATATGCAACCCAGGAGAGGTCATTTCTCATTTCCATCTGGTCATCATTTCCTTCCCAGTCCTGACCAAGTACTCCTGCTACAAAACTACGGGGAAGGGTGAACTCCTTTGCATACTTATTCCGGAAGGTGGACTTCTTTACCAGACACTCACCTCTTACTACAAACTCTTTGAGGAAGAAATAACTCTGTTCATCCAGTGCTGACCTGTAATAATCCATTACATAAGGTTCATAGTTGGTCTTCCATTCATTCTCAAACCAGACCTTGATGTCCTTTCCCCATTCACCATCTCCACGAGTGGAAACAGATACCAGGTTTCCCTTGGGATCAATGACTGCCTCCCAGGAACAACCGTCATACTTTGGGGTTACCTCATAGAACCAACCCCGTGAGAAATAACCATTTGCCTTTTTGAGGTATTTTATTATTTCATGATCATAAAACATCCAGGGTATTGTATGGTCTTCCTTCTCCTTGATCTGAATCTTGGAGAGACTACCCATAAGGAAAGGATGTTTCACCGTATATGACTTCTGATGATGTGTACCCACATATCCCTTGTTTTCCAAACCGAGTTCCTCCTCAAGTTCATCAAACTCAAGGTCAGTCATAATAGGTTCACCATTGTAATAGGCCTCTTTTGCCTGGTCGTATAACTGCTTGTTGTCCATATTATCTCAGATTATCTGTGTTGTAACCAAATTCCTCATAAAGTTTTCTCCACTCATTTCTGACCCCATAGACTGTGTATATGCTGTTTTTACTGCAATATCCACAATCCCAGTCATAAGCAACTCTAACCAGGTCAGAAAGGGAATGAATCTCATCTATCTGATTATATCTGGTCTCCAGTTTTATCACATCATCCTCAACAAAAAGTGTGCCATGTCCGGATTTGGCAAATCCTTCCAGGTCATATGCCAACACTCCACCCCGGAGACTGACACCGGATATATGCATACCCCTTCTGAGGAGATCATGTATAAATTCAGTCAACTTATCCATTAGAACTGTACTGTTTTGAATTCAACATTGAATGTCTTGACAAGTTTCTCATAGAAATCATCAGTGTCATAACCGACACCCTGACCAATCCTGGGGATAAGTCCCTTTCTCCAATAAAGAGCTTCTGCAAGACGTTGAGTAAGAGTCTCCTTTGAAGAAAACAGGATAGACTTTACACCATTTCCCTGGTCAGACTTGAACAGTTTTCCATCTATTGTTGCATACCAATAGGTTGGAGAATCTATGGTTATCTTATCAAAGATTTTCCCATCCGGAATCTCCAATTCATATTCTTTTTCTCTAATATAATCCTTTTCTCCAGGACTATATACAACCTCATTAACATTTATAGTCATAGATTGATCATGTTTATCCTATACAAAGATAACAATTTTATGTCAGAAATCCAAATAAATCAATAAAAAAAGAGGTTCATTTGAACCTCTTTTTATACTACCCACTCATATTTTAAGTGAATTGTTTCTCCATCTTTCGTTACGCCGTATATTTCGCACCGTTTTCCACCTACCACTTTCCCCCTTACAAGTTCAATCAATTCCTTTTCGCTGTATGGGGTGTATTCAGTCTTTTCTCTGGGACTGATGTTTATTCTGACTTCCCTTACATATAGTTCATTAATGACATTTCTCAAATTTTCCCTGGTATCACATTTTGGATAATACCTTGATAATGTGTCATTTATTAAACCACTGATACTAACTGAAATATCAGGGACACCATTTACACCTGATGGGTCTTTCATATGCCAGGAAAAGAAAGTCCACAAATCATCATCCAATTTCTTGAAATTTGATTCATCTTCTTCAGACCATCCGGACTCATTTATAGACTCATTAAGTTCCATAACATTAACGATTATAAATGTAAATTTTATGGTATTTATGGAAAAAGTGGGATATTACTCCCACTTTCTATTTAAAAGACAGGTTTAAAGCAAGGGATCTGGATGATTTCAGTCTTAAACTTATTCTTCTCATACATCCTCTTGATCTTGTCAAACTTGAACTCATTTGAGTTACTGCACTTACCTATCGGCATGATGTCCTCCCTGATGTATTTGTCCAGTTCAGCATATGTGAAACCAAACTTCTCTTCATCAGATGAAGAATGGGGAAGACCATCATCAGGAGTCTTGTGAACCCACTGGTAAGGGATACCAAGATAGTCACCAATCTGGTAAATCTCTGTTACTGTCAGATGTGACAGGGGTGCAAAACTTCCGGCAGAATCACCATACAGGGTAGCATAACCTACATAGTCCTCAGAGAGGTTACAGGTGTTTGCAACTCTACCATTGTTGGTCTGTGCAATTGCATAAAGCATTGTCATTCTAATTCTTGCAGGAAGGTTCTGTTCTGCCTGTTCAGTCCACATACCATTCTTGACCATTCCATTGTCAACAATAGAAAGGTTTCTGATACCATCACATGCAGGACCAATATTTGCTATCATATATCTCATTCCGAAATGCGCACAAATCTTGTCTGCATCATTGATACCCTGATTTCCATCTGGAAGTGAAATACCAATTACACGGTCTGCACCAAGAGCTTCTACACAAAGTTTTGCTGTGACAGTGGAGTCCTTTCCACCTGACATTCCTATAATTGCATTACATCCAGGGCCATTCTTTTCAAACCAATCCTTAATCCACTGGATACAATCCCTGGTTACCTTTTCTACATTAAAACTATAATTTTCCATATTCTTTATCTTTTATTGTATTTTACTATGTACATTGTGATGTCTTCATCCTCCTCAAACTCTTTCTTAATCATAGGATAGACAACACCATTCCAATCACCACCAGCAAGACCACATCCTATATGATCAGGAAGTCCACCTTTCTCAATGTCATTCAGGACCATCCAGGTGTGGAGTCTGTGAAGACATTCCTTCAGAGCATCATAATCAGTGTGTCTGGGTTTTCCACCCTCCTCATATGGTGCGACACTCTCACAGAAAGAATACTCACCAAAGAGATTGGCAACATACTGTTTACCGTCATCTGTCTTGACAATCTGGATTCTTCCCAACAGTTTGTGGGGGTCAGGAGTCTCAACACCATCCTTACACAACCAGACATATGCCTTATACAGTTCCGGATTCTTCTCCTTGATTTGTCTTGCTATTCCTGCACCCATTATTCCTAAACAGTTAACCTGGTGCCCTATAACTTCAAGACCAGGATATGTTAATAAATTGCCTTCAACTTCTTTAATCATATCTTACCCTCCTTATTAAGTTCATCAATCACCTGGAGATATTCCTCAGCATTCATTTCCAGACTACCAAGTAATGAGGTGAAGAATACACTGGCTGTATAACCCTTCTGTTGGAATATCCTGAACAGTTCAATTCTGGTGTACTTACCATTCTTATAGTCAATGATAAGTTTTGCCTTCTCCGGCATATCCACAATCTCACAGGTCAGACCATATTCATCAGTATATGTAATATTCCTTCTCTTTCCATCAATCTTGTCAACTGATCTGAAAGTCACATATGAGTGATAGTCTTTCTGACGGATTTTTGTACAAACCCATTTATTTGAAAGGATGTCTTCCTTGGTGAGTTTGCAATTATGTGGAATCTTGTCTAACTTATATGTGAAGTCATAGGAGAAGTAAATACTTGGACTTACCTTATCACCAATCTTCGGATGGTTGGGACCGAAAAAATCAAACGGTTCTCTAACACCATCCAGAAGATAGATTGCCTTATAAATGTCTATAAGATGTCTGTTTGTTGCCATATCTTAATCCTTTTCATTAGCGAGACGGTCACGGATAGTTGTGAAGGTCTCACGGTTGTGCATCTTACCATCCTTGAAGACTGTTCTCAGAGCTGACTTGTGAGTCTTTGCATACTCATCATATTCTGCCTGAAGCATGTCATCCTTGTAGATATATTCACCATCAACCTTCTCCACAAATACAAGACCTCTGTGAGACTTCTTGAGATGTGATGTATCAGTCTTGGGATCCTTATAGATTTTGAGTTCCTGGTCACCAAATACACCATAGGTAGCCTTACAAGCACAACCATAGGTATCTCTGGTGTTGACAATCATCTTGTCACCCTCAAATATTGCAGTGAAGCAGAAAGCACCCACACCAAAGATGGCATTGTTGGCGGCAAATCCACGACGGTCAAGTTCCTTCCAGATCTTGCGGAGTACATTAAGAGTACATCCGTCACCCAGGATTACACCAATGTGTGAGTCAAGTACCTTGTAACCCTTACTGTTGACAGTACCACCGAAAGAATCCCAGAGTTTCTGGACAGTCTCAACTGTGGTCTCATACTGGTCACCAGAGTCAGGGCGGATAAGGAGTTTACCCTTGTGTGCAAGAATCTCATCCTTGAGTGAAGGAATGATGTTCTCTACCATATTCCAGTAGTCATAGGTATCAGATACCATTGAGAAACTTGATGTAGGATATAGTTCAGTGAGAAGTCTCTTTACAAAGGTTCTCTCATCACCATCAAGGGCATAGTTGGCACCCATTACAGAGTGTTCAGTAGAAACTGCGCCAACACCTATATGGTTGAATGAACAGTCTGCATCATAATACTCATCCAGATAAGGAATTGCTGCTATGGTACTGGTCTTGTTTGATGAGAGAAGCCAGGCTGCTGAACAGCGGACAGCCTCATTCATACAAGACATACCTCTCATTCCAAAATCTGCGAATGCATTTCGCGGATCAATGTTGTCATCAACAGACTTGTCATACCAGTACTTTGCCAACTTGTAGTACATATGACCGATTGTGGCATGGTTTGAAGTCTTCCAAAGTTCAGACTGGAGGATACACTCAATCCACTGAACCAACCATGCAAATCCATCAACTGTATTTGTAATCTCAATACAAGGAACACCCATATTCACCAGTGAACCCTCAGGAAGAGCATTGATCTCCAAAGGAAGATAACCAAGTGTGTGAAGATTTTCAATGGGTTCAACATCATAGTTACCCTCACCAATCTGGATATTCATTGTGAACTTGTATTCCTTCATTACTCTGTTGAGAGGAAGATCAAAGAAGTTTCTCTGGAAGTAGTCAATGAGCCACTCCTGGACAAAGGCCTGCATACCAAACCAGACCATCTTCTGGTTTTCAGGTTTCTCAAACATTGATCTACGGGGTACCCAATAAGATGTAAGTTTCTTAAGGTTCTTCGGGTACATACGGTTGTGACAAGTCTTATAAGTGTCACACAAAAGAATTGCTAAAGTATTATTAATCATATCTATATAAGATTTTAATTGTATAAATGATTATTTGTTATTATTTCTCTTTTTGAGCCATTCCTGGAAAAACCAGAGCTGACCACAACCACCACCTATGTCATCCTGTCCGGCAGGGTTGAATATTCTGAGGGATGCACCTTTCTGGGTGAGATAACCTGCAAATGTGTTGATTATTTCAAGCTGTCTTTCAATACTTGACTTCACACTTTCTGATTTTTCACAGATGACTGAAAGGGTTGTTTCCCAACAAGCGGGGTTGAACAGTTTGATAAGTCTGTCTGCATCCTCCTCCGAATCATTACCCGGGTGTACACAATAGTTGTAGAACACCTTTCTTCCTACCTGGGATGCCCAGAGTTCACCATATTCTGAAATCTCCTTCAGGGTTGATGTGTTGGTGGGAATGAGTTTCCTTCTGTTCTCATCAAGAGACTCATGGACAGAGAACTGCAAACCAACCTTGTCAATCTCCTTTGAAAGAGCAATGAACTCATCAAAGTGATTCTTCATTGATGTGGGTGCAGATGTACTGACAAGAAGCTGTGCATTGGGATATTTCTCATGCAGTACTCTGATTGCAGTTTCCAGATTGTAGTAGTTGAGGAAGGGTTCACCCATACTCATAAACATAATCTGGAACTTCTTGATTTCAGAGGTCTCACAGTCAATGGTTGAAAGAACTGATATAACCTGTTCACATATCTCCTCCCAGGTGAGGTTTCTTACAAAGAACTTTCCTGTTCCACAGAAACTGCATCCTACAGGACAACCACACTGGGTTGAACAACAGATGACGGTCCTGGTTGCATAGTTTCCATATCTGTAAAGGACTGCCTCAACGGCAATATCCCTGGTACCATCTTCATTGTCTTTTGTGAAGACAAACTTCTTTACATCCTTATTGGATGATTCAAATATCTTATAATTCATTATACTCATAGTGTTATTCTCATTTTGTGTATAATCTCAATCTTGGGATCAGTGATGTGGAGGATTGAGTCTGTGGTATAAATCTTTGATACCAGGTCAGTCTTAAGGAGGTCTCCATTCTGAATATTGTCCTCACAGTGTGATACATAAAGAGCAACATCAGAAGCACCCATCTCCTTGAGTTTTATTGCAGAGAACTTGAATGTTCCACCAGCCGAACAGATGTCATCAATGATAAGAACCTTCTTTCCAGTGAGGTCAATATCTGAAATGACATTCAATCCCTGGATTTTTCCTGTCTTCCAGTCTCTTTTCTTGATACCGAATGTAACAGGGAGACCGGAATTCTTGATGACTCCCAGGTCATAATACCTTTTACATGCACCTTCATCTGGGAAGAAAATGACATCTGGTTGATATTTGTCTATTGCTGAAATAATATCAGCAGCAGGTTTTGAAGAATGTACACTGTTAATCAGTGCCTCACTTACATTGGAATGGACATTGTACACATTGACTTCATCAAATCCCATTGAGTTGATGAAATTTGCAAATACCTTAAGTGAGAAATTCTCAATATCATCCTTGATTCTGTCCATTCTGGCATTGGGAACATAGGGGAGATTCAGAATGAGTCTGCTCTTCTTTACATCAGTCCTGTGAATCCAGTCCACAGTGCATGCAAGAGTAAATAACTCTTCATCCGAATCATAATACCAGGAAATCTCATTTGGATTATCCAGCTCTTTCCAGAGGGCATCAGATGGAAACACAATACACTGTGTACCATCAGGGAAATGCCCAACTTTTACTAATCTGTGATTTACTGTAATCATATCTTTTACTTTCTTGTTACAAATATAATGTTTTATTTTGGGTTTTCCAATTTTTTTAACCACAACCCCAGGATCCCCCACAACCTGATGAACCACATCCACCATATGATGGACGATATTGTCTGTAATCTCCACCTCCGCAACCTGATGATCCACAGCCTGATGATCCACAGCCACTGGAGTATCTGTAATTAGAATATCCACACATAGTTTTCTTATTTTGTTATATCAATAAATTTCTTGGTTATAATCACTTGATATGTTTAATTGTATCTCCATCCATCTCAACAGACCAGTCCCAGTCATCATATACCCTTCCATCCGGACGGATAATGACATCATTGACATAGGTTCTGTCTGCATATCTCACACAAGAGTGTTCAATACCTCTGTGATAGTGGATAAACTGGTCTGTATTAGGATTGACGAATGTCTCACCATTACAAACCATACAACCACTACCTCCAACATACACGAAACGGTTTGCGAGGTAATCAACTATATCATTCCTGAGCTTGAGATTTTCCTTTGTGATGTAACGGTAATCCTCACGTAGATTGAGGAGAATGTCAGACCTTCTGATCCAGGTTTCCATAAACTGGTCCAGGTTCTCGATCCAATCCTTGGTTCTCATCACATTGATTCTGATGGAAGTCCTGATTTTAAGAATGTCTTCAGGACTGGCGACATACTTATAAAGATTGTTGAGCTTACCAAACTGACGGGAAACATTGACACCACAAATCTTATCCTCACTATTCAGATACTCAATAACAGCATCAATGTTTTTCTTGGGGAGGGTGGTGTTGATAAATACCTTTTTCTGACAGACATCAACAATCTTTTTGAGAAGTGTGAGATTGGCAGTAGGTTCACCACCGGTAATGACAAATTCTGAAATGACAGGTGATTCATTGACATACCTTATCATTTCAAGGATTCTGTCAATGTTCATTTCAATTCCAGATTCCCTGTACATCCACTTTGAAGTACAGAAAGGACAATTATTGTCACAATCAAAGGGTACAAAGATAGTACAAGCGAGATTTGATCTTCCGGCGACGTATTCCATAACTACCCACTTTCAATTACCTAACAACTTCCACCTGACATGATTCCATGACAGTGAGTGCTGATTCCTGTCTCTTGGGGTCACCAAAGAGAGGTGCACAGCAGTCAGCAAGACATCTTACCTTTGCTTCAGGGAAGGCTGCCTTGATTGCAAGTGCATTACTTACTACACAGATGTCGGTGCAAGTACCGGTAAATGTGAACTCTGAGTCATTACCTATCAGATAGTTATTGTCAAAATAACCAATCCAATCATTGTAACCAAATGTCGGTTTGTCAAGGAACATTGGTTCAATGCCTTTGAAATCAGCATCCTCAAGTTCCTCACAGACTTCCCAACCCTTTGTGAGATAGATACAATGAGGTACAGGGAGGAGCTTACCTTCCTGAGTCTTCAGATAATCACTTGTGTGGGTGTCTCTTGTAAAGATAATGTGGGTGTAATTACCACTTTCGATTTCCCTCTTGATATTGGGGATAACATTTACAGCAGATTCATTGGCGAGTGCGCCAGTAAGAAAGTCGTTCTGCATGTCGACGACAACGAGAATTTTTTTCATAAGTTATATAAACTTTAATTTGTATTACTTTACGTAACCTGTTTTTATTACCTCACATTCTGAATCCAGATAGGATTCTGTGGATTTTTATTTCCAGCTTACATTATATTTATGTGTAAAACTTACACAAACTAAATATAACAAAAAATCTGAAAATTTTTATTACTCCATTTTTGCCATAAGAGCACCATACTGGGATGCAGTCAGACCATCATATAAAGATTCAATTATCTCCATCTTTGCATTAATGTTTCCCTTCTTGGGGTTGCCATATACAAGGGATTCAATCCTACTGATAACTCCCATTATATACTGCTCAGACTTACCTTCCAGGAACTTCTTGTAGAACTCCTCCCAAGGCATTTTATCCACTCTCCTTGGTTCAAGCTGTCTGTTCCAGTCTTCCGGGATATACCAGTCAGTCATCTTGGTGTACTGCATTGCAAACTCATCAAGTGACTTGATGAAATCTTTTGCCTCTTCATATGACACAATCTTCAAATAACCCTTACCACCCTTTACATATTTGGGACTGGTGAGGAAAATGTATGTGTCATTTGGTTGGATGATGAAGTAATAATCACATTCCTTTACACTATCTTCACCATATTTGATATGATCAGACACCCTCACCTTGTTGATACCAATCTGATAGTACATAGAACTGGTGGAGGCAATACCCTTTATCATACCATACTTGGCGGCCCGGAACTCAATATAATTGATGAGTTTATCCATATCAGAGAAGCTTGGCCAACTCTGTGGCCTTCATTGAAATTCTATAGTTGTTGATGAATTCCTCCATAGTCACACCATCCTCAAGTTTCCAACAGGCACACTTGACAGGTTCTTCATATGTCCAGGGGTGTTTCTTATTCTTAACCCAGTCACATTCCTTGGCAGGACAACCAACCTTACAGATGTGGTCTCCTGGAACAAAGGGTTTCATTACACCATTCTCATCGGAATGATACTCCTTGAATTCAATCCAGGACTTTTCTGCCTCTTCAAGGCGACCCTTTTCATCCTCCTCATAACCACATGTAAATGAATGGAGTATGAAAATCTTTCCAACCCTTTCCTCTCTCTTCTTTCTGATAGAATCCAGAATCTTTCTGGTTTCCTCTTCTGGGAGATCAACCCCATTTGACTGACACCAGCCATTATAAAGATATGCTTTCTCCTGATAAGAGTCATACCAGGACAGACAACGGTTGTCATGGGGAGCACCCTCCTTGAATGCATACTCAATGTAATATCCCTTGTCATCCTTCTTCAGAATGACATATGAATCAATCATAGGACGACCATACAAATCCTTCCTCTCCTGGAGGTCTTTCTTAATAAGTTCTAAAGGTGTCATATCTGTTATTGTTTGTTTCTGATACAAAGATAATAATAATATTTGATATAACCAAAAAAAGTGAGGAAAAAATCCTCACTTTTTTATAAGATTATGTTCTGGAACTGTTCCGACACCAGGCATCCAGTACCACCATTCTCCATTATCAAAGTATTGGGGAATTACCCAACCTTCAGAATAGACACCACAGACGGTTACTCCGGCATAGAATGAATCAGGCATAACATCTGGTTTTGAGAAGTACTACCTTACCTGTATTTACATCCCTGGACACACCAAAGGGATCAACATAGACCAGTCTGTAACCATCTGGCATTTCCTCATACTCTTTGAAGTGATAGTAATATTCATCTCCAAGTGATTCCATTGCCGAAGCATAACACTTTTTAAGATTCTCCCCAATGTTCCTGGGATAACCATAATCATCACTGGCACCATAAAGGACTACAGCATTATCCTCATCACTGAAAGCAAACTTTCCTCCACCTATTACATACTGGTCCTCATCAGGTTTGTTAAGAAGATGGGCATGTCTGATGACATATCCACATCTGAACTCAACATTACCATTCTTAACCAGGATTATGTATTTGTTCTGCTTCATTTCTCCTTGATTACCTGTTCTGCCTCTTTATTCAGTCTTGGAAGCATAGCAAGACAACTCTCCTTCGTGATACCAGGATTGTTGAATGCCTGCTTGAGAAGTCTGTTGTTTATCTCTGCAATAATGGGACCAGGTGCAATACCCAAGGTTTCCATAATGTCATTACCGGTTACAGGAAGTCTGTATCCAAACATCTTCATATAAGTGTCTGAACCCTTTACCTTCTCTGTCAGTTCCTTGTATTGGTGATATATGCAGCACTCCTTCTTGTGTGCCAGGTTGTCACACTCAATTATCCTCATAAGAGACTCAAATCTCTCATAGGTCTTGCACTCATAAAGGAGTTTGTTCAGAGACTTATCCTTCATAAGTCTGGCACCATCACCCATCTGCTTGGTTCTCATATGGTTCTTGATAAGGAAACATACCTCATCAATGGTGTCATTGTCATACTTCAAATCTTTGAGGATATTTACAGCCATACCCACACCTGCATATTCATGGTTGTAGAAATGTACTTTACCATCCTTTACTGTCATTGTGATGACCTTACCAATGTCATGGAGAAGACATGCCAGTCTCTCTGTCAGATTGGGTTCAAAGGTTTCACAATGGTGTTGAAGGACAGCAAGGGTGTGTTCTGCCACATCACCGAAATGAAAAGCATTCTGCTCAAGACCATAACATTTCTCAAACTCCGGGATGACATATTTCATAGCACCTATGTCATGGATATAACCTATACCCATTACTGCATTCCTACAAAGAAGAATCTTGTTGAGTTCAGCCTGGATCCTCTCCTTGGTGATGATGTCAAGTCTTCTGACATATTTCTTCATAGACTTGAAGGTCTTCTCCTCAATCTCCCAACCATATCTTGTTGCGAAACGGATTACTCGCAGGATTCTCAAGGGGTCATCATCAAATACAACATCAGGGTCAGTATTGGTGGTCCTGATGATATGGTCCTCAATATCCTTCATACCACCAACCAGATCCAGGATTTCACCTGTACTTACATTATAATAAAGGGCATTGATGGTGAGGTCTCTTCTGATTGCATCCTCATTGATGTCGGCAAATGATGTCACAGGGTTTCTGGATTCCTTGTCAAGATACTTCTCACCTCTGGTCATCACACACTCAATTTCCTCACCAGGGAATTCCTTAAATTTGAACATAGCTGTTCCATAGGTCTCATAAATCACAACAGTGTTTGTGTAACCCTGGTTCTTACACCAGTTGGCAAAATCCACACCACCATGAGGAAGATCTATTACAAGGTCAATATCCTTGATGTCATTACCCATACACAGGTCTCTTACAGACCCGCCTACAGCAAAGACATGATTCTCAAAGGAAGTACCCTTGATGATACCACCAATATATCCGGTTATTTTAAGGAATTCTTCTTTCTTCATTTTTACTTATTCTCCAATTTTTCTTTAAGGTCAGCAAGACCCGGGAAAGCATCTCCCAATGTAGGTTTCTCCACCTCAAACACAGGAACCGGTTTTTCATCCTTTGGAAGATGTTTCTTCTTATGATGGATACCATTCCTTTTGAGTTCATCATCTGTGAACATAGGTTTGGACATAAATGGATTCATAGCCATAAGTCTCTTACGGATGATGTTCATTACCTCCAACCTGTTGCACTCCAGGAGTACAGTCAGTTTGTCAATAATACCCGGAAGGGCAGCCATATGCATCATTTTGAATCCAGGCTCTCCACCACCATTCTGAACGAGAACAGCAACAACTGCATCATTGATGAGATCATCTGCCTCTGCTTGTTTCTTTGCTTCCTCCTCATTGAAAGTTGCCCAAATCTTGTCAACTACAATAAGTTTCTTGTTGAACTCTTCCCAGGGGAATGTCATAGGTTTGTCTCCAAGTCTCAAAGTTACTGTCTTGGAGGTCTTGTTAAGGATACGAAAACGGGGTTGTTCTTTATTCATAATTTATGACCTTTTAATTACAATTGTTATAAAAAGTATAAGCAAAATCCAGAAACCCACACCAATCAAAAGGGGTGAAAAAACCCACCACCAACTCCAGTCAATCACTCCCACAAGTTTAAGGATAAGGAAGATAAGAAAAAGTGCTCCTCCAAAACTAATACCACTTGATGAACCGCTATCACTACTCATATTTTTATAATTTAAATGTTATTCAATTGGTCCGAAAGTACCTCCTGTAAGGATACTCAGGATGTTGTGACCAACTCTGATATCCTTCTGTGTACCTTCCATATGTTCCTTCACCTCAAGGACTTTCCTACCATTGTGGATGAACACTGCATCACCTCTTCTGATGTAATCCCAGGCATTCCTGAGTAAAGCAATCTGGGTAGTCTTCACCACCTCCACATTAGGATTCTCAATTGCTGCCCAGGATGTGAAGTAATCCACCAACATAGTATCCAGGTCCTTCTCTGAAGTCTGTTCCTCATTGGTGAGGTTTGTATAGAAATGTATTTCTTTCATATCTCTATTGCTTGTTTCAAGACAACATATTCTTTAGAGATTTTATCCACTCTATTTGGTCAGAGTCAAGAGGACAATTTTCATCCTTTATGATATTCTGAAGCATACACTCATCATAATCACTCCACTTCTTACCAGTAATACTCAACTTACTTGTGAAGGATTTAAAATCTCTGATAAATGACTCATGACCGGCCACATACAGATAATTATTCTTAAAGTACCGACAACATCTTTCTATAAAGTCATCTAAATTCTTACATACAATTTTATCATCCATAATGCTTATAGTTTTTTAATAATTATTCATTTACTTCTACCGGTTCAATCCAGTAATAATTATCCTTATTGATAATAATCTTATTGTCTTTACTTGTCTGGGATATACACTTCTTTGTTCTCTCCTTGTCAAGACCTACAATCCTCTGGGTCATATAAAGATACAATTCTCTTTCAGCCTTCTCTCTTGATGTGTAGAAACCTATTTCAGTGTGTATGATGTGACTATCATAATTGCGGCCATCATCCCACACTCTCTTGTCATATATTGCTCTGAATATTTCCATATCTATTACAAAGATACAATAATTTTTTGGATTTTCCAAATAAAACATCAATATTCTACAATCCTATCCCTTGCTTTTACCAATACAAAATTGTAACAACTCCTACAAGATGCTATAAACTGTTTGTAGAATTTGGAGTTTGCCTCCTTGAACCTCTCTCTGAAACCACCTTCCAGATATTCATCAACATTGGCATATGAGATGACACCAAATCCACACTTGTATATCTCACCTTTTTCATCAATGAGGAAGGAATACATATTCTCCGGATTCTGGCAGTAACATCCCATCATATCATAGATTCCGCTGATATATTGGAGATGTGCCCTTCCCACAGGGACAATTGACTCATTCTTGGTTTGTTCCTCTGTGGCAACAAGTGCAATTGTACCAATACTGTCCAGATATTCCTTGGCAGCATCCACATTCTTGTTGGTATGCCACTTATCTTTGGAGATGCAGAAATAAATCTTCTTTCCGAATCTGTCAACCAGTTCCTTGATTTGTGTCTTGGTCTTTTCACTGTTCACCCAGTCACCATTGGTCACCAACCTGGCATGATTCACATTGGTGTCAATAAGTGTGGAATAGATCTCAAACCAGTCAGGGTTGCAGAAGAATTCACCACCCATAAGGTTCAGTCTTTCTACACCATTTACATTGATGAACTTGGCAATGTTCCGGGCCATCTCGACAGACATCATAATGTTGGACTTGGGGGAACTCTCAAAACAGCAGTGAGAACACTCCTGGGTACACCTGTTGGTTATCCTTATAGTTGCGGCAAGTTGCCTGTAACACTTATCCTTGACCTTACAAGTATCACAGTTACAGGTATGAGCACCCTTACAGGTCTCTTCAAGACATATATCACAAGGTTTGAACATAACTTATTTCTTGAATAATACCTTGTCTCCCCATTTTCCGAATTTGGTGAACAGGAGACTGAAAATGATCATCAATACCAGATATACACAGATAAGGACAATCCAAAACACAAAATGGTTTATGATGTCAACTGATGTTGAAAGTGAAGCCACATCAAAGTAACCACATACACTAAAGATGATGACACCTGTAAAAACCAGTAAATCCCTTCTGTTCATAATCACTGCCTTTTACCTGATTCATACTCATCATAGTGGAAGAGGATGTCTTCATACTTTGATTCTGACATTTCAGTAAGAAATGCACCTCTCACAATATCAGTCATATTGATTTTACCACTACGCTGTAATATGCAGAACTTCTGGAAATCAGTCAAAGGTTTCTTTTCGGGTTTTGGTTTCTTGGATTTCTCCTTCACTGGTTTAGGGTTGATAAGAACCCTTCCGCCGGTTCCCCTCACGATATATCCGTTGACCTCAACAACACCGTCATAAACATTCCCATAATAGGTATAAACACCACACAACCAATTTTTGGTAGTTGTCTTCATAGTAGGATATTCCTCTATTGTGATATAGTTGAAATATGTCTTTCCTTCATATTCAAACATATTCACAACCTTACAGTGATGTCTTGCCCTGTTAAAGCGGAAAACATCACCAATCTTCAACTCAATAAATTTATCTTCTTCTAACATATGAATATATTTACAATCCGTATATCTTTCTATTCTCTGGGGTATCATCTGCAACCGCAATCCAATGTCCACCCCTTACACAATTACCCCAATCAACATCATAATAGTATTCTGGGCTTATGTAACTATATATTTTTCCATTTTCCACCTTATAATCAGGTGTTTCATCCATAACAGCCATATCAGTTTTGTATTATTAGTTTTACTTTACTACAAAGATACAATATTTTTTTGGATTTTCCAAATAAAATAACAAAAAATTGGGAGATTCACATCCCCCAATTTTCATATACCTTCAAATAAGGTTGATACCACCTCCTACCTTAAGCGGTTTCTGTGTAACCTGCTTCCATTTCCATATCAACCTCACCAGCGTCAACCAGTTTGGCCTCACGCATCTTGAAGGCATTAGTCTTCAACTTCCATGCTTCAGCAACAGGGTCGTTTGCCTTACGGAGTACGAAACCTTCGCGAGGAACCTTGGTTCTGCACATAGGTTCATCTTCCTCCATCTTAAACCTCTTCTCCACCTTCAGGAGTTCAAGGACATTCTCATGCCAGTGTTCAGTAGTTGATACATCCGGATAGAGATCCTTGAGAGTTCCCATATAAAGAAGTGGGAATGGCATAATGATGTCTCCAAGAAGTTCCTGGAGATATTTACCCATTTCTATGACATCAGGGATTTCAAGATCCTTTCCATCCTTGGTCACACGGTAAACCATCAACTTTGACTTCTCTTCAGCAACATGGGTACAACCATAGTCATAACCCTTCTGAATTGGAGAACCGTTTGGAGTGAAACCTGCAATCTCACAGTAGATGCAGTAGTCCTTAGGTATAAGTCCTTCAAGTTTCTTACCCCAGTAACCCCATATATCATCAGAATAGAAACCACCAGGTCTCTGCTTCTTGTTGATATACTCATTCTTTATGACAGTCCTTGAAGAATATACAAGGTTATATCCCTGGTCATATTCCTGGGTATGGGTTACATACTTCCTCCACATTCTCTTGAACCAGTTGGTCGGGAGATTGGTGAGTATGTTTGCATAGATAGCGGAGGTACCGTGAATCTTGGTAGAGATATACACTACATCATCAGGATTGATGTCCCTCATATTCTTCTGCAACTGACTGGTCTCATAGTGCAGACGGAATGAACCCTCAATAAGCATCTTGAACCTGTCAAGCTTCTTCTTCATTCTCTCCTGTCTTGAGAGTTTTTCAGGAACATTCTTCACCGGTGGCACATAAACCTGGCAGAACCTTTCACCATTGATTTCGTCAAAGTCCTCTCCTACATGTGCTTCAAGGAACTTTACAACTTCCTCAACAGGTTCATTGATAAAGGTGGCAATTGAATCAGCATGAATGAGGAGTCCATAGGAAGGTATTCCACCAAGTCTGATCACACGGATACGACCATGCTTGTTGATATAACCCTTCTTCTCCTGGTCAACATTCAACTCCTTATCCTCATACATTGAGTTGAGGTGGAGGAACAGTTCATGCAGACAGGTTTCATTTGCACAATAGACAGCAACATCACCAGTCTTAAACTCATCCTTTCCGATTACAATTGAAAGACCATTGACAAGAGTCTTTACGATTCTGTCCTTACCCTCAATTGGGAAAGTTTCACCGATTCTTACCACAGAGGCACAATACTCCTCTTTGAAATTTTGATTTTTTGAAATAAACATAATTTTGGGGATTTGATTGTTAATTAAATAGGTTCAAATCTATTTTCCCACGCCAGTCCATTTTTGGAGAATGGACAAACTCTGTTCTCTGATAATTTAAGTAAATATAACAAAATGTACCAAAATACCCCAACTACAGCTCATCTGTGTCCTACCACTGATTTTGATATAATCTCAGGGTTACTGACTTTGAGGTGCTACTACTAACCCTTTTTCACTGGTACATTATACTATCGGAATAATTAAATCATTGTTTGCTGTAGTATCATCCAGTCTTGGTTTTTTTGTGATGACAATATCATCATTATCATTATGGATGATTATTTCCTTAACTTCACCCGTCATTATCCTTTCCACAAAATGGGCTATGATATCAGTACACTGTTGATCAGTCAAGTCTTCAAATTTGATTTCCATTATATTCTCTCTATGTTAAATTTTACAATACCTGATTCCTCCGTAATCTCCGGGAACAATTTGTTTGAAATCTGATATATATGCGGAACCCTCTCAACCTCAATATGTTTCCAACCTATGAGTTTCCTCTTACATGGTTTGTAATACTTTTCGGTTCTGTAATTGATGAAGAGACAATCCCCATATCTCTGTACATAGAAATCAGGAATGTCATTGTCTGTCTGTACCAACTTTACCTGTACAGGTTCAGTTTCACTTGTGATATCTGTAACCTTTCCCAGACTCTGCTCACCCAGGTAACAGTGTCCATGCCTGGCTGTCCAAAATTTTATATCACTGTATAAAACCCTATGAGGAACACCATTGAACATCTCATAAGATCTTGACCTTTCTTCCAGACTCTTTACCAACCAAAACTTGTTTTCAACCATATTTTTATTCTGTATAAAATGGATGACCGGGAATGAGTCCATTTACCAATGCACCCTTATGTTCTACATACTTTTTTGCCTCTTCATATGTTTTAAATACTGCCGGATATCTTACAGATCCATAACCATAAAATACTTCCAGCTTGCACCTTCTCCATTTACCCCTGATGAACCAGAGTTTAAATCTCCTTTCAACAGTGTAATATGTTTCTTTAGATACTTTTTCTACAATTCTGTACTCAAACATAACTTATTTCTCCCTTGATCTTTTTCTTAAAATGTCACACAATTCCCAATATGAAATGGGTTTATATCCATTCTGGTCCACACCTACATCATAAGATGACATCCTCATTGCCTTCAATGCTTCCTGGTTGACACCAAAAGAAGTACCATCAAAGAGTGTATGGATATGGCCATACACATGGAATGTCCCAAGATGTGAGGCGCAAGGTCCGCAATGCTGGGCATAAATCTTGATTCCCTCAACCTCAACCATCATTATGTCATTGACAATGAGTTTAGGAACACCATCCAGAAGATGTGTACCTATGTCTATCCTGTCATGGTTACCCCTTGTGAGATATACTGTACCATTCAGTTTCTTCAAGTACTTCATATATTCCTTGGGATCATTGTCATGTGGTAACATAAAATCACCACAATGAATGACAATACCATCCGGGGGAACAACAGAGTTCCAGTTGTCAACAAGTGTCTGATCCATCTCTGCCCTCGTCTGAAATGGTCTGTGACAATATTTGCATATGTTAAAATGACCAAAATGCGAGTCACTACAAAAAAACAACTTATCCGGATCATTTATTTCCAGTGTGTAGTACATACTTCGGACTTAAAATTTTAATGTGTTAAACTTCTTCATTTTTAATATCCTTCTGTTCATTATATCAGTGGTGTTCATTATTTTTGAACATATGACATATAATGTTTCCATTCACATATCAGTCCAAATCTCCTTCCTTGATATAAATCACCTCCTGTACATTCTCTCCCTCAAAGTTGGAGTTGAGAGACTGGTTGTAGAATCCCTTTTGCCTGATTAGGACTTCAAATGGAACCTTTGCCCTCTCGACATTGTTCTTCAAATCCTGCTTGATTCTGATATAAGATATATTCATATCAGCAGGAAGAATGACATATGTTATCTTGACATCTGTTCCCCGGAACTGTTCCACAAACTTTTTCCTGAACTCAGGATTGACATTGGTGGCATCATAGAAGAATGACCTACCCTCATCAACATACTCCTTGACTCTCCTGTCAACCTCTTCAAAGACCTCTCTGTTCTTCCTCTGGTCACTGATACTTCCAGTCAGTTCCTTGCGGATGAGGTCAGGTGACAACAGTGTCAAATCCTTATATCTCATATTGTAGAGTCTGGTCTTTCCAGACCCTGAAATTCCTATTGGTACTATTATTTCCATAACTATGTTATTTTAAATCTTCTTCTTTAAGGTAAATTATCTCCTGTACATTCTCTCCCTCAAAATTATTCTCAAGGGATTCTTTATAAAAATGTAGTTGTATTTTAAGAGTTATACCTGAAACATTTGCCCTTTCAACATTATTCTTTATATCTTCTTTGATTCTTTTTTCACACACCTCAACATCTGAAGGAAGTAAAAGATATATTACCTTGATGTCTTTTCCTCTGAACATATCAGAAATATTTTTCCTTCTGTGAGTATCTATAGTATAACCATCATAGTAAAATGATTCGCCTTTCTCTATGAGTTCACCAACTCTTCTATTAATCTCATTACGGACTTCATTGAGTTTATGATATGCATTGATTCTGCCATACATCTCCTTACAGATAAGTTCTCCTGACACAAGTGTCAAATGACTGTACTTCTTCTTGTAAAGTCTGCTTTTCCCAGAACCAGATATTCCTATAGGTATAATTACTTCCATTGTTAATCTAAATCTTCCTCTTTAAGATATATTATTTCCTGTACATTCTCACCGGCAAAATTGTTCATAATGTCATATCTATATACATTCATAAAAAGTGATAAGTTTTTTTCTGAATTATGACATCTCTCAACATTATTCTTAATAGCTTCTTTAATTCTTTTATTTGATATTTCAACATCTGATGGAAGTACAAGATATATTACCTTGATGTCTTTTCCTTTGAATCTGTTTAAAATAATGTTTCTTACATTTTTACCCAAATTACAATTGTCAATGTAAATTGATTCACCCTTACTTATAAATTCATCAATCTTTTGTAGAAAAATTTTAAATATATATTCTGTTTTTGACCAATCATTTACATTACCCATTACCTCTTTACAAATAGAATCAAGAGATATAAGTGCATAATCACTATACTTCTTCTTGTAAAGTCTGGTCTTCCCAGAACCAGGAATTCCAATAGGCATTATTACTTCCATATTAATCCAACTCTTCAGGTTTGAGATAAATTACCTCTTGTACATTTTCACCCTCAAATTTAGTATCAAGTGACTGTTTGTATAAATTAAACTGCCATAATAAAACTTGTTCTGAAACATTACCCCTTTCAATACCATTTTTGAGGTCTTCTTCAATCCTCTTTTTACACAGGTCAAAGTCCACAGGAAATACAAGATATGTTACCTTGGCACCTGTTTCTTTAAACCACCAGGAGACTATCTTTCTTGAATATGTAGTTATATTACAATTATCATAATAAATTGATTCACCTTTCTCTATGGATTCACCAATCATTCTACAAAATTCATAAAATACTTCCTCTTCTTTGGAATAGTCATTTATGTCTCCAGTTATTTTCTTACATATAAGGTCTGATGATATAAGTTTAAATCCTTTATCCTTGTATTTCTGTTCATAAAGTCTTGACTTTCCAGACCCCGATATTCCTATAGGTATAATTACCTCCATAAATATTTTGTTATCATATTACAAATATAACAATTATTTTTGATATAACCAAAACTATATTATGGAAAAGTTTTTAGAAATCTTGAAGTATCTCAAGAAATACAAGGATCTCATTTTTATCAGTATTATAATTGGTCTGGGGTTCATAATTTCCTGCCAACACAGTAAGATAGGTAATCTGAACAATGAAATCAACAGACAGGAGAACAACAGAATCACACTTACTGAACAAATCACAAATTACCAGGATGAACTGGGTAGGGCAAATGCAGAGAAACATGCATATCAACTCACACAGAAGGAATTGAGGGACAGTATAGGTCTTCTCAAGCAGAAAAACAAGGAGTATCTTACATATATCAACACCAATATGCATGTCAAAGATACAGTGACTGTTGAAACAACCATCATCAAGGAAGTTGAGGTAAATGCTGAAATTGAAGATGGTACGATTAAGATTGCAAAGTCTGACAACTATGGTAAATCAAGCAGATCATTCTCTGTAGGAATACCTTATAATGTTACAGACAATGAACTTCACACAGGTAATGCGACATTCACTCTTGACCAGAACATATTTGTGGAAGGATGGTTGGAGAGAAACACAAAGACTGATGAGACATTCATACATTTGAGGACTGATTATCCTGGGGTACAGTTCAATTCTGGTATGGGTATTGTGGCAGAACAGAGTAAATCATATGAAAGAAGTATGAGAAAGAATTGTGGTCTCGGTGTGGCAGTTGGTCCCAATGCAAGTATGAGTTATGACCCCATCAACCAAAAGTTTGTTCCTACTATCGGATTAGGAATAACACTTGGTTTCACATATACACCCAAGTTCCTTCAATGGTAACAAAAAAAAGAGGAGTGATTAACTCCTCTTTTCTTTTATCCAAGTTCCTGGAAATTGAAACTGTCACCAGTTAAACTGTCCCTGATGGTCCCGTTGATACCTATACTAGTTGGAATAAATTCATATGTGAATCTACCACCAATTGCACCACCATTACTTGGATTTTTCTTCATCTGTTTGTCCATCCATTCATGGATCTTCTTTTCCTCTTCCTCTGAAATGGGGAATCCCCTGTAATAGTCTTCACTCAACTTCTCATTCTCCTCCTTCAACCTGGTAATTTCTTCACTCTTGTATGTTTCAGATTTAACCTTTTTAATTTCCTCCCTGAGATAATCATTCTCATGATGTATTTTCCTGTAATGGTCATACAACCTCTGAAATTCTGTTTCTATGTCACTGAGAAGAAACATTGGTTTGTCTTCTCTCAAATTCAATTTGTCTTCCATATCAGTCTTTAAAATAGTTTTGAATCAATACAATAGGTGTTTCATCTCTTGAAGTCAGGTTCATAAGTGATGCAAGTAAATCCCTGTGCAATATTGGTGTTGAACCATATGAAACAGTTTCAAGAAGTTCCTTGTCTGTATAACCAGGCATTGTAACAGGATCTGCAAACTGCCATACACCATAGACTGGGTCTTTCAGGCATCCATTACCATATACACATACAATGACATCTTTTCCTGTTCTCTTCCTTATGGTTTTCTTGATGATTTTACATATCTTGTTTGATGTTTCAACACCAGGGAACAACCTGATTCTTTCTGATGAATCCCTGCCAGATCCCAAAAGTCCCCAGTCAGAACTTACATCTGAACATATCTCATCAATATGCCAATAAATCATTTTTGTGGGTTTGGGAATCTGCTTATTATGAAGTCTGCAATCAAGTACCGGATATTTCCTGTTTCTCCATTCTTTGTCATCCATCACACATTCACAGTTTTCCATTTCACAGATAACCTTATAATACTCCATAATATTGACACCTGTGAAAGGATTGACACCACAAGGGTTACCAACCTCATCAACCATAGGCATACAGAATATGAGTTTCTTTGCTGCCCTTGCAATACCTTTGAGTATTATGGAAAACCTGTTCCTGGAATAGATGGGAGATATAAGGACAATACTTGCATCAGGACCGAATTTCTTTTCAATGTCAGCTGCTATTTCATCAACAGTGACATATCTGTTAAGGGATTCGGAAATAATAGATTGAGTGACACCTATAACATCTTTATCATTGATGTCATAGGTGACACTTCCATCCTGATTTACTGTTTTCACTGTATCAAGTACAGCATCAGTAATATTGTTTATAATATTGTTTCCAACATTAATGGGTGGAATAAAAATACCTCTTGAAATTACTCCATTATTCATTATAGACATATTTTAGTGCTTTCTTGATAGCATCTGCATGTCTTAATATAGATTCTTCTCCCTTTGATACATTTACAGATATGAGACCATCTGTTGCAAGTCTTGTCTGTACAAGTACATCATTGAGTCTCTTATAATTTTCATCACAGGTAATGACTATCCTGTATCTCCATGAATTAGGATATTTGTTCTGCATCCTTATGATGTTCCTTCCGAGTTCATACATACATACTGGTTGTAATGAATCTCCTCCTGCAAAATACATAGAGAACACATCACATCTCTCAATCATGTCAAACTCCCATTCAATCTGTCTTTCTGCTGCACCTGGTTCCTCAATCCAATCTGCTCTCCTGGGGTTCAGAAGATACATCTCATCATATGTCGGATTGTCAATATAAAACTGATTATTTTCCTTTGTGAACTCATCAATGAGAGATTTCTGCCAGTCTATGCAATTACATATACCACCGGCAAGAAAAATCTTCAGAGAATCCTTTGGGAAATACCTGTGTTCGGGTGCTGTAACTATATTAACCTTCATATTATTTCTCCTCATCATTAAGTGTTCCACCGAACATATTGCACAACTCTTCCCTTACAACCTCATCAAATGCTGCAATAGTATCATCTTTAGGATATTTTTTCTTTAAAGCATCCACTACTTTGAGTGTATCAACAAGATTCTCAACCGTTAATGCTGTCTCATATAATTTTTCAATACTCCATGTGGTTGATACATTGGAATTTTCCTTATTAACTTTGTAACTCATAATTATTTATCTTTTGTATCTGATATTACCTCTTCATCATAAACATCATAGAACTGAAGGAGTTTCTCCTGTGGCATAACCACAAGTTTACCTGTCTTCTTATCCTTGAACACAACCATTCCAACAGTGATGTTGGTGTTCTCATCCAGGGTAATAACCCTCTCACCATTTGAATCAAAGTGTATATTGGCATTATCAACACCTGCCATCTCATATACATCCTTGATACTCTGGGTGTCATCCGCTACAAATACAACATCCAGATATTCAGGTTTCTTTTTGTAAATCTGTTTCATATTATTTCTTTGTGATTATATTATCAATCAAACCATATTCCTTTGCTTCAGAGGCAATCATCCAGTAATCCCTGTCTGCATCCTTCAGAACCTGCTTAAGTGGTTTACCTGAATTCTCTGCAATAATACCACACAGTTCATCCTTCAATATCTTGATCTGTTCTGCCTCAATGAGGATATCACTTGCCTGACCATGAGCACCACCAATAGGCTGATGAATCATAACCCTTGAATGAGGAAGTGCGAAACGGTGACCCTTCTCACCGGCAGACAGAATGACAGCAGCCATTGATGCTGCCATACCTACACATTGTGTTGTGATAGGTGATGATATGTAGTTCATTGTGTCAATAATGGCCAGGCCATCATAACACACACCACCTGGAGAATTGATCATCATTGTTATTTCCTCTTCACCCATACTGTCCAACCACAGAAGCTGGGCATTTATGATATTGGCCACATCTGCATCAATCTCGGTACCAAGGAAGATGATTCTATCCTGCATAAGTCTTGAGAACACATCCATCTGTGTCACATTCATCTTCCTCTCTTCAAGAATTGTGGGGTTGATGTAACCGGCATTGATTTTTGATGAATACTTACCTAATGTCAGAGAAGACACATTATTGCCTCTTAAAAACTTTTCAAATTCTGTCATATATTTAAGATTAAAATTACACAATTAAATATAACAAAAAAGAGGATGATTGCTCACCCTCTTTTTCATCTTTTTATTTGAACAGGTATTTCTTCTTTGACACCGCAAATATCCTGAAGACCAATTCACCATTTGCATCCATATAGAACCCACTGGATTTCCGGTTGATGAACACATAATTGTTCTTAAGCATGCTGTCCAGGTAATCATTGATGTACTTGATAAAACCATCATCATTGGTTTCATATTGCATCATGACAAGTTCATGCTTCTTGAAGTCTATCCTCACATCAGAGTCACGATCTGCGATAAGTTTACGTCCTCCATGATAACCAACAATCTGACCATTATACCTGATTGTGACATTCGGCATATTGACAACAAACACATCCTTATTCTCACAGAATGAATCAAGAATGTTCAATACCCTGGTCTTCACATCAACATCATTCTCCTCTATGTCATCAGTGAGCTGGGCCTGGACTTTCTTCATATACTTCTGGATTATTGCCTGTTTTTCCTCCTCTGTCAATATATGGGGTACTGTCTGGGTTACACTGCCATCAGGATTCATTGTGACAGGATTGACATTGGTGGGTTCAAGAAGTTCAGGATTCTTGTTTGTATCCTTCAACTCCTCTGAAAAATCATCAAAATCCGAATCTGAATCAGAATCACCCGGTTCAACAATATCACCATTACTATCTATCCATCTAACTGGTTCAACAGTGATGATGAACTTGTTACCCTTCAGTTCAATCTTTTCAATTGTATAAAGGAATTTCTCTGCGGATCCGCAAGTGACACTGGCAGTATCAAACTTCTTATATACACCTGTCTCCTGGTCAATCAGTCTCTTCTTCCACCAGTCATTTTTCTTTATGGGGATTTCATTGGTTTCCCCATTTATGAGCTTCTCGAAAGCATCCTTTCTGAGAGCAATATTCAAAACATTTGACATAAATCTAATTATTTAACCCAACCCATACAATCAGCACCATTCATTTCAAAAAACTTGACTCTGTCTTTTTTGGGAATTACATCCTCATACAGAAGACATATTCCATATAACAGTTCTTCTATACTTTTGCAGTAATAACCCCAATATCCTTTGTACTTCAACCAAGACTTATATACAACAAGTTTGGTGTCAGTCTTCTCATCATTTACAAAATCCAGGATGTGATTCTTATAACCATCATAGGTATAAAATGTGTCACCTTTCTCAAGTTTCTTGATTTTGAATTTGAGATTTTCTCTCCAGTTTTTAGGCATTTTCCAATTCTTCTATAGGTTCAACTTTCTTTTTCCTGTTTCTCTTTGGTTTTTCAGTCTCATCTTCCATAGGTGTATAAACATCTTTTGAAGGTTCATACATAGACTTTATTTCCTCATGGAGACTTTCATTCTCTGCCTCAAGTTTCTCATTCTTTTTCTTGAGAGTATTATTTGCCTCCTGGAGTTGTTTCTTTTCCTCTTTGAGGTTATTGAGTTCCTCTTTGAGTTGATTTTTCTCTGCTTCAAGAGAATTGATAATTTCACGAATAGTCATAACAATTAAAATTACATTGTATAATAGTATTTATGACTCATCCCCATCTTCAGACTCATCCTTATCCCCCTCTTTATCATCCTTTTGGGGTTCATTTTCCATATTATTCATCAGATACAATGTAATAAGACCAATAATGAATATCAGAAGGAACATAAGTCCTACAGCAACAATAAAAGGTAGGAAGACACAGAAGTTGGATATATCCACAACCTTCATGATCTTCATAACACCAAGGAAAATTGTGAGCCAGAATCCTGTTTTAAGGAAATTGAAATCAAGGTTGAAATTCTTATCTTCCATAATTACTTGTTTACCTGGATTATTGTCTCCTTATACAGAATGTATGTGTTACCCTCATAGTCAAACCTCTGGATTAGATAGTCATATCTATCTACACCTATTACCTTGGCCTTCTGTATCTGGGTTGTACCCCACTCATTCTTTATGACAAAATTATGCCTGTTACTCTCTCGAATTTCAGTTGCATTTTTTGTACTTGAACTCTGACTTGAACTTGATGTTGATGGACCACACCCAATAAGCAACATCAGTGAAATAACTAAAACTAAAAAATTCTTCATATCATTGATTATTTAATTCCACAAAGTGTTAAAGCGGCCTCAATCTTTTCCGCATCAAATTTCCTATGGGAGATCCTGTTATCGACATTGAATATGTCACCGAAGGCACTGAACATATAGTAATTTGAAGTACCTGTAAAATATTCCTTACCTGTCTTCTTACTGACAAGATACTTTCTCCTGTATGTATGGTCCCACCTGGCTCTTTTGTACTTCTTGGAAGATGGAGTACCCTCACTCTTCACATATACAGTATGATGGGTGATGATTTTTGTATTGTAATCCCAGTCTTCTGTCACCTCATCAACCCAGCATTTCCAACCATGCTTTTTCAGCCATTTTTCATCAACTTTCTCCATAAGTAAGTCTCTTTATTAGGTTACCGGTATGCATTGTCTCATATTCCATTTTCTCCCAGAAATTCTGTGCATCTGTGTCAAAAGGACTCACCACAATACATTTGTAGTATTCCTCTGCAACAGATTCCACCACAGCAATCAGATTGGATCCTATTCCTGAACCCCTCAATTCATCCCTGACTTCAAATACATCAATCTCAAATGAAATGTTGTTCCTGTTCTTGAGATTGAGGATGAAGACAATTTCATCATCATTGATACCCATAATCCAGGTACCGGCATGGATGGGGTCATTCAGGAACTTGGTTTCAGACAAATCCACCTCAAAGTTACTGTCATTGGTGTGTTCATAACAGATCATAGGAAACCTGTCACAATCACCGAACTCAATGAGTTTTGACTTCACCATATTCTGGTCACCACACAAGATGGTTTCCAGTTCACATCCAAACCTATCAATGAGGTCATCAATGAAAAGTTTATTCATTCTCCTTTGCTATCAGTTTTGAAAGTTTTGGTTCAATGTAATTCCATACCACATCAGTAATGAATGGTATATTGGGTTTGAGCTGACTGTACACATCAATCTTGACAGGATGTGAATCCTTTATTGTATCCCTATATGGCCAGTCTATGACAACAAATTCCCATTCACACTTTGCCCAGAAATGATATTTGAACCAATCATCAATGAACATCTGGAGTTGCTCCTTTGTTCTGACAGGAATCCTGTTCCACTTATCATCAAAGATATAGAAATTATTGGTACTGATTGTCCCCTTTGATGTGAAAATCCTGTCAAAAATAACTCCAAGCACATCATATGGTTTTATTTCACCATTTGGAAAATCCTTGTACAATGCAAAAAATTGCGGTCTTTTTACTTTACTCATATTTTATCTATTTACACTACAAAGATAATGAATTTATTTCAAATATCCAAAAAAATCCATATCATAAATATAACAAAACACACAACATATTGTTACCAGATGAGGTGCTCAGAAACAATTTAGACACCCAGGTAACAACAAAGGGTTGGAGAAATCCAACCCTTTCTATTTTCATATGTTATGTATTTTATTTAATAACAGTAACCATAACCAAATGATGTGTGAAGTCTCCATCACCTCCGGCATCAAGTTGTATCTTTGTTCCATCAGGTCTTTCAGCAAATGCCTGTGAACCATCAACCTCCCAAGTTATTGAATCATCACTTTCTTCAACCATATCAAGGAACTGTGCCATTGTATCATCATTATTTGGAGAAGGTTTATCAGTAGTGAAATAATAATTGGTATCACCATTATCAAACAGTTCATAATCAAACAACTGATCTATCTCATCAAGGTTTATTTGATTTGTTTTCTCTATATTTTCATTAATAAATTCTTTGAAAGATTTTACAAACATAGTCATAATCTTTAATTTTCTTCTATCACATCAAAATTGGATGCAATCAACTGGTCTCCATAGATAAGTATGAGTTTGTCATTATCCTGTTTCTGGAACAGATATTCCAATCTATGTCTTGAACGAGTTGATGTGAGGTCATCTCCCTTGAAATCAAACTCAAGTTGCAAATATTCCAGGGGATCATAACCTTTTTCTTCTTTTATAAAGAAAAATACCTCATTGTTTACAGTGTCATAATGGATGAGACATATTGGATTATTGACATCATACTGTTTCTCCTCACCATCCACTATGATTGTGCAGGAAACAGGATTAAATGCAAAGAGGATATTGTCATCCAGGACCGGTTTCTCATCTGTACCATATATGATATCATCATCCAGGTTATAATAGAACCACCTGTCACTCAAACGGCAGACACCATTATCAGGGTGAATGTAATCTGTATAGTTCAATTCCTCATTGACAAAATCCTCAAATTTCAATACATCCTTCTGCATATTATCCTACAATATCATTAAACTCATCTTCAGTAATCTTACCTGAAAGGAGGAGATCCAGATTCTTCATACCATCATCAACTCTTTCAGCTGCCTTCAAGAGGTCTTTCAAATTGTCAAGTGTCTTCTCATTGAGTGTATAGTTGGCATTGAAATTCTCACAAGAATAATTGGGAGATGTTATTCTTACCCTCTCATTCACACAACCGAATGAGCAACCGCCGGTCTTATATGACTGGCAATACTGACACTTTGGTGATACACTGCTTGCCTGCTCAATTATTTCAGACAATCTTTTCTTAATATTTTCCATATTATAAACTTCTTATATGTTATTTATGATTTTTGTCAATGATTTCAAGTGATTTGGTGTAGGAATCAGGTATATTCTTCAAAAGGAAATTAACCACTTCAATAAAAAATGAATTTGTTACATCACTTTCATCCTTTGGTGAGATTATATAAACCTTACTTATTTGTATATCAACTTCATCAACCATATAAATATGTTCCAATTTGTTGAGTAAACCATTTACATAATTAATAATATCATCTGTAATAGATATACCATTTTTTTCAACATTAGTGTTGAAGCATATACTACAATTTACATCTTTTTTTATAATTGGAACACTTATTATACCTTTTGAATTGATTATTATGGCATATGAATTCAGAGGTTTATATAATCTTTTCAAATATTCTTTGAATGTTTCTGGATCCATATTATCCACATCATTCTCTTTCCTTATGGTCTCACCAGCACCTCTGTCAAGGATACCTCCCCAGACTGATTCTTCAACTATTTTTTCTATGCATCTATCATTTTCAGGAACATTTTCCAGAAGGAAATCAATGACTTCAATAAAGAATTTGTTTGTCACTTCAATTCTAACATCATCTTTTGGATAAATCATATAAAGTGATGGGTTTTCATCTGAATCTGCCTTCACTGTAAATCTATGTGTCAATTTTGGAAATAAACCAGATATGCTATATGGCATAAAATAATTTGTAAACACTACCTTTTTTTCATAATTGAAAGATAGTCCTCTACTACCTCCACGCATAAAAATAGGAACATCAATTCTACTTGATTCTGGTAAATATGCCATATCAATAGTATTAAAGAGTTTATAATGGGATTTTATATAATCATATAATCCCTCACCATCAAGATTATTGATGTCATCCTCCTTTCTTATCTTATTTCCAGCACCCCTGTCAAGTATTCCACCCCAGACAGATTCACTTAATATTTCACTGATTTTTCTCATAAGTTATTTATGGCTTTTCATAAATATAATATAGTAAAAATTTAAACAGTATAACATTATGATGCCAAATTGGAAACAGTTCCTCACTGAAGGGGCTTTGACAAATTATAGAAATGAAAGGGAGGGTAGAAAACTCACCTATAATGATTTCAAGAACACTTTTGAAACAGTTCTTTGCAAACTCATCGAAGAAAGAATCCCATTCTGGTTTGACTGCCAGGGTACTGTTGATGGTGAACTGAAGGGTATCACCAAACTGGGTTACCTTATGAATGAGTCAATCAATGGTCAGTCATTCGGAGGATTCATCATTGATGCTGTAAACAAGGATGCAGACACAGAGACATTGAAGAAAATCCTTGTTGAGAACATCCTTCCCAACATAATTGTCCAGAAACCTGGTAAACTTTTCATTGGTAGAACAAACTATTCAGATCTCACCAAGGCAACTGACCTTGACACCATCACTGTTGTTGTAAAGGCCTTCAAGAACTACTACAGGGAAAAGTCACTCTCATCAAGGGAAATATCCGGTAATAAGTATGAAGCAAAGGTGAACATAGATTTCCTGTGTGATCCAGGTGTTATCAACAACATCATTGATTTTGTATTCTAATTCAAATCAATATATCAAAAAAGAGAGTCACTCAAGACTCTCTTTTATTTTTTGTAGTTGTTTAATCTGTTCATCAGTGAGACTCTTTGGCATCCTGACTATGAAGTTCACCCTCAAACTTCCCAATTCATCTGAATTGTACTTATGGAATCCCTGTCCTCCTACCATAACATAACCTCCATTCTGTGTGAATTTCGGAACCCTGACCTTAACACTCCTGTCAAATACCTTGACAGTCATCTCTGTTCCCAGGATTGCATCTATCCAATCAATGGCCTGCATCATTTCAAGGACAGTTGTACCATTTGTCATAGATGTCAGACTGAATTTATCTGATGTCTGAACATTTACCCTTACTATGAGATCTCCTTTTGCTGGTTGACCATATATGTTGTAACCTGCCTGACCAAGACCTTCTATTCTCAACATCCTTCCGTTTGTGATACCCTTGGGGACATCAACAGTATATAACTTACCATTTACATTGATGGGGTGTTTACATCCATAATAAGCATCTTCAAGAGTGATAGTTATGTTCATATTGATGTCTCTTGCCATCTGTTTGAAATTGAATCCACTGAATCCGCTTCCGAATCCACCCATAGAATTTTGAGCATCATACTCCTTCCTTTTGGTTTCATCACCAATGACAGCATATGCCTCATTGACCTCCTTTATCTTTGTATCATCACCCTTGTTTTTATCCGGATGATACTTCTTACAGAGGTTTCTGTATGCCTTTTTTATTTCATCCTGGGTTGCATTTGACTTCACACCCAGTACATCATAATAACTTTTACCCATAACCACTAAATTACTTATAAAATATAACAAAAAATGGTATAACCATAAATACTTTATATCACATTATATTATATTTAAGTTATGGATAAGGAAAAGAAAAATAAGAAAGAAGTTGCAGATAACCAGGAAAATTTCCTTTTGAAGAAAATCCGTTACTACCAGGGTTCAGTAAAGGATTATGAGACTTTCTGGAATGAAAAGATTTCAGAAGGTGAAAGAGAAGAGTCTCCTGAAACGAAATCTTTCGCAAAAAGAAATGCAGAACTCAACAAGGCATTTGAAATCATACCTGTAGAACAGGATGATGATGTCATCTGTGTAGATGTTGTCAGTGGCAAGGGTGTTGCCAGAAAACCTGAAAAGAAGTCTGATGATACATCATCTGAACCTGAAAAGAAAGAGAAGAAAGAAGAAAAGCATGAGGAAGAGGAAGAGACAGAAGTAAAGGATGAAAAGAAGGAGGAGAAAGGTGAGGAAGAGGAAGAAACAAAGGTAAAGGATGAAAAGAAGGAGGAAAAAGATGAGGATGATGAGGATGATGAAAAGAAGAAAAAGAAAGATAAAGAAGATTAAATAAAAAGAGAACCAAATTGGTTCTCTTTTCTTTTATAGGTTCTCTTTTGGAATCTGTTCAATTGAAACTCCCACATTCACACATTCAATGAATCCTATCACAGAGTGCTGATGGTTTTCAATCTTGACGCTTGATCCTCCATTATTGACAATCTTCACACCATCATTGTTGATATCCGGTTTCTTGTTATATACATTGATTTGTGCAGGAACATTACCAAGATAAATCTTATTCATATGTTTTCCATACTTTTTAGGATTATAACCATTCTCTGGACTATATTTCAATGATGTTCTCTTTACTATTGTTGTGTTGTCAAGGGTGTTGATGATATTGAGATTTACATCTATTGTAAATTCTACAATATTAGCACTGTTGATGACTATGGGTCTGTAATACATAATACTGTCAAGTTCATCCTCATTGGTCTTATATTTTTCATTCTCAATATTTGAATGTTTTGCAGCATTTATGATGTATTGTTCCCTGTGTGTGACAATTCCCTCAGTTGTATTGTCAGGTGTATATTCTCTTAATGTCAGTTCATAGAAAACAATATAGTCTTCAGGACGACCATTGGAAACATTGTATATATAATCAGAGAATGAAATACTATCATTATCAACTTCCGGATAAACCTTGAAATAATCTCCATCTTCTGCTTCAACACATTTCACTTCAACTACATTTGACTTATCCTCAACAGGTATGAATATTGTGTTTAACTTCTCTGTGTTGTAGTATTCAAAACCATTACTTATATATGTGGATTTTACACCATAAACTGTCATTATAACAGGTGTATTCTCCATTATGTCATAATTTGGAGACAATGCTCTATACAAGTTCTGTTCTGCTGTACTCACACTTCCCAGTATGTCATAATCTATTATTGCATTGATGTTAGGAATTTCAAAATCCTTGTATGTGGTATACAACTTCTGGTTAATCAGTATGGGATTTTCATTAAGTTTTGGATCATCTGTCTTTTTTATATACTGTGACAACAATCCAATCTTGTTTTTAACCTTGTCATATATGTTAACTGTTATGATCAAACCATCATAATCACCAAAATAGTTCCTGGATGTGAAATGAAGTTTGAATGTATCTTTCAGAATATCCTCTTCTCCTTGTGCAATAAATGATGTGTCATTTGTCCAAGATGTGTCAGAACCCCATATATAAGAGTTTCCATTAACACATTGTATAAATTTTGACTCTGACCTGTTAATAGGTTGTACAAATCTCTCAATTGTACTTCCATTGACAAATGTCCTGGTCGCACAATAAGGATTACCGACAATACTTGCATTATTATCCTCCAAATCAAACACATAATCAGATGCATCACCAGTCTGACTTAAAAAACTGCTTACATTATTATATGTGTACTCCACAAGTATATCAGGAGTCAATTGAAAATATCTTTTTGAATCTGACATAAGTTAAAACCTTTATATAGATATTTATGGATGTTCATAAATACCTTATATAAGTATTTTATTATATGCCAAATACTTTCTATTATGATGCTTGTAATGTGGATGCCAGAATGACACCATTTCCAGTGGAAACACAAGACCTTAAACCAGATCCAGATGGATTGAGTTTCTTTGTGGCCCAGAATGATGCAGATGGAGTGATTGCATTACCCCATTCCATTATGAATGACAATGTAGCAATAAACTACAGAACCATTTATAACGGTTATCCTATGTATTCAAAAGATACAAATTTCACAGCATATAGTGACTATGAAAAGTGTATGACAAAAGACAAGTATCTTGCCGCACTTTTGAATGACAAGAAGAATCCTACATACAAGAACATAATATCATATTACAGTTCAGAAGATTTTGACCCATATGGTCTTGCCAGGTATAAGATGCAGGATTTCATATATCTGAAATACTACAACCAGATTCCTAACAACTATATGATTACATTGAGGAGATATACAAGACCTTGTAATGATCATATGTTTGGTCTGGATATGCCTGCAATTGATGTCAACCGTATGAATGGTTACTTTGATGATTACTTTGCTCTTGCGACTGCTGTCACATATATGGGTGAAAAGACAGGAAACAAACTTTCAGACATTCTCAAGTTTGACTATGGTGCCAACTGGGAAGACAGGGAAGGTAAGGTTGAGTCAATGCAGAACCCGGATGGTGGTCTTGCCGCACAGATGAAAAACAGGAAAGGTATCAGTGATGAACTTCTGAAGGGTGAAGCAAAGATAGGTGGAAGTAACAGTGCATCTGGTCAGTTGAAGAGTATGTGGATGTTGTCAGCAATGGCTGCCGGAAAAGGTGTTGGTATAAATGATGTGTTTGCATCACAACACCAGTATGAAGGTAACACATTCAATGCAAGATATGGTGAGAATCTCTATGGTGATGTGAATGTTGTCAATAAGGTAAAAATCAGATCCAGGGGCCTCACATTCTCAAATAATTTCCAACTCACATTTGAATATTCACTCAAGTCACTCAAATGTGTGAATCCAAGAGTTGCTATGATGGACATTCTTTCCAACTTCCTGATTCTCACAGGTAACTATGGTACATTCTGGGGTGGTGAAACCATATTCTATGGTAACAGGAATATCGCACCGCAGTATGGTGACCCTATGTTGTTGAGACAGGGTAAATTCGGTGATTATCTCAGGAGTCTTGCCGGTGATGTAAAGGAAGGATTCAAGAAGATAAGTCAGATGGATAGTGTAAATGGTCCTGGTGATTTCTTCCAGGGACTTTGGAATGGTGTAAAGAATATAGGTTCAGGATTCCTCCAGGGTCTGGTGGGTAATCTCCTTGGTGGTAACATTGGTGTTGCTGGTGAAGGTGTTGCTGTTCCTGCACTTCTTTCAGGTGCTCCATCAGGATTCTGGCATGTGACTGTCGGTAATCCTCTTGATCCTATTGCTATGATGGGTAATATGGCAGTAACAAAGACAACTGTTCAGTTCAGTGATGCACTGGGTTATGATGATTTCCCAACTGAAATCAAGTTTGTGGTTGATCTTGAACATTGTATGCCTAGAGATGCTTCAATGATTGAGAATATGTTCAATGGTTCAAAGGGTAGGTTCTACTCATTCACAAATGGAGACATTGAAAATGCATACAGGACTATTGATTCTATGCAGAACTTCCAGGATACAAATCCTGATGATCCTTCAAATATGAAGAATCAGGAAAGAAACAAGACATTCACAGTGAATGGTAATGTAAGTTCATCTTCTGATGGACACAGTAATGTTAAAATTTCAAGTAACAGAATCAAGACAATAGGAGGTTTCTTAAATGGATAAACTTTTTGACACAAAAAGAAAGTACATAGGTTATGATGGTGAGGAATACATTGATATGTGTATCCCTGTTGTCAATATATCTGAACTGTCCGGTAATTCAGCAAAGGAACTGAATAAGGACTGTAATGGCAGAATTGATACATTTGTATGGAATTCCGTTGCAAAGAATATGGATATGATTGACATGGTTATGTATGGTAATCACATCTTCAATCCCTTTGCCGTCAAAGAGGGGGAAATTCTCAATATACCTGTTGATAATGACAAATTGTACAAACCTTCTGCTGAACCGGCACTCCCGGATGGAACAAAACACTCCAAAAACTCAAAGGGAGAGAAGGAACAGACCTATGCCGAAAAGATAGAATCAATGGGAAAGAAAGGACTTGGATTAAAATAAAAGAAGGGTGATTACTCATCCTTCTTTTTTATTAACGGTTCTTTTGCATTTTCTATTATAGTGTCAATCACATCTATACAGAGTTGGTTTGTGACAGAATAGTTATATTTGGTTATATCCAATTTGTTATCTGCCGTAATTTCAACTCTGGATTTCTTAAATAATTCCCTTAAGACCTCATCATCTGTTTCTAAAGTACTTGAATTTAATCTTATCACCCTTATTTTTTCAGAAACATGTTGAGAAAATAACTTGAGTGAATACATCTTTCCATCTTTTCTGAATATTGACATTCCAATTTCAGGAGCTACACCATCTGTTTCAAAATATATCCTGTACTTATTATCAGTCGTTTCATATTTACTTAAAATATATTCATACATTTCAGATATATCAAGATGGTTGATTTCATCCTCCTTTCTTTTGGTGTCTCCGGCACCTCTGTCGAGGATACCTCCCCATACTGACTCGTCTATTTCACTGAACTTTTTCATTCTTCCTTCTTTTTTAATAATGGTTCCGGTGCATTTTCAACTATTGTCTTTATAACATCCATACAAAGTTGATTTGATACACCATGATTCTCTTTGTTTTTTATATCAATTCTACCATCTGATGTAACCCATATGTAAAAATTATCCCTCAATGCATCCATAAAGTCTTCGGCATCCTTGGTTGTTGATAGTAATTGTATTTTTGTAATTTCACCATTATCAAAACTTGTATTCAATCTGTATGATCTGAAATTTTTCATGAATATTGGTATTGTAAAATATTCATGTCCATTTGGATCAGTATCAGATTTATAAGGTGGTGATGCTACTTTTAATTCAAGTGTTTCATATTTACTGAAAATATACTCATATAATCCATTCCTGTCAAGAAGATTGACATCATCCTCCTTTCTTTCTGAATCACCTCTACCTCTGTTCAATATACCACCCCAGGTAGATTCACTTATTTCACTGAATTTTTTCATATTTAATTGTAAATTCCCTTGTTTCCGAAATATCCTCCGAAACCGTTATCTCTATATTTATAGTCGGAGTCTTCATTATATGTTGGTTCTGGTCTCAGGTTCTGATAGTTGTCATACAGGTTTCCATATTTTTCATCCATCTTGGACTCATACATCTTGCATGCCTCCTCATTCTCTTCAAGTCCCATAATCTCTTCCATCATCACATCAAAGTAAGGATGGTCAAATACAGCAGTAAGGTCAACAGTTGACATAGCAAGGTCATCATGATCCCTACTTGCCTTCCAGGTATTACCTATCTTACTGAATACCTCAAATTCTGCAACAGTATCATCATCTGTGACCTCAATGTTGTCACTTGCAATCATACCCTTCAGTGCAATACAAAGAACAGGTTTATTGTCAGGTCTTACCTTGAGACCATACTTCCTGGCCTTTGTATCTGTTGTGTGATAGAACTTCAGGATACAGGACATATCAAACTCATTCTTGTCACCAAACACTGTCTGCAACAGTCTCAAGAACTCTCCACCGAAGGCATTGTATTCGACAACAACCCTGATATTGTCAGGACCTATTACATCCATAATGAGGATATATGCAAGTTTTGCAAGTTTCTCCAATGTGGTGATATTACTCTTGAACCTGCCACACTGTGAAAGCTTGAAATAGTCTGATTTCTTCACCTCTTTATCCGGGTTGGTCAGGAAATCCTTCAACAGTTCCTTTGCTTTCATCTTCAGACCAAACAGGTTAAGGATGGAGTTGTCTCCACCACCTCCTTCTGAAAGGTCAATACTCATCACCCATTTTCTATCTGGGTCTCTCAATTCATCAACATCAAAGTCTGGATGGAAAAGGAGATCCTTGTATTCCTCCTCCCAGTTCTTTTCTATTTCAGGAATATCCTTTCTGACATATTTCTTTCTTCCCTTCTGGAGTTTGGCCAGGCTGTCAGGTGAAAGAAGTGTATTACCAGTTGAAAGGAATGAGTTACCGAACTGTCTCATAAACTCATCCTCACCACCACAGTCAGCAATAGTCTTTTCTTTCCATGCCTCATCTCTTCCAGGTACCTGCCACCAGTCAACCCTCAATGAATGATAAGAGTTGGTACCGTCAACACCACCCTGGTAAATGTCAAAGAACTTGTTGTAACCATTAGGTGTAGATGTGATGATAATCTTTGAGTCCTCCATTGATGATACTGTAGGCATAATGTTCTCATAGAACTCATCAAGGATGTGTGGTTCAACATGTGCGAACTCATCACAGTAAAGTGTATGAATTGTAAAACCAATGAATGACCTCTTTGTTGTTGCCTGAGCTATGATTCTACAACCATTCTCAAATACAATCATTGTCTGGTTGTAAACCTTGATACCAGGTTTCATAAAGAATGGGAGATAATCCATAATCTCCTTTATCTTATCCATAATTTCAACCGCTGTTGCGAGTTTGTTCGCAGCAATACCTATGTTTCTATCCACATTGAAAATTGCCTCATGGAGAAGAAAAAGAGCTGCTACCACAGTCTTACCCACCTGTCTTGAAGACATACAGCATGTGAATCTGTAATTACTGTAACTGTTGAGCATCTCTTCCTGATAGTCTCTCAATGTAATGGGTTTGTAACCCTGTGAACCATGAAGACAATATCCATAATTGTTGGCGAAGTATATTACATCATTCGCTGATTTTGTTAGTTCTTCTATCTCTTCTTGTGTGTAATCAAACAAGAGTCCTGCCCTTTTAACACCCACCTGACCATCCAACCAGGGATTCTCCTTATGGAATGTTCCCTCTGCATGATCCATCATCCAACTGTCAACTGTTTTTGTACTCCAGGTGATGTTTTTTCTAGGACTTACCTGTGCATTTTGTTGTGCCATAAATTGTGTTTTTATATATAGGAAATCCCATAAATACTTGTGTATAAATAGACTCCTTATAAATATTTATGTATGAAAACAGGAATTGTTGTAAATAATTATGATCCAACATTCAAAAACAGGTGTCAGATAAGGGTTTTCGGAATCCACACACAGACAGTTGGTGGAAGATATGTTATCCTTGATGATGACCTTCCCTGGGCATTGCCTGCGCCCAATCCATCTGCCAATGGTGGTTCTTATTCTGTACCTAAAGTAGGTGACAGGGTGTATGTTGATGTACAGGATGCATACAATATTGTATATTATGGTAATGTAGAACTCAGGGGAAAAGTAAAGGACATACTCCATGACAATGCCGAATCAAGTGAAGAGGTGAAAGTAATCGCCTTTTCAGAGGATTACAATGAGGATGGAACAAAACAGTATATGAAGATATACTATCTCCCTGAAAAAGGTCTCACAATAGAATGTAACGGTAACCTGATTTCAATGCCTAAATATGACTCATTGGAAATACAGACAAAGTCAGGGGCCGGACTTTCAATAGACACAGCAACCAATGACATCACAATACATACAAAGGCAAATGTGAACCTTGACTGTAATGAGGTCAAACTCACAAAGGATGCAGAGGATAAGGTCATTCTTGGAAGCAGACTGATGGAAGTATTTAACAATCATAAACATTTCACATCAGATGGTCAGTCATCAAAACCAATCCAACAGATTACTGTTGATGACTTCTCAAAGAAAGTAAAGATAGGATAATATGATACCGGATTTCAAGACATATTTAAGAGAATCAACCTGGGGTGGGATGCTTGACAGAGGTACTGGTGATACTGTAAAGAAAGAGGATGACATTGACTTTCTTGACAGGATTGGTTTAGTCCAGTATCTGAAAGACAATTACACATATAGAGATAATTCATCAATTTTCCAGACAACAGCTGATGATGGAAGCATATATATAAATTTATATGAGGATAATGTTGGATACAATGTGTATCTGATATATAGGAATATTGAAGGAGACAGTGAGTTATGTATATCTGGAGGTATTGAAAGTAGTGCCCCTGAAATATATGATGATTTGAAATACAGATATACAACACACACAATATCTGGACAAGATCTTGATGGACATGAGATTGTGGAACTAAAAGTGGAGCCTAAAGGATGCAGATATATAAATATCACAAACAAATTCTTCATAGAAATACTTGATTTCATCATTGAAAGAGTGAGAAAACCATTAACAAGAGAAATAGAAAAGAAATGATACCGGATTTCAAGACATATATAAGAGAATCATCAACCTGGGGAGATATGCTTGACAGAGGTGCAGGTGAAAAGGTCAGACGAGAAGATATACTGAAACACATATATGATAAGATTATTTCAAAGTATCAGATAGGTTATGTGAATATGGTGGATGAAATCAAATATGATCCCGAATATATACATATCCCAATGTTTAAAATTATAAAGATGGGTACTTATCTGTCAATAGGAATAAAGTCAGACCATATAATGTTCTCTACAATAAGTCCGAATAAATACAAAACTCAAGAAATGAAGTTATTTGTTTCTTATGTTAAAAATGACCTTTTAAATTTATATGACAAGATTGAATCAGAGTATTCACCAGAAAAATCAGAACATGATGGTATTGATCATTGGATTGTTTTCATAATATATCCAAAAGACCATATGTCATATGAATTCTGTGAAGAGTTCATTGATTTCATATTAGATAACACACCTGATAATAAGAATATATTAAAAATACTTGAAAGAAAATGATACCAGATTTCAAAACATATATTAAAGAATCAGTTTGGGGTGGTATCCTGGATAGAGGTTCTGGAGAGACTATCAGGAAAGAGGATGACATCAACAATCTTTCATTTGATGAGTTTGTTGAATATTTGAAAGATACATATACATCAACTGTTGATCCACAGTTTTTTCAAATAGGTTCATGGTATACACCAGGTAATAATAAAATCGGAACAATATCAATACCCATTGAAAAAAACAATTCAAAAGATACCCCAAATCTTGGTAACAGAATGATTGATATTGTAGAAGATATACAAAGGGATGAATTTGAAATCAGACTCAATCAATATTTTTTCAGACTATATCCAAATGAGATGGTAAAGACATTCAAAGATAAATACAATTGGGTTAAGAGAACCAATAACAGATATGACATTTACCCCATAGGGGAGGAAATAACCAACAAGACTTGTGTTGATGTCATTGACAGACTACTCTCTATGGTTGAAAACCCAATATTAAAAAAAAACTCATAAATACCTATATAAATAAAACTAAACTATGGCATCAAAAGTAAGTACATTGGTCAACTGTTCAAATACTGATGAGGTTGAGTGCTTGAATGATTTTGTGGAGAGTATCCAGAATGAGATGTCAGTGAATGGGGCAATACCTTTCACCATCCCGGCAGAATCAATCGCCCAGCTTGTCAAGAATGCCAAGACTATGTTCTATAAAATGTATGAAGATGCATCTGAGGAGATGTTCATAGCCATACCAGAAAGTGAGATAAGGAAACATTCATTCAACAGGGGTATCCATTCAATGAAAGGTCCTGGTGACAATAATGTGACAAGTAATAAAGAACATACAAGAGGTACATATCTTCTTCCAGAAGGTGTTGTTTCTGTTGTAGGTGTATATTCACTTGGTGGATGGTCCGGTGAAGCCGGTTGGAACACAGGTCTTCTTGGTAAGAACTCCGGTGATGTCAGTCTTCACAGAATGGTCTATCAGTCAGTATATGACAGAACAATGGCCGTTTCTGCTGACAATACAATGTACTACATCTGTACAGAAGCATTCCTGGATGTGTCAAGACAAATCTTCCAGAATATGATCTCCTTCAAGTATAACCGTCTGACCAACAACTTGAGATTCCTTGGTGAACTCCCGAAAAGTGATGTCATCCTGGATGTACTTGTAAGAGTTCCTGATTGTGACCTCTATAATGATGATTTGTTCCGTAGGTATGTGATAGCAGACTGTAAGGTGCAGTTGAGTAGAATACTTGGTGCCTTCTCTTATCAGATGCCTGGTAACATAAATGTCAATGTGGAGGCAATTGCCAATGAGGGTGCAACAGAGAAGGAACAGATACTCCAGGAACTCAAGGATATGTCTGGTGCATGGTATATTTTGACAACATAATAGAAATAATTAAAACACATATAATATGGCAATTATTGATGAAATATTAAGACTTGAGGCAGCAGCCAGTGTAATCAAGACAAAAACTGCTGATTTGAGTTTGAAAAAGTCAAATGGTAGTACTATCTCATCATCTGAAAACCTGACTGCTCAGGCAGATGCAATTAATACTATTGCCAAAAGGACTGCTGTCACAGCAACACTCACATATACAACAAATTCAGCAAGTCTTTCTTCCGGATATTATGGATCAGACAGTACTGTAACTGTTGCAAAGATGACATCTCCCTCTGTTTCACTGTCCGGTGTATCGCAGACTATATCCTGCAAAGACAAGGTGATGAGTGAAAACATCACAATCCCTGCTGCAAACACCTACACAACCGGAAGTTCAGTTCCTGACAATTCAACAGGAAATGACGGAGACATATTCCTGATAGTATAAAACAAAAGAGTGAGGAAAATCCTCACTCTTTCTTTATAAGTACTCCAGATGACTGAACCCATCCACCATCTTTGTCTGCAACACTTTGTCAAACATTATGTTTTCCAGTTTAGCATGGTGTATCAGATATATGTTCAGTTTCATATCATTACTCAAACTCCTCAGAATATCAATCATATCATTCATACCATTGATATCCACATGTGAGAACAACTCATCCAGGAACAATAGGTTCAATTCACCGAACTGTAACTTCAGGAACTTCACAAAGGATATGATGGTTGCAAAGTCAACCCTGGCTTTCTGACCCTTACTCAATGTGGCATACTTAATCTTCATACCATTCTGGACAATCTCCGCATCAAAGTTGTTGTCAAAGGTGATGATATAGTTAAGACCCATATAGTTGAGCATTTCACTCATAAGGTTGTTGATGATAGGTATGTACATATTGGATATGTACCTCTTGATACCACCACCATCACTGAACATAATGGTCATAAAATCCATCAGAGATTTCTCCTTTTCCAGTTTCTTCCTCTCTTCCTTAAGAACCTCAAGGTCTTCCAGAAGTTTGGTCTTCAGACCTTCAACAGTATTGGTACCTCTTTCCTTCAGGGTCAGTTTGTATTTGTAGTCTGACTGGAGATCCGCCAATGGAATCTGGTTATTTGCAGTCTTTATCTCCTTTTCCTTGTTGTCAAGTTTGATGAGTTTTGGTTTTGTACTGGCAATCATCTCCTTGATCTGTTCCATCTGTGTGAGACATTCTTCCCTCTTGTTGACAAGATCCTCCCTCATCTTCCTGAAATCATCTGTTTCCAATGAACTTCCACATGTAGGACACTTTCCACCATCAATGAAAGCAATCTTATTCTCAATTTCCTGGACCTTGTTTTTCAGGATATTGTAATCACTTGCTTTCTTGTAGTTCACATTCTTCAACTGGTCACTTGCTGCCCTGATTTTCCTCAACAAGTCCTCATTCTTTGCTTTCAGAATCTTGGATTCATTGATTTTCTTCTGGAGTTCCTCAAGTTCCTCCTGTGTGGTGGTATTCTTCATTATCTCTTCAATCTGACTGTCATATTGAAGGATATTGGAATTGATTGTTCTGGCAGATGACTCATTTGCATTGAGTCTGTCTTCCAATGACCTCACATCTGCCTTACAGAACTCCTTGTATTTGTTGTAGATTGTGAATCCGCAAATCTTGTCAATGATGTTTCTCTTGTCAGCGACACTCATTGACAGAAGTGACTTCACCTCATCCACCTCCAGGACCAGAATATTGTGAAATACAGAATAAGGTATCTTGAAGTAATTGTCTTCAAGCATACTCTGTACATTCAGTTTACCGGCAGTATCCACCACTTCCCCGTCAATCTCAACCTTGAACAGACTGGGGTTAAGACCTCTTTCTATGATGACACAATGTCCATCACAGTCAGTCTCAATCTTACCGTAGAATGCCTTGTTTATCCTGTTTGGAATATCAGAAGATGTGAAATTTTCCAGCTTACCATACAAGAGATAGGTGGCACATTCAGCTATTGATGTCTTACCTGTACCATTTTCTCCTATGACAAGATTGAGAGAAGAAGTGTCCTCAAAGGAAATTTCAGTCAGTATATTGCTATAGGACTTGAAATTCCTAAATGACATTTTCTTCAACTTCATATCACTTCATTATTATTTCAAACTCTACAGGTGAACTGAAAATATAGAACTTCTCCGGGAACAGTTTCTGATACTCCTTGTAGATATTCAGCTGGTGCCTGTCCATATCCATAGCGATAACTGCGATATAATCCAGATTTTGGAGTGCATTGAGACAAATCTGTTCCTCAACATCAGCATAACCTTCTACTGGATCCAATGCAAGGAAATCAAAAGGAGATCCCTCAAATACAACATCACCCTCATCCAGATACTTGTATGTCTCGGCAGCATAATCTATAATTCCTGCCTGCCAGGGACTCTTTGCACTTACGCCAAATACACCTTCTGCCTTTGATATTGCCTCATCTTTGTGAGGACCAACAATAGCTATTCTCATAATTCTTTATGTTTAATTGGTTATTATTTTAATATGATTTTCTCTCCATCCAACTTTGCGGTCAGAGTCTTTTTCTTTGAATCAAGGATAGGATCACTGTCAATGATCATATCTGAAATACTCTCCTCAATGTGCTGCTGAATAAGACGGATGATTGGTCTTGCACCATTATCCTCTTCCTCAACCTTATTCAATATCCACTCTTCAACTTCAGGAGACAACTTGATTGTCTTTCCTGAAATTGCCTTGATATTCTCATTTGACTCACCAAGTTCCTTCTTGAGAACAGACTTCAATGTCTCCCTGTCAAGTGGCTTGAAATAACATACATTGTCAAGACGGTTGAGGAATTCAGGTGAGAACCTGTTTTTCAGAGCCTTACGGATAATCTCCTCCTTTCTCTCATTCTTTTTCTCCTCCACATTATCAGTGAATCCTATAGGACTTGACATCTTCTTTGCCTCCTTCACACCTATGTTTGATGTGAATATGATAAGTGCCTTGGTGGCATCCACCTTCTTGCCGTCAGAACCAGTTACAAAACCCTCATCCAGGAGTTGGAGAAGTACATCATAAATCTTCGGGTGTGCCTTCTCAATCTCATCAAAAAGGACAACAGTTTCACCTCTCTTGGCAAGACCCTTGACCAAAAGACCTGACTCCTTATAACCTACATAACCTGGTGCTGAACCGAGAAGTTTGGACACATCAATCTCTGACTGGAACTCACTCATATCAAGTCTCAGGAGAGCCTCCTCACTACCATAAAGATACTTGGCCAATTGTTTTGCAAGATAAGTCTTACCTACACCTGTTGAACCTATGAACATAAAGTTACCGGCAGAGTGACTGGTCTTCCTGAGACCAAGCTGGTTTCTGCGGATATTCTTCACAACAGTATCCACTGCATCATCCTGACCTATGACATACTTCTTTATCTCATCACCCATATCATGGAGGAATTTTGTCTGATCATCGGTGAGTCTTGACATCTGTACATCAACAATCTCACCTATTGCCTCCAGGATGTCCTCTTCTGTGGCATTTATAGCAGGAAACAGTTCATTACCAAGTTTCTTATACTTTTCAAAGTTCTCATTGAGTTTCTCATTGACTTCCTCACAGGTGTTGTAGTCATTGTTTAACATAGCCTGTTCAAGTTTCTCTTTGAGTTCCTTGGTGGACTTATTGAGTTCAATAAGTCTTTCATCAGCAGGTCTGTACTTGTTTGATATACTTGCACACACCTCATCCAGGAGTCTTTCCGCCTTTCCCGGGAAAACCCTGTCTTTGATGTATTTGTCTGCATGCTTACAGATAAGTTCACTTGTGTTCTTTGGGAACTTTATGTCATAACTTTCTGAAAAGAATGGAAGATCATCCTCAATGATCTCAACGGTCTCATCCTTGGTGAGTTCCTTCAACTTAATAACTGTGAAATAATCCAACAGTATCTTGAATGAATCCTCAATGGTCTTGTATTCATCATTTGATACAGTGGCAATCATCTTCAGGTTATTATCCTTCACATAATTGACAAGTGTATTTACAAATGAGAAACCCGCATTACCATAACAGTTGAGATTAAGAAGATGGGCAAGTCTGTTCACAACAAGAGTGATTTCAAATGTCTCATTGTTGGTAGCGGCATAAAAAACATCATTGATGATTTTTGTAAAATCACCACCATTCTGTGTCTTTGAACATATATCATCAAAATCAATCTCAATAACCTTGTCTCTCCTGACATTCTTATTGAGTTTATTGACATATCCTTCTATGACACTTCTCTTACCCGAACCAAAATCACCAACAAGAAGTACAGTCCTGTAGTCAACTTTGTCCATAATGTTATAGACACGGTTCACTTCATTTTCACGGAACTTTATCTCCCTTTCCAATACCAATGAACCCACTGACAGAATATCATCTATCATATTCTCTACAGTACCTTCTTCATTCTTTTCAATGTCATTGTAAATTTTACCCATATGTAATCTTTATTAGTCTTTTGTAAAGATAACAAAAAGAGAGGTCAAATCCTCTCCTTTTTCAAATTTTTTTATCAAAAAAGTTAATTATTTCTGCATTTCAGTCTGTAACTCAAAAATATTGGCAAGAAGAACTATAACCGGGTCAATGCACAGTTTTATATTCTGCTGATATTTAGCATTGAGAACTGAAATTACAGGTATCTTACCCATAAGGTTTGGTTTAGTCTTCAGGATATACTCAATGAAAGGATGACCAAGTGATGCAAGTGCTTCATCCACACAGTTGGAATAATTCTTCATCACAAACTTATAGTTCTCAACAGGATTATCCCCAGTGATAATCATATCATAAAGTTCAGCATATTCTGCTACTGTATCCTTGATGTCTGATTCCTCAATACTTGTCTTGTTTTCAAGAGCAAACCTCTGGAGTTTCTTTACAATACCTCTGAAATCCGGGAAATATGTGAATACCAACTTGGTTATTGCTTCCCTGGAAATAGTGAGACCTTCCTTCTTACAAATCTCAATGACCCTCTTCATCTGACCTGCCTGAACTTCTTTCATCTCTTCTGATGTGAAGTTGAAGTCAATCATCAGGAATCTGGACTGGATTGGATCTGGAATCTTCTCTATGTAATTACAGGTACCTATGAACCTGGTGTTTACAGAACACTTCTCCATTGTTGCCCTCAATGCAGCATAAGCCTGCTGTGACATACCATCCATCTCATCCAGGATAACCACCTTGATAGGGTTGTCATAATGGAGGATTGACTGATTCATAGCAAATTCCATAATAGTCTCCCTGATTGTATCAACACCGGTGGTCTCTGACATATTGAGATAAAGAGTATTGTGTTGGAACTGTTTGCAGATCGCTTTCGCAGCACTGGTCTTACCGATACCGGCAGTACCATGCAGCAACATAGACTGTATAACACCCTTCTCAAAGATGGTCCTGATTCTCTGGGGAACAATGAGTTCTTTCAAATTCTGGGGTCTGTACTTCTCCTCCCACAGAATGGTTTTCAAATTATTTACTGCCATATAAAATCAATTTACATAAAAATAACAAAAGGAAGTTCATTTCACTTCCTTTTTTGTAATTATTTTCCAGTTGATCCAAAACCTCCGGTTCCCCTTTCTGTCTCTGACAGTTCATCCACTACCTGGATATTTACTTTAGGATAAGGAAGTACCACCATCTGACCCACTCTGTCACCAGGTTGATAAGGTGCTAACTTCAGGACTCTCTTTGAATTGATCTTACCTCTCAACCTCTCCCAGAGAGTCTTTCTGTAAGGTTTCCTGTTCTTGTACCTGAGTTGGAGTTCACCCCTGTAGATTGCACTGTCAACAATGCCAACATGGTTGGTCAGATATGCCTCTGTCTTACAGTTTGAACTTCTTGGGAAGAGGAATATACCATATCCATATTCCGTTTCACAGGACAGACCAGTATGATAGATATACAAATCCTTATCAACATCATATTCAATCATTGTCGCAGTAATATCCATACCCACATCACCATTATGAGCATATGCAGGAATCACTGCATTTGATGTGAGTTTCTTGAACTTAACAGTGACACTCTTCAGGTATTCAATACTTGGAATGACAGCAGTATTCTTTTCTTCTGATTTTACTTCTTTTTTCATTTAACAATTAATTTTTATTGCATATCCTTTATTGACATATTTTTGAAGTTGTTCCAATGTAACATCTTCTTCTATCCAGGTATTGGAATAATCAGAAGGAATTGTTATGGAATCACCATCTCTTAATCTTTTTCTGTCAGATTCATATATGACCTGTTTCAAAGAATTGTCTTCACTATATTTTATTTTCATAACTTTATATTAAAATGAGTTATATCAAAACTCTTGACAACACCATCTTCAACCTCACCATACCCAACAGGAGTAACTTCTATAGATGATGTATCCACATTATCCAATATTGTCTGACATACCTTTCCAGAAGGATTGTCAAATAACAATACCTTTCCGAACACATCTCCCTTCTCATCCATCTTGATCTCATCAACCTTTCCAATGGAATCCTCCAATTTACCATATTCTGTACCAGGGTGACACAGAAGTCCCCAACCTCCATTTTCCTTGAGGTTTTCCAAAGCATTCTCCATCACTTCCTTGGGATAAACCCTTCCGTTTTTGTTCAACCCACAGGAAAACAGTTTAGTTCTTATCTCTTTCATAGGTTCTTTCTCTTGATAATCCTCTGTACAAATGGTCTGTGAAGTCTGGAGATACATTCTGCAAGTTCCTCCTCCTCACAAGTCCAGCAATCCATTGCTGTACAATACCAACCCTCAGGAAGAATCTCATGTACAAGTCTATTGTAGAGTGATACCAGATGATCAGTCCTCTTTACATAATAATCCAATGAATGTTTCTGTGATTTGACCTCATCCATTGAGTTCATTGTATTCAGGTAATTAACCACCTCATCAAGATTTTTGCAAACCTTTGCTCCATTTTTCTCAACCATCTTTGCTGTTGCATCAAGACTCTTCATCTCACCCTTTGTCCAATCCCTGTCATCCTCTTCCTTTGTGACACAGAAGACACAGTGGCCATTTGGAAGTTCATGTGAATCATTGACGACCTCTGCAATTGAGAACACACCCTTCATCTTTGGGGTGATCACATAAAGATGATAATCACAGATTATCTTCTCCCTTTCTTCATTCTCCTGGCACTCCGGTGTCCAGTCTTCCACAACAGGATTGAAATACTTACACTGTAACTGGGGCATTATAATTTCCCTCCATTTTGATTCGGCACAGGTGCCACCTAAAAATACTTTCATATTACCACAATCTTATATTATACAAATTATTTTCTTTATAGTTGAGATAAAGACTCTCATACACAATGGCATTTTTGTCCTTTCCTATGGTTCTCTTGAATGATGAGTTTCCGCTTTTGATGTACATATGGGAAACATAACAATCTTCAGGTACATCACAAGTATTGTCAACATTACCGGACTTTCCATCAAATGACATCACATACCTGATATTCCTGTCACACAATGATTTGAGGTTTGAGAACAATACAGGGAAGTCTATTCCACCATAATACATACCTTTTGTATTGAAGTAAGGGGGATCCATATACACCAGGTCACCTTCTTTTGCCTGATCCAGGATCTCCTCATATGAACAATGTCTGAACTCCACCCTGAATTTCTTCAACTTGTTACTCCAGTCCATAAGGATTGGTTCAAGTCTCTGGGGTTCAATACCATTCCTGGTCAGATGGAAACCATTGTTGAACTCACCATTCCTGTTGTACCTGGGCATACCGTTTGTGGTAGTCCTCATTATGAAAAAGAATACATATGGTGAATGTTCCTTGTTGTAGATATCCCTCTGTTCTTCAAAGAACTTCCTCTTTCTGTCAACATCATCATCCTTATTCAGTTCATTCCACAAATTGACATAAGTGGTATAAACTTTTTCAGGATTGTCCTTTATCTCATTCCAGAGATTTATGAGGTCACCATTGAGGTCAGAACAGACATATCTCTTCACATTCCATCCGGAATTAAGCAGACACATCAACATAGAACAACCACCACAAAACGGTTCATAGTATGTGTCTATCTTCTGTGGAAAGTAAGACAGTATTTCATCACACTGACTCCTCTTACTTCCACTCCATTTTATGATTGGTTGAAAATTTGCCATCAGTTATTCATCTGAATCACCTTCATCCTCATCATCCTCAACATCATTATCCCACCAACCGGTATCATAATATTCAGATCCGAAGTTCTCTTCACAATACTCCCTGAAAGGCATATCACCTACTCTGTCACAATCTGGGGTATCATCCGGGTCCTCAGGAACATAGACAAAATCAGAATACTTTCTTTTCTCCTCAATGGTTTCCCATATCATTTTACCCTTTCCAAAGAGACTTTTCTTCCACTTACTCCTTCTTACAGGATATGTGTATTCCTCATCAGTAAGAAGTTCAGGACAGTTCTTTTCAACCCATTCCCTTGGGGCAGATACTGTGTAATTAGAACTCATATCCACACATCCATAATAGACACACAGTTTGTTCTCTTTACACCATTCATCATTTCTGAATGACTGGATAAAGTCATCACCCAACCATTTCTTGAAACACTTAAGAGGAGGATAATCCCTACCACAAAACCAGTTGTTAACTGAAAAGTAAACTACATCTTTTTTATCCATAACATTAATGTTTGATAAATTATCAATCTAAATATAACAAATTCTCCATAAATATTTTATGATAAATTTGTATGTTATACCTGATTTTAATTCATGGTTAATTAAAGAATCAATTAAACAATCAAATGATATTTTTGATTGGGATAAAGATAGTGTATCTAATGAGGCGGCAAAATTTGATACACTATCTGATTTCAAGAAAAACAGTCCTGATGCATTTGAATATGCAAAATCACATCACTTAATTAAATCTTTTGATTGGTTATTAAAAATAAAAGATGATAGACCAAGATGTATATATGCATATATTGATGAGGACAATAAGGTTGCTTATGTAGGATTAACTGTTAATAAAGAAGAAAGACACAATTCACATAAAACAGGTATATTTAGAGGTAGAGAAAGACATACTGTTGTATATAACTATTTTACAAGTATTGGTAAAGATGTTCCAGACCCAATATATTTAGAAGAAAACTTATCACCCATTGATGCTCAAGATATGGAAGATTTTTATAAGCACAAATATCAAGGTGAAGGATATTTTATGTTAAATAAAGGTAAAACAGGTATTGGAAGTGGTTCATTAGGTACAATAAATAACACACATTGGACAAATGAAACTGTCAGGGCTGAAGCATCTAAATATGAAACCCGTACACAATTTTTCAAGGGATGTGGGTCTGCTTACAAATATGCATTAAATCATAAAATTCTTGATGAATTGTTTGGTAAAACAAATCGCAATATTTGGAATGAAGAATCTGTAAGAAAAGAAGCATCTAAATATAAAACAAGAAAAGAATTTAAAGATGGGTGTGAACCCGCATACAATTGGGCAAATAATCATAAGATAATGACTGATATATTTGGTGATTTGAATCTACATGATTGGGATGAAGAATCTGTTAGAGAGAAAGCATTAAAATGTGACTCAAGAGAAAAATTTCATAAAAAATATGGTGGTGCATATGAATGGGCCAGAAAACATAATCTTCTTGATGAATTGTTTGGTAAATTAAATACAAAACATTGGGATGAAGAATCTGTTAAAGATGAAGCATCTAAATATGATAGTAAAAAACAATTTGAAGTAGGATGTAAATCTGCATACAATTGGGCAGTAAAACATAAAATTATTGATGACTTATTTGGAGAAAATTTTTTATGGACAGAAGATTTAATAAGAAAAGAAGCATCCAAATATGACACAAAACTTCAATTTGCAAGAGGAAATGGGAGTGCATACCAATGGGCCAGAAAACACAAACTTCTTGATGATTTATTTAGTAATGTGAGGAGTTACTGGGATGAAGAATCTGTAAGAAAAGAAGCAGAAAAATATAATAATAGGTCTGAATTCAGAAAGAATAGTTATGGTGCATATTTGTGGGCTTGGAAACATCATATAATTGATGATTTATATTAAAAAATTAAAAGAGTGTGAAATTTCACACTCTTAAACTTTTATCATACTTTTGAACATTTCACTCATTATATTAACAACAATACTGTTTCCAGCCAATTGTGCCAACTGGTTGTTGCTGAGTCCACCATCAACCAGTTTCTGGATATCCTCATCCTCACATCCCATCAGTCTCATTGACTCAAATCCAGACAGTCTCCTGACCTTGTATTCCCCATCATCAAGAATAAGGAATCTGGGACTGAATGACAGTGTGAGTGTGGGGCATGTACCCTTTGGGGAATATACTCTGGTATCCTGAGGATTGTAGAATCCTGTCCTGTCAATATGGAGATTACCCAACTGTACCAGATGGGGGAACTTCTCTGGGGTGGCCTCTTCTGGGGTCTCACCAAACAGGTTTGTTTCAGTTGCCCAACTGTCACCGTCAAACTCCTTCACATTGGTGTTTACATAGTTGGACTGTTTACCCTTTACCTTCTTTTCTTCCTTTATCCTACTCATTTCTGTATTGCTGCGAATTTCTTGAACTGTTCATTGTCCCTGATATAGATGTCAGTATTCTCCTGGGGGTCAACCAACTTATCCCAGAGATCCTGGCCTATCTCCTCCTTGGTCTGCATAAAATCAAGGGTATTCTTATCCAATTTCCATCCCTTCGGGAACACAAATTCACCCTCCGGTTTCAGGATGGATACACAGAACACCCTCTCACGGTCCTGGGGAATACCATAGTCAGAACCTTTCAGTATCTTCCAGTAATTGGTATAACCTCTTGATTCCAGGTATTTGAGCCAGAGATTGAATGTCTCCATAAACCTTTCTGATACCAGGTTCTTTACATTCTCCAACATCAGGTATTTTGGTTTCTTGATGTCAATTGCCTTCTTACATTCCCACAGGAGTGATGACTTGGTACCCGAACCTTCCTCACCACCAAGCATCTTACCGGCAATACTGAATGATTGACAATTATGTACAATATAATTATTAGCTACATATGAATTATCTCCATCAACCTCCATATTATATACTACACAAGAATCAACAAATTCTGTTGTTATACCATTTTTATGTGTATTAACAGGAGACCATATATATCCATTTTCATAAAATGCCTGGTCTTGTTTATGGGTTTCAATTTTAAATCTAACCTGATAAAAACTCTTTTGATTTACAATTCTTCCTTCAATAATATGTGTATCTGGTAATTTACAAAATTGCATTCTAACAGGCTTGTGATAAACTTTATTTATACACTGTCCAAATGTATATGCAAGTTTCTTACTTACTGTTGTTATACCATAAGTATTATCTCTTTTGTTATAATAACCATCACTGTCAAGATAACCATCAACAAATGATTTAAGATATTCAGTTGGTAAATTTATTGTATCAATATCTATAAATTTTCCATCTGCTCCACTTCCATATCTTTGAACAAATTCCCAAATCTCTTTTGAAACAATCTGAAATTTATATACTGTTCTTTCTTCAACAACACAATAATTCAAACCACAATTATTTAAGGCATTTCCAAGAGTTGTTTTATCTGTTTCTTTCTTTTTACTACAACATATTTTTATTCCTCTTGAACCTATTTCCCCTGTTGATTTATTAACAGTTTTATTTGTCCAACCATCACCAATATATCTACCCATAAGATACCAGAAACTGTTGTTTGTGAAAAGTTCTGATAACTTGTTTGAATTCTTGTGATGTCCCCATCTGTTGTCTTCAACACCATTCCATTCAGGAAGTTTGGATTCCTGATTAACTGGTGTACCAAGATAATCTTTCTTTGTAAGGTCTTTTGCCTGTTTCCAAATAGGATTACCAAACTCTCTTACTTTATTATGTTTTCTGTCAACATACTTATAAGATAATTCTCTTACATAAAATGGATGTTCTGGTGTACATATTATTTCACCATTAGCAGATTTAATGTGATATAATGTACCTCCAAATAACTTATCCATAGGTGTAATAACCTTATGGTAAGTGTTTGTATGAGTTAATACCTCATCACCTTCTTCAATATCTTCAATATTTTTCAATCCTTCTTTTGTCTGTATCAATGTACCTGCAACAAAACAAGGTGATGAATAAGTAAAGAAATCAAAATCAGGGACATTTTCCCAGTCTATCTTGCATATGTCACCATAATTCCTGTCCTTATATTCAGGAAATATGAGGTTATGGGCTTCAATCGCCCTCTTCTCAATCTCACTCCACCCTATCAGTTCAAAGGGAATACCTGCTTTCTTCAAGGCCAGGCATTGTGAGTCATAACCGGAAAATGTGGTGAATACTTTTAAAGGATTCTCTTTTGTATATTTCTCCATATTAAACTGTTTAACACAGTAAATATAACAAAAAGAGACTGATTAGTTTTCAGTCTCTTTTACTTCCAGGTCCTCAAAGATTATATCATTCAATGCACTGTTTATGGTTTCAACCTGTTCATCCGTAAACCCACTTTCCTCTTTTGGAGTTATACTGTTTCTGAAACGGGAAGCATCTTCCACCCTTCTTTGTGCTTCATCAACCTTTGCAAGAATCTGTAATGCCTTATCTGATTTCCTTTTATCTATGTTGAGTTTAAGTCCACAGGTGGGGCAGAACAAACAGGATGAAAATAAAATCTGTTGTATTGATGTCGGAATAAAATTACCACAATAAGGACATCTTATTCCGGGTATTCTCTGTTGCTGATGATCTTTTGCCATATCATTACATTTACCGTTCGATCCTTTCTCCAAACTTGATTATATAGGCATCCATATTGTAGTTCACCAGTCTTCCTTTCTTTATCCATTCAAACTTGAACCTCATAGGGGGAATATCCTTCTTGAACCTATGGTAGAACTCAACCACATCATAGGTCTTGTCTTCAAGTCTCTTTTCCCAATATGGTTTCACCTCCCTATAATCATGGGTCAGTTCACCATCCTTTATCAGATTGTACCAGTATTCATTTACCGGAAGTCTCAATACATTTTCCATATGAATCAATTTTTATATCTTTCTCAAAATAAAGGCAAATCCGAAATCTTCCTGGTATCCGGTTTTCAGGTTATATACCAGTTTCCTGTCAAAGGCATCTGTGTTGATTTTGGTCAGTCTAACATTGTTTGTCTCCACAAAACCATGCTGTCTGAAATATGTGACATTCTTATCAAGATAAGCACCATAGTTGTTCTCAATCTTGCTGTCATGTATACCTCTCTTTATTCTTCTGACAAAAACTCTCACCCTTTCAAGTCTGTAGAGTTTCAAAATGTTCTTTTCCACATATTCCTCAATGTCATCCTCAATACCTTCTTTATTACCAAATGAATGTTGGTTTGAAATATACTTTTTGAATTCATCATACAATATTTCCTGGAAGAATCTTATTATTCTCTTCTTCAGGAATATATAAAAATCAACACTGTTACCATTCACTTCCTTGAACATAATCTCACCGGGACACATCTTGGGTTGTGTGATATAATCATCATTCCATTCACCATTCCAACTGGAATCCAGTCCAAGTGTGAGATAATTTATTTCTATAGTTTCAGGTACATTGAGATACTTGGATCCAAACATACACAGACCATCCTTCATACTGCTTATGTTGTCACAAGGTTGAGATGTTTCAACATCAACCTGTTTGGTATAATGTCTGTTATCCCAATTAGTCTCAAAGATGTTATAATCCCTACTATCAAGGGCATATTGTCCAGTTAATGGATAATATGGTTCAGTTGTATTGATAATCCTGATTTTCTTATTGTCATTTGCCTTATGAAACCACATATTGTTGATTACTCCAAACTTACCATAGTTATCCTTATAGTTGTAATCAAATGATGTGTTTGAATAAGGACATTTCACACCATCCTTTGTGACCATATTGTTATAAAACAGGATATCCTTGAAAATAGGATTATAATAACCGGAATATCTGTTAATTATCTTCAATCTCAATTCATTAGGATCATCTTTTAACTTGATGTCCATTGAACCTATTGAATTTTGACTGTCATTGGTATCAATATATGTACCCTCAAATATATCATACACATTTATGGAATCAGGGTCAACAATCTTGATTCTATAATCATTTCCACCTTTATATGATACCTTATTGCCCTCTACATCAATCTGTTCATTATTATAATTGTTTTTATATATCTCTTCCAGAACCTCATTTCCAATATTGATATGTTCCTTGATATTTTTGACAGACACTTCTTCAAAGTTTCCATATACTGATTTTACAATTCTATCAGTATCATCTGGTATCACCGGTTCATCTCCTGAATCTGGAATTTGAGATACATCAAGTATGTTATCTCCAGGTAATATATATTTTCCAATACTGGAATAACCTATTACTTCTACCCAATATTTATTACCAGAATCATATACAGTTGAAGATAAAGTTTGTATATAACCTTTATTGTCATCTTCATTAAATGTTACAAATGTCCATTCCCTATCCTCATTGTTTTCCTTATATGTTATCTTAACCCTGATATTTCCCTTTGGTATGTCACCATCCATAACCCTTATTGTATTCTTGGGTTCAAGTTCTATTTCATAGTAACTTCCGGAGGTATAAGTATATTGTTCATGAAAACTCTTGTATCCTGACTGTTCTGGGATATATAATTCAAAACTTATATCAGTGGTGGTATATACATAGTTTCCATAACCATCCACTGTTCCAATAGAAAATGAATTTCCAACATTTCCCCTTCTGACAGACATATTGCCAATGGCAAATTTTGAAATTTTGTCAATGAACCTAAAATGGAAAGTATAATAGTCAGGTTGAATTGGTGTAAGTGCAATAGTACATCCAGGTGTACTTTCATTATCCATTGGAACTACATAATTACCCTCTTCTCCATCTTCATATCCCTCTGGTTTAGTGGAATCATCAATCCTTGCATATATATTGGAAGGTGCTGATATTTGATTTTCCATTGGGATGGATATGAATCCATTTGCATTTGTAGTAGTGTTTATAGTCTGCTCCACAATTATTTGGTTACCACAGTTTGGACAAGTAGCACCAATTACAGAAAGATAATAATCCCCATAAACATATCCACAATAGTTACATTTATACTTTTTCCAGGGAGTTGTACCAATATTTTTATACAACTTGACTCCAACTCCTGATATTGGGTTATCATTATCATTATCTATTACCAATATATTATAATAATAAGTCTTTGATTCCGGTTCAGGTTC